TGCATGAGGAAGCTGGCATAGGGGCCGTCTTCCATGAAGCAGATTAAGCCCTCTTCGTCTTGCACCTTGTAGAGCTTGGTGAACTGAGAGGGGGCGTTGGCCTTGGTGCGGCGGTAGCCGCTCCAGCCCTTGGCTACGGCCAGGCCGCGGTCATCGTCGGCGTCGTCACGAGCCGGCGCCCGCTTGGTCTCAGTCGGGTGGGGGCGGGATGAGCGCAGGGTGCTGGGCGGCTCCTCACGCCGCAGGCGGCGTTGGGGTTGGGGTTCGGCTGGGGTCTCGTCGTACTCTTCGGCTGGACGAGGACGAACCAGCCTTCTTGGCTGTGCCATGTTGGCTCCTTTGTATTGGTGCAGATGACAGGGGTGCAGAGTGCAGGAAGTCGTCAGCAAGGTTGGGTGAGATCTCGGTCCAGGAAGCAACGGTTTGCAGTTCTTCTCGGGCCAGTTTTTCCACTTCGGTGATGACCAGTAGCTCAAGCTGGTCGGTCCAGGAGGCGCGGGTCTCTCGGAGGGCAGCCCAGTCCTCGTCGGACCAGCCCAGGTCGTGGTGGTCAGCCTCGGCCCCCACCTCCACCTGGACGATCTCGTAGTCGCGGACCCGCACGGTGTAGCGGATGTTCTTGGAGAGCTTCACCGCCACGACCTCCAGGCGGCGATGACACGAGCCGTGAAGTTGGTCTCACGAGGTGACACCGCTACCGGCCACTGGACAGGCAACAGGCCCTCCTCTTGGGCGATGGCAACGATGCCCTCGATCTGGGCGCGGGTGAACAGGCGCCGGCCCGCGTTCCCCCTGGACCCGACCACCGGATTGGTCTGGTAGCTGTTGCGGGGCAGCCAGCCCTTCCGCTGCCAGGCCCGGATGGTGACCGAGTCCCGGTCCAGGGCCTTGGCGAGCGCCCCGACCCGGAACATCTCGTACTCGACGCCCTTGATCCAGACCTTCAAGGGGTGTGCGTCCCAGGGTTCCTCCTCACGGGTCAGCCGGCGTTCCTCCACCAACCGCTCGTGGCGCATCTCCTGGGACTCCCGGCGCTTGCGCTTGGAGCCGGGGTAGTACTCGTCCTGGAGAGGGGCGAAGGCTCCCATCAGTTCGCTCATGCGCGCACCGGCTTCTCGTCCTCGTCCAGGAGGAAGAAGCGGTAGGACGTGACCGCCGGGAACATGCGGGCCAACTCGTCGTCGCTGATCTTGTTGTCGTAGTAGGCAGCTTGGATCCGGCTCTGATCGGGCACCCGGACGACCTCAGTCATGTCCTCCCACATGCCCTTCTCGGAAAGGATCTGCTCAGCCACCTCATCATTGATGACGTTCTTCGACGTCACGCACAGGCTCTTCAGGAATCGGATCCGCTCGTCCCCTATCGGTTCCCCCAGATCCAAATAAATAGAGCCGTCCGCGGGATCCTTGTCACCATATTTTGCCAACAGGGCCTTGAACCGGTCGGTGCCCTTCTTCAGCTTCGGGGCCACCAGAGCTTCCTGGCGCTTGAGGGCATACCACTCCCGCACCTCCCCCCTCAGGGCCAGTAGATCCAGCTTTGCGGCTCGCTTCGTCGGCATGTCTACCAGGGTAAGCGGGGGGTGAGACCGTCAAGATGGCGCTGGGGGATCGCCTCCCTTGCCGTACATGTCGTTGGCGCTGCCGATGACGAACCAGGGGCGCAAGTTCTTCTCAGCGACCGCCAGCAGCCGCTCAGAGGCGCGGTTATGGCTCATACGGTCCATGAAGCAGAGAACGATGTTGGGATCCTCCCAGCCGTCGACCACCCGGTGCTGGAGGTACTTGAACTGCTCTACCTCAAACTCCAGGCCCTCCAGGGTGCCGTTGTCCTGGATGGTGATGACCTCACTCCACTGGCGCGACCAAGTGTTGAGGCCCTCCAGCAGGAGCCGTAGGACGAAGGTGTCGTCGGTCAGCCGGCTGCCACAGAACAGGTACTGGGGGCCTTTCACACCGCACTCTCCCGGAGCCACTCCGACAGGCTCTTCAGATCCAGGGTGATGCTGCCCTTGGGGTTGATGCCCTTGCCGTCCACCACGGCGTCAGCCACCTTCTTCTTCTGGCCCAGGAGCCGGAACTGGTACTCCTCGATGGTGCCAGTGGCCTGGACCGTCAGGAGGGTGACCTGGGGGAATCGGCTGGACAGGCGCACGATGCGGGCCTGGCGCTGGGCGTAGGCGCCGGCTGACCAGGGCAGGTCGTAGCTGATCAGGAAGTTCGCCACCGGCAGGTCGAGGCCGATGCCCCCGGCGTCGGAGGAGAGGAAGAGCCGGGTGTCAGGGTCGGTGGCGAACTGGGTCTTGGCCTGGTCGCGCTTGGTGACCGACACGGCCCCGGTGAACAGCACTGATTTGGTCAGGCCCTTGGTGGCGTCGGCCACGAGATCGAGCATGTCCTTGAAGAAGGAGAAAAAAACCACCTTGTTGCGCGGATCTGCCTCCAGGATCTCGCATATAAGGCCAGGGCGATCCCTGGTACCTACAACGGCATCCAGCTTGGGCGCCTTGGGCAGCTTTTCCAGCTTGCCGGCTTGGTGTAGCTCTTCGGCGTACTCGCTCCCGGTGCGGTTGCCGGGTAGTACCCCACGAAAGTGCGCTGCTGACAGGCGCAGTAACTCGGGATGATCGCAAAGCATCCTCATGCACACCAGCTTGCTCATGATCCGGCCACGGGCCTCGCCCTGCTCCTCGCCCCGGTAGAACCCACCCAGGGAGAAGTTGCCCCAGGTGTTCAGGGCCTCAGCCAGTTCGGCCTGGAGGTCATGCACCATGCGCCTATACAGGACCGCCGCGCTGGCGTCAAGGTCAACCAGGATGGGCGCCGGGGCCACCACCGCTGGTAGCTGATCAGCCACTTCTGCTCGGGTACGGCGCACCATGTGATCGGACAGCAGCCGGTGCAGGGTGGGCAGGTTCCGATAGGAGCGGACACGTCCAAAGTGGTCCCGCTTCACGAAGGCGGCGTCAAAGGTCTTGAAGTGGCCCAGGACGCTGGAGTCCACCCACTGCATAATGCTGAAGACCTCTTCGGCCCGGTTTTCAATGGGCTGGCCGGTGAGCGCCCAGCGGTAGGTGGCCGTGAGCCGCTTGATTTTTTTCGACCGTTGGGGCTTGAAGTTTTTGAACCATGTCGCCTCGTCGGCCACGATGTAGTCGCGGGGCAGCCGGCTCACGATCTCCCAGTCGTTGGTCATCTGCTCCGGGTTGATGATCAGGTACTCAGCGTCACCCCGCTTGTAGCGCTGGTACTGGGCCTCGCGCTGGGGCGCCGTGCCGTTGACGACGATGACGTTGGCCTCCGGGGCGAACTCCTCGATCATGTGCCGCCATTGCAACTTGATGCTGGCTGGGCAGATGATCAGGCCCCCGCCGATCTTGCCGGCGTCGATCAGATCCTCGATGGCGGCGATGGTGATGACGGTCTTGCCCAGGCCCATCTCATAGGCCACCAGCAGGGTCTTCATGTCGAGCATGCGCTCGACGGCCTGCTCCTGGAACTCGTACAGCGTGCCCTTGAAGACCATTACCAGAATGTTGCCAGGACGGCCTTCTCTAGGCCCTTGCGAACCTCCAGCGGTGATAGCTCCCCTGGATCCTTGCCGCTCAGGCCCCGGTAGTTGAACACCGTCATAGGGATCCGATGGTGCCACTTCTCGCGAAGAATCCGGCTGGTCTCCGCGAGACCAGCCCGGTCGTCGTCCAGGGCCAAGGTCAACCGGTCGAGCCGCTCCACCAGGAGCTTCAACTGCATGTCGGAGATCTGACAGCCGAAGGCAGCGACCGCCGGCACGTCCAGGGTGTCGAGGTAGGCCACGTCGAGAGGGGACTCCACCAGGACCGCCTCGTCAGCGCGCAGCACGTCGAGACCGAAGAGGGTCTTGCCCTTCTTGATGCCCGGAGGGTGGTTGCGGATCTCGGTGCCCTTGGTCTGCCAGCCCCACTTTTCCCCAGTTGGGGAGAAGATGGGGATAACCCAGGCAGCCTCCTCGCAGTCCCAGCGCAGTTGGTAGCGGTCGCACACCTCCGGGGTCAGGTGCCGGCGCTCCAGGGCGCGGGATGGGGGCGGGCCGAACTCCTCCAGCTTGCTCTCGATCACCAGGCCGATGGGCGGCTCCCAGGGGGCCTCGTCGTCGGACAAGTCCACGTCGAAGCGCCGCATCAGGCCACGGGCGTCCCACAGGCTGACCTTGGTGACGTCCATGATGAGCCGGGTCAGGGAGCCTGAGTACTCGCAGGAGAAGCAGTGGTGGGCGCCTGAGTGCCGGTTGATGCTCCAGTGGTCTGGCCGGCGCTCCTGCTCCCCGGTGCGCTTCTCGTGCATGGGGCAGCGGGCTTGCACCTCGGCGCCCAGGGAGCGGATGTCCTCGACGCCGATGTACTCCAGCAGATCCTCGATCACTTCATGTCGCGCACGTCGTCGTCTTCCTCGTACTCAATCTCCCCGGTCTCCATGATGGAGCCATGGTCAAGGTCGACCAACAGCATGACATCCCTGGGCGAGCAGTTCCGGGACGCCAGGATCCGCAGCAGGGCTTCGTTGTCGTTGGTCTGACCTTCCCCATCCCTGGTTGCCTCGACGCCAAAAACCACGTCGCTGTCCTGGCCGAATGACGAGGAATATCCGATGGAGTTAAGGCTCAGCTTGCCCCTGGGAGTTTTCCAGGTCAGGGCCTGGGTGGTCTGGCAGATGGGCACATCAGCCTGTTGGGCCAACCGTTTTAGAGATCGGGTGATGCTGGTCAGGGCCTGAGCCGAGTTAGGTGTGATCCCTGGATCCTCGCAATCCATCATGTAGGCCCCGTCGATGTAGACGGCATTGGGTCGGTGCTGGGCGACCTTGGCCCGGATGGCTGAGACTGTCGTAGTACTGGTGGGGTCATGCACCAGAGTCAGGGTGGGCCGGTCCTCTAGCTCGTGCATCATGCGTTGGAGCTTCTTCCACTCCCAGTCGAGCATCTGGGCCGGGGCCTGGAGGTGGGACAGGCTGATACCGGCGCGCAGGGCATCGTGGCGGGTATGTTGCTCTCGGTTGGACATCTCAAAGCTGATGTACATCGTCCTGGCGCCGGCCTGGTTGGCGGCGACCATCATCCACATCAGTAGCAGGGACTTCTTGACCTTGGGGTTGCCAGCCAGGGTTACTAACTGCCCTTTCTGAAGGCCGCTGGTGGCCTGATCCATGGAGGGGAACCCGGTGGGCCAACCCAGGAGACCCTTGCGGGTGGTCAAGTCCCGGTAGTAGTCCATTCGTTCCTCCCAGTCGTTAAGTGGCTCGTCCAGTAGCTCGGTGACCTCTAGTTGGATGCCCTCCAGGCCAGTAGCTAAGAGCCTCACGGCGATGTCGCTGTCCTGGTTTATGAGCGAGTCCTTGACGCCGTCGAGCATGTCGGTGAGCATGGCGTACTTGCGTTGATCGCGTAGCTCATCGATGTAGTAGGCCAGCGGCTCAGGGGTCTCGATCAGGTTGTCAGCGGGATATTCCCGGTGGAAAGCCTCCTCACTGGGAGACTCCCCGTACTTGGCCCAGTGGTCTCGCGCCCAGTTGAACATGGCGGCATTGTCGGGATCGAGGAAGAAGGCGGTAGTGATCCGGGCATGGGCCAGGGCGTCGAAGTTGCGCTCCTGGAGGGTGCGGCAGATGGTCTGGTACTCGATGTCGGGCATCGCTTACTCCACTGTGAGGGGGGTGTCGGGACCGATGTGGTAGCCGTGGGGGCCGAAGATCCAGCGGTGGTCTTCCAGGCCGTAGTAGATGCGTGCGATGTCAGGGGCGTGGGCCAGGGACCGGCCCAGGTCTTCGGCCTGGGCGCAGTAGACGTACTCCACCGGCCAGTTCTCCTGGAGGATCTTCTTGCTCACCGCCTGGGTGAAGCCGGGGCCGCGGCTGGTGACGCAGATGTCGATGCGGTAGAAGGTGCGGGCGAACAGGGTCCACATCAGGCCGAGTGATCGCCCGGAAACCTGCCAGTACCCCAGGGCCTGGTCGTGCAGCGTCAGCCGCTCCTTGTAGCGCTCTAGCATCCGCACGGTGTAGCGATCTGGGAGAGAGGCCACCGCTCCCTCCCAGATGAAGATGACGCGCTGCTTGGCTTCGGTGCCTAGTTCTCCACGGCGCATCGGTAGTCCTCGCCCTCCATCACGACCAGGATCGTGGCCTCATGGAGGAAGCTGGACAGTCCTTCGGAGTATCGAACATCGATCTTGTCGAGCGGCTGGTTAGTGGTGACGATTGACGGGAGACCACGGTTGTGGCGGAATCGCAGCAGATCGAACACGCGCCCATTAGACCAACCTGACTGGGACTCGGTCTCGCGACCCAGGTCGTCCAGTAGCAGGAACTTGGCCCGCATCTCGATGTAGCGGATGCGCTCTTCCAGTTCATGGTGTCGGTCTTCCCACTTTTCGTAGTACTGGGAGTCCTGTCCAATCCGCTGAAGGCGGGCGTTGAGGTCGAACATCTCTGTATTCAGGGAGATGTACGTGCTGAGTTCGATGCACTCGTAGCGATAGCCGGCGTCCTCTACCGCATGCAACACGGCGCAGGCCAGGTGGGTCTTGCCCACCCCGTTCGGACCCACGAAGGTGATGCCCATACCCTGATCCATCATGGCCTTCAGGTCAGCGGTGTAATCGCGGACGATCCTGACCGCCTCAGTCAGGCTGGGGTTATCGCCAGTCTCAAAGTCATCGAGGGTCTTGTCCCGATAGTGTGGAAATACTTCTTTCATAGTTCCTCTCCTAGGAAGTTACGGTTGCAGGTACGACAGTGATAGCGCTGGCGGTCAGGCAGCACGCTGTTGGTCTGGCGCCCGTTGCGGGACACGCTGGCCCGTTGATCACAGAAGGGGCAGAGCGGCATCCCATCCTTGGACCGGGAGCGCTTGCGTTGCCCAGCCCGGTAGTTCTCCCGGAGGGTCTTGGCCGCGAGCCGTGCCTTCCAGTGGCGGCGGTTCCATTCCTGGCGCCAGTCGTAGTAGATCTCCTTGCCCTGGTAAATCCGCCTGCGAACGTCCTGGGTCAGGCCGGCGAAGGTGCCGTACTCCAGGTTGTCGTAGTTTCCCAGGGTCCACCGGGTGCAGTCCCTGAACACCGGGCAGCGTACACAGACGGCCTGGCATGCGGCCAGGGCCTCGATGGTGTCATCGAAGTAGATCTCGTTGAGCCTGCCAGTGGGAGTGATGCAGGCCCGCCGGGGGTCGTTGATGAAGTCCGGATCCAGTTGGCCCCGGACCCAGAGCGGCGTGCGCCGGGTCATGTCGCGTAGTTAACACGGGGTGTGTGACGGCCAAGCCAAAACTCTTTACCGCTACCAGACCAGCGACGGTTCGATGGGTCTTTCGTTTTTCGGAAGGCGACGATGCTGGCGATCTCATCACGTCTACCCACGAAGACCCGCCAGGGGGGTCTACGCGCTCCTCGGCACCATTCCGGGTGTCGAGCAAACTCCTCCATCATCAGTTGAATGGTGAGCATGTCGACGCCCTGGAGCCTCCATCGGTTCAGGTGTTGGGTCAGGGCAGCCCCGTTGGTCTGGAGAGGGTTCATCTGAATCCCCGCCGCTCGGACTATGGCTGGAAAAAAACATTTCGACAGGTAGACCGTCGAGACTGGTTTTTGGGCAGACTCCGACTTAACCCCGTTAGGAACATCAACATCACCAACTGACACCGACTCATTAACCGAAACAACAGGGCGGTCGTCAAGCCGCAGGCTATACTCCCTCCGCAAAGCGGGGGAGGAGGTTGGGGAATCACCTCCCCCGCAACTACAGGAGACCAGCACGCGATACCGGTGGCTGTCCCCGATGGAGACTCTCTCGATCCAGCCGCCGTCTTCCAGGTGCTGGAAGGTCTCCATCCCTGCACCAGGCATCTTCTTCAACTGGTACTCCAGCTTGTTCCCACTCATGGTCACCAGGCCCTGACGCCCGGTATGCCTCCCGGCCCAGGCCAGGAGCCGGTGTTCCGGCCCGTTACCCAGTTCCAGGCATGGTGGAACCACACCTCTGTCCATACTGCCTCCTCCCGGCCAGCCCCGCGAACAGGGCTTCCTATGCTCCAGCCCACCTGGCTCCCTGTCGGGGGTCATGCAGGTAACCGGATACACTGCCCTTCCCGGTGGCGGCTGTCAAGCCCGAATGGAAAGAAGTTTGAGGCGAACAAATGACAAAGATGTGTCTATCGTGAGCCATGTAAATGATGCAAATCAGCGCACGCTGTGGCTTGCATTCCACAGCGCCGCCTGTGACCGCCTACAAGCGCGTTAATCATTTCGCCAGGCTTCCCGCCAGATGAACGCCGATAACCGCAGCCAGAAAAAACCTAGCCGGTTCTGCCGGTTCCCGCAAGGGTGGTTTTTTCCACAGGTTGTCCCCTTCCTACGCTGGAGGGGGTATGACCTACGTAGACGATCCTAGCCTCGCTGGTCCGGAGGAAGACGACCGCCCCGATGCGAACGAGGGCCTGTCTGATGATCTGGCCCAGTACGCCCCTGCTGTCCTTGATCCCGGTCAGCAGGGCTTTGTGGATCACCTTGTGGACAAGGTGTGGGACTTCACCGTGATCTTCAGCGGGATGGCGATGTTCCCCTACCAGGCTGCCCTGGGCCGGCGCATCATCGAGAGCGTGATCAGTGGAGATGGCGCCACTATCACTGGGGAACTCAGCCGTCAGAGCGGCAAGACAGAGGTGGTTGCTAACGTCGCCGCCAGCCTCATGATCCTGCTGCCGCGCCTGGCTGAGATGTTCCCGGAGTTTGAGCCGTTGCAGAAGTTCATCAAGGGCGTGATGGTGGGATGCTTCGCTCCCGTTGAGCAGCAGGTCGAGACTCTGTTCGGACGTGTGGTCGACCGTCTGACCTCGGAGCGTGCCCTGGAGATGCTGGAGGATCCAGAGATCGATGATCAGGTGCGCCCTGGCTCGCGGAAGGTGCGCCTGAAAAAATGTCAGTCGTTCTGTGCCATGCAGACCGCCAACCCCCGCGCCAAGATCGAGTCCAAGAGCTACCACATCATCTTTGTGGACGAGTCTCAGTCGGTGGACGAGTACGTTTTGAATAAATCCATCGCCCCCATGGGTGCCTTTTACCTGGCAACTATGGTCATGACCGGCACTCCAGACATCGTGAAGGGTGTTTTTTACAAGACCATTCAGCACAACCGGCGCATGGAACTGCGTCGGGGTGGCAAGAAAAACCACTTCCGCTTCGACTGGCATTACTGCGCCCGATTTAACAAAAACTATGCCTCCTACGTCCGGGGCGAGGCCATGCGTACCGGGGAGGACTCCGACGAGTTCCGCCTCAACTACCGGCTGGAGTGGCTCCTGGAGCGGGGCATGCTCATCACCGAGAGCCGGATGGATGAGCTTGGTGACCCCACCATGCCCATCGTCCAGGCGTACTGGAGATCGCCCCTGGTGGCGGGCATTGACTTCGCCAGACGCATGGACTCCACCGTGGTCACCATCGTCTGGGTGGACTGGGACAGGCCCGATGAACTGGGCTTATACGATCATCGGATACTCGCATGGCTGGAGATGCACGGGGAGGAGTGGGAAGACCAGTACTTCCGGATTGTCGATTTCCTGTCCAACTACTCGGTGGTAGCCATCGGCGTGGACGCCCAGGGCGTGGGCGACGTGGCCGCGGACCGGCTGAAGCGGTTGCTGCCCCGCATTCAGGTGGAACCCCTGTCGTCCCAGATCGGGGACCAGTCGGCCCGGTGGAAGCACCTCCAGCAGCTATTACAGCGGGGGCTGATGTCCTGGCCGGCGCACCCCAGGGCCAAGAAGACAAAGACCTGGCGCCGGTTCCGCCAGCAGATGGTGGATGTCGAGAAGAGCTACAAGGGTGCCCACCTCGTGGTGTCAGCCCCCAACGAGGTCGGTGTCCACGATGACTACGTGGACTCTCTGTCCTGCGCCACCATCATGAGCCAGGTGATGATGGTGCCTGAGGTGGAGATGATGTCGACGCCGTGGGCGTCGTCTGCTCGTCGGGCGAGGGCTGCTCATCCGCGCCAGCGGGGGAGGCAGAGGACAGCATAGAGGCCACATTGCTGCCGGTGGCCCGCTGCATCGAGGTGTGATGCGCCCACTGGTCTGAGATCGACACGCTTTCAGGGTACTGGGTGGTCAGGGGGCGCGTGGGTGACGTCACTAGCCTCGTAGACAGCCCTGAATCCCCTATGGGAGGAGCAGATATGTCTCTTGGCCCTGAGCCACAGTTCCCGGAGCGGGGACGGTACCAGTACGACCAGACTGTGGGTCCGAACCAGCCCGGTGGCCGTGGTCCCCTTCGCTTTGAGGAAGGGCTGGGCACTGACACCGACATCCCCACAGATTTTCAACGGGGCATGACCGAGTTCATGATCTCCGCGCCCGGTCGCATCAACCACGTCGATCCGAACACCCAGTTCAAGATGCCTGAGGAGACCATGGCTGAGCGCGCCCACGTCGGCTCCGCGGCCTGGATCGACGCCCCCACCATGCTGGGGGAGTTCGCTCACGGTTCTTTCACGGACCAAGCTGAGGTGCGCTACGAGGAGGTGTACCGCTCGGGAGGCATCCAGAAGCGCCGCGCCCCTGAGGTTGTCACCGACTGAGATGGCGCCTGAAGGTAGCTTCCGGCATGACCTTGCCTGGGGTCTTCGCGGGCTTCGTAGGTCGAGTCCCCTTGAACCGATTGTTCAGGGCGCTCGTGTGCTTCGCGGGTGGGGTCAGGATCTCTCTGACCTCCACCATGACCGACGTGTGGAGGGCCGTAGGAATACGCCCACAGATCGCAACGCTCTGCACGCTGAGGGAAAAAATCCCAGCTTCGGCTTCGGTGCGACCGGGATGGGTGGGGGAGGAGACACGATGGGCGGGAGAGGCTGGTAATGCCACGTCGTAGTACCCAGGGACCGGCGGCACCCTCCGGGGTGCTTCAGGTCGAGGATCTCAGCCGCAGTAGTCTCCGCGCCGCCAAGGAGAACTGGGCTGAGATGGGCATGGCGAAGCAGCGCATCGGTGGTGCCATCGAGGAGGCTGGACGAGCCAAGGCATCGGCAAAAGAGCGCCATGGTTCCCCTGAGGGAGAAGAGGACGAAACTCCTGGCGACTACGAGAAGAAGATGGGCCACCGGGAGTCCACTCTCAAGGCCGTCGAGCCTCATGTGGAGGACAAGCCCATCACCATGCGGGGAGCCATCTCCCAGCGACTCAAGTTGGCTGAAGCGGGCCGGCAGCGGGCGCGCCAGGAAGGTGGGATTGGCGAGGCTGACTGGTTCTTCACCCACCACAACCTGATCAGGGGAGCGGCTCGGGAGACCGGTACTGCGACCGGGACCGCCATCAGATCCACCACTGGTATGTCTCCGATGAACCCACCGGAGACAGAGCGTGCTGCTGGTCACGGCATGATGCGCCTGGTCAATGAGCCGCACACGGTGGAGATGACGCCAGAGCTTCACAAAGCCACCAAGGCCAAGGTGAAGAAGCTGGGTGGCCCTCCCATCCCGGAGGAGCAGATCGGCCAGACGGTCAAGACCAAGGATCTTCACCACACCCACCTGGCCGCTATTGGGTCGGTGGACGCCTCCATGCGGAAGAAGGGCACCCCGATCCAGTCGACCGCGCCCGAAGCCTTCACGGCCCTAGGAGCCACCCGGCAATCCGCGGCTGCCGCCAAGGGCATGCAGCACCTCCGGGGACAGACGCCACCAGGGCAGCAGGTCATCCATCCCTGGACAAGTCCCAAGGTGAAGAGCTACGAGGAGTCCACCCAGGAGGCAGAGCCAGGATCTGCGGAGCATGGTGAGTTGGGGGTCCGACTGCACCACTGGATCCATGGCGACCCCAACCAGGGTGTGCTGGATCTGTGGGGTAAGCGCCACTCCGAAGAGGGCATGCTGAGTTCAGGCCGGAAGCCTGGCCCTGGTAGCCATACACCGGAGGACACCTGGATGCAGTCGGTGTCAACCGGGCAGACCCCGAAGAACATCGGGGGCGGGGGCCGTGGTGTCAGTGTCGCCAAGACGGTGGGCAGCGAGTCTCGGCTGGCCGGCGCGGAGGCCATGACCAAGACGACCCCCTCAGGCGGGAAGATCGACGTCGACCCCCTCATCGGTGGCTACGCCGTCACCCACGCCCTGAACAACTTCGCCACCCGGCAGGCATCTCAACGTGTTCCCATCCGAATGGGCGCTGAGTACCCGAAGGGCAAAGAACCCAAGGTCGAGACCTATCGCGGCGAGGGTGGTGAGGAGCGGAAACGGCTGGTGGGCGGGGAGGCTCAGCTGGTGACCACCAACATGCCGGTGCGTGCCCTGCACCCCATCGTGTGGAGCGAGATGCGCCGTCAGGCTGACAAGGATCCGGAGTACAGGAAGGCTCAGGAGTCCACGGCCAGGCGGGCTGAGGTCGGTGGCCGGCAGTTTGAGGCAGAGCAGTTGACCACCCACAGGAAGGTCGAGAGAAGGAAGGCCGGCGTGCCCGCACCGACCCAGACCCAGATGCCGGGTGAAGTTCAGCGAGGTCAGCGGGGCCAGGTCAGGACGCGGCGAGGTGAGGTCGTACGAGGGCCGGCGCGCACGGTGCCGTTGCCCAAACGGGCAACTCAGCCGGCCATGTTCGCTGAGAGCGGGGAGCCGACAGCCGCGGCCAGGATCCCCAAGAGGAATCAGAGAGGTGCGTAATGGCTGAGGTACAACCGCTGAAGACCAAGGGCGTACCGGTCGACTACATGGATCTCCAGACCCTGTGGAACGACCGGCGTGACCCCCATGCCAGTCCCCTCTCGTCATCGCCCCGACGAGAGGGGGGCCGTGCTTCTGGCGCCAGTTCCCTGGGTGGCCTGGTCGAGCAGATCTATCGGGGTAAGCCTGAGAAGGGCGAGTGATGCCTGAAGTCGAGCTTCAGACAGCACCACCCATCATCTTGGCGACGTCGACCCTGGGCCAGGTGATGAAGCCTCGTCATGCCGCCATGGCGGCTCAGTCTGAGACCAAGCAACTCCAGAAGCAGGCGGCGCGCCGGCTGCTACAGCAACAGCAGCGCCGCAGTTTGCCCATCACCCAGGTGGACTTCTACAACAAGCTGGCCCGCTGATAAATGTCGATCCAGTTCCAGTCCCCTAGCTATCGAGCGGCGTCGTCAGACCTGACGATCCAGATCAGCCCGCTCGGGCTGGTGGAACTCGCGGACGAAGAGTTTGAGGTACATGGCCCCAGGCTGAATCGCTATGCCATGAACTGGGCCTTCTACCTGGGTTACCACTGGGCGCAGCGACCGGACCTGGGTGAGCCACAACTCACGTTCAACTGGACTCGTGCCCTCAGTGACTTCACCACCAACTTCGTCTTCGGCAAGGGGGTGGGCTTCCGCTCCCCGGATGCCACCAGCGCCATCGTGCCCACCCGATTGCAGCGCATCTGGGAGAGGGACAACAAGAAGGACTCCCTGCTGTGGGAGATGGGGTCCATGGGGTCGGTCACGGGCGACTGCTTTGTGAAGGTGGCCTACGAGGAACCGTGGGAAGATCCATCAGGGATGCCACATCCGGGCAGGGTGCGGATTCTGCCCCTGAACTCTGCGTTCTGCTTCCCGGAGTGGCATCCCCACGACAGAAAAAGGCTCATCCGCTTCAAACTCAAGTACCGATTTTGGGGGACCACCCAGGAGGGCACGCGCCAGGTCTTCACCTACACCGAGTTGCTCACTGAGGAGAACATCGAGGAGTACGTCAACGACGAGTTGATCGACCAGCGTGAGAACCCGCTCGGTGAGATTCCCATTGTCCACATCAGCAACTTGCCAATCGCTTCATCGCCCTGGGGAATGCCTGACATCCAGGACGTGACCGTCCTGAACCGGACCTACAACGAGGTCGCTACCGACATCACCGACATCGTGAACTATCACGCTGCTCCGGTGACGGTGGTGATCGGCGCTCGGGCCTCCAACCTGGAGAAGGGGAGCCACCAGACCTGGAGCATCCCCAACAAGGAAGCCAAGGTCGAGAACCTGCTCTTCGATCCTCGTGGCGTCGAGTACTGCATCAAGCTGTTGGACGTCCTCAAGCAGGCCATGCACGAGATGACTGGCGTCCCCAAGACCGCCCTGGGTGAAGAGCAGGCCATCTCCAACACGTCTGGTGTGGCCCTGGCGATTCAGTACCAGCCCCTCATGAACCGGTTCAACCTCAAGAAGACCCAGTACGGGGAAGGCTTCGCAGAGGTCAACCGGTTGGCCCTGAAGACCCTGTTCATGAAAGAGCCTGAGACCCTGGTCTACAACCCCACCTGGGATCCGCCCATCCAGGATGACCAGATGCCCATGCTCGATCCCATGGACCCGATCACCTACGAGAACACGGTCCACTTCCAGCCGCCGCTCCCGGTGGACAAGCTGGTGCTGCTCAACGAGCTACAGGTGAAGATGGCCCTGGGCCTGGAGTCCAAGCGTGGCGCCCTGGAGGAACTGGGCGAAGAGTTTCCCGAAGAAAAGCTCCAGGAACTCTTCCACGAGCTACTCGATGACTCGGAGCAACAGGCCGCGCTGGAGCTACTCAAGGCCCAGGTGGCGTCCCTTGTCGCCAACATGACCGGCATGGTCAGCCCAGAGGGTCCGCAGCCCATACCACCTCCACCTCAGAATGGCAATGGCAACGGGAAGAGCAAGAGCGACGGCGGTGGTGTGAAGTCGGCGGGTGGCCCCAACGTGAGCAGCGCCCCAGGCTCGGCCCCGAAGATCGGCGCCTTGCCTGGGATCGACCTCACCAACAGCGACGACGTGAAGAAGATGTTTGAGCGGGTAGTGGCGTTGGCTCACGGCACCACGATCCCGCAGCGCCGAGTACCAGAGGAGGACGAAGCCTAAGCCATGACCGTCACCGATCCAGGAACCGCCCCGCCCGAAGGCGACCCGCCGCAGCCGCCTGACCCCAACAGCATCACCGTCCCTGTCACTCCACCTGAGCCAACGGCGCCCACCAGTGGCAATCGCTCCCAGCGCTCCGGTGAGCCGCCTCAGGCGTTCACCAGTGAGGATGTCGAGCGGATTCGCCAGGAGGAGCGCAATCGGGTACTGGCAGAGCAGCAGCGTGCGGACCAGCTAGAAAATGAGTTGGCTCAGTACCGCAAGGATGCTGAGGATCGCCAGGCCGCAGAGGCCAAGGCCCAACGGGACGCGGCCCGTGTCCAGAAGAAAAAAGAAGAGGACGAGATGGAGCTTCGTGACCTGATCCAGAAGAAGGATCAGGAGTGGGAGGCTCGTCTTCAGGAGGAGCGGACTGAGAGGGAAAAAGCCTTTGTCATGCTGGAACAGGAGCGCCGGCATGCCTCCCTTCAGACCTACCTGGCCCAGCGCATGGCAGAAATGGGTGAGGAAATCTCGCCCGAACTACGTGATCTTGTAGCCGGAAACTCAGAGCAAGAGATCGACGCTTCCATCCAGATTCTCGTGCAAAAATCTGAGTTGATCAAAAATAACGCCGTGTCGGCTATGCGGAATATCAACGCTGGCCGTCCTATGGTGGGAGTCACCGCGCCCCCAGTCGGTCCCATGGAAACAAGCGGGACGACACGCACGTATACAGCCGATGAACTCAAGGCGATGACCCCCGAAGAGTACGCTGCTGAACGAGACAACTTGCTTCGTGCAGCGTCGCAAAGCCGTCGAGGACAATAGAGGTAGTACCCGAAATCAGGAGGTAGGCAAGTGCCGTCCAGCATCACTGGAACCCCACTGCTGAGTGCGTCACCCACCGGTTATCCGGGTACGAACTCACAACTTTCCCCGGCCATCCAGGTCATCTGGTCGAAAGAGATCCTCTTCCAATCGATGCCCGTACTGCGTTTTGAGCAGTTCGCTGTCAAGAAGACCGAACTCGGTGTACAACCGGGTCTTCAAGTGAACTTCATGCGTTATAACAACCTGGGTGACGCCACGCAGTTGGTTGAAGGTGTCCGCATGCAGACCGCCGCCCTCACGGCCAGCCAGTACGCCATCACGGTGGCTGAGCAGGGCTACGCCGTGGCCGTGAGCGAACTGCTGCTCAACTCGTCCTTCGATGACGTCATGGCCTCGTCCTCGCGGCTCCTGGGCCGCAACATGGCGAAGTACCTGGATGGGTCCGCACGAGACACCCTGTACCAGTCGTCATCGGCCATCTTCGGCTATGCCCTGCCGACTGGCACCATCACCCCGCTGTCGCCCTACGACGCTGGTGTGGTGGCTGCCAACTACAGCGCTCTGGCCGGCACCCAGTTCATGTCTGTCAATGTTTCCAAGGACGCCGTCGAGACCTTGGCTACCAAGAACGTGCCGCGCATCGGTGAGACCTACGTGGCCTTCATCGACCCGCACCAGTCCCGGCGCCTGCGTGACAACCCTGAGTTCATCGAGATGACGAAGTACGCCGCCGCCGGCAACTTCATGATCGGTGAGATCGGGCGCTTGAACGACGTGGTGTACATCGAGACCACGCAGATCCGCCAGTACGCCGTCAACACTGGCCCTCCGGGCATGGGCGCCACCACCAACGCTGGCGTCACCCACGGGGCTATGTTCCTGGGTGATAACGCCTTCGGTCACGCCATCGCATTGCCGGTGGAACTTCGTGATGGTGGCGTCCTTGACTTCGGTCGTGAACACGCGTTGTGCTGGTACGCGATATGGGGTTTCGGACTGATCACCGATCAGAGCGTTGTCATCGCCTGGACGAACTGACGGCATGCCTAGAGGAGCGCAACGCGGTGACTTCACTGGTAGCCAGCGGCAACGACTGGCTGAGGAAAACGCCGCAGAGTTAGCAGAGCGTCAGCAGCAAGTCGGCCTGGTGAATCAGGTTGATACGGTGCGTGAGGAAGAGGGGATTTGGGATCCTTCGACGGGTCAGGTGATGGAGTTATCACCTGAGACTGAGGATAGGATCCGCGAGCTTGAGGAGCCGGTAACGGTTGACACTGACCCGATCCTGGATCCCTCTGTCCCTGTGCCAGGCTACGACCCCATGAGGGATCTCCAGCCAGTCGGGGTGCAGCAGCAGGCCAGGCCGGCGACTGCTAATCCTCTGGAGGTGCAAGACCTGGGGCCTGAGCCGATGACCGTCGAGAGCGAGTGGCGGGTCATCCGGGTCAACACCGACATCGAGGACATGACCTACGGTGTCGGCACCAGCTACACCTTCCTGCGAGGCCGGCGCTATCGCGTCCCGTATCCGCTGTACCAGTGGCTGGAGAGTCGTGGTGTCATCTACCACTGAGCCAGCCCCTGAGCCAGTAGAGCGCACCTGTGCCAAGTGTGGGGCCTCTGACACTGAGCCGCACCACGTCAACTACGTAGCTCTCACACACCCGATCAGCGGTCAGGGCGTGGACTTGTCCGTAAGCAAGCACGTCCAGTGCTGCGCCGAAGACGGTTGCCCTATCTGCTCGGCTGACGTCGAGCGCGCTGCTGAGGAAGGGGCTGATCCCTCCCGGCTACGGGACTTCCTCCAGAACCGTCCTGCTGATCACCAGGGGATGCTCCAGGAACAGTTCGGAGTAGCAGTTGCCCAGGAGGGCTAATGGCGAACCTCGTCACAACTGAAGCTGGGAATATCCTGGCGGCAAGCTCAGGCCAGGCCAGCTACATCGCTCCGGTTTTGCCCGTCCAGGTGGCCCTGGTGACGGCCATGGGCACGGCCTCTACGCCTGGTACAGAGGTGGTGAACACCACCACTCCTGCCAGTCAGTACGCCCGTCAGAACATCACCTTCGCTGCGCCTAATGCCGGCAGCATCGCCTCCAGCAATGCTCTGACGTTCGTCAACTGCCCTGCCGCGACCATCGTGGGAATCGATGAGTTCGACAGTGCTGCCCCACCGGTTAGACGCTGGTTCGGCCCACTGTCGACCACTAAGTCAGTGAACGCGGGTGACACCTTTAGCATTAGTATCGGTAGCTATAGCAAGAGCATGTCCTGAATGGCCGTCGTCAGCGGCGTGGTCAACATGTCGGTGACGACGTCAATGGCCGTGGTGGGTAACTCGCACATCACCACGACCCCCCTGGTCGACCAGATCGCCGCTCTCGCTGGTCAGGATCCCGCTCTGCTCGGAGCTACTGGGTACGCGGACGACGTCTTTACGACGCGTCTGGCTGGAGACATCAACTAGCGCACCTACCGCTTCAGTTCGTCTTCTGGGTGAGTCCGGGTAGCTTTACGGTCCACTCGGATCCTGATCCAGTTCTCGATGGGGAGTACTCCCAGTAGAATCAGACCACAGATCAGGAAGGCAACGTCGTGCCCTGGACTGATGAGGGCATAAAGGATCACCACCACGCCCAGGATGAAGATGATGGCTCGCCGGATCAGATCGAACCAGATCGGGCCGTTGATGCTGGCTAGGTTACCGGGGCGGTCCAACTTGCTGCCCAGGTGTTTGGTCCCACCAGACCATCCACACCCAGCCCCTTCTCCTCCTGGAAGCTGCGGCAGACCCCATACGACTGATCTCCATACTGACCATCTATGCCGATGGCCCATCCCCGGTTCGCCATCTGCTGTTGCCAGGTACGTACGTTCGTCGTATCCACACCGCCGTAGAAACCGGAATGACAATGTGGATCGGGGTCTGGTCTGCCGAGATAGTGGTCAGCCGGGTAGGGAAAGGGTGGCGCGGGGCCTCCTGGCTTGGGAGGAGTCGTAGGAGGAGTCGGTCCAGGAGCGATGGGCGCTTCCCCAGAGGCCATCGAGAGAACCGAATCCATGGGAAAGCCAGGGCCGCAGTCCCAGTGCCCTCCTCCCCAACTGCCGAGATCGACGTGCTGACATACACCCCGGCCTCCACCCTGGGCCTGACTGGCTGACAGCTTCACGATGGGGATGCCAAAGGCGGCGGCTTCCTCCTTGACCCACTGGGCACAGTTGTTGAGCATGTTGGGGTGCCTGTTCCACTCGGCAGTGTCCCACTTGGCGAAGGCACATAGCTCTGTCTGAACGGCCACAGGATTGGCGTTGCTGGCCGTCCAGGCTTTGTTGCCCCTGTCGACATATTCCCCGCAGATACCGGCCTTGTCATCGATGCCGGTGTGTGAGGACACGCCACTACTGGGATTTTGGAAAAAACTTCCCAATGACTCGATGCTGGTCGATCCCTCAGCGGTATGCAGCACTATCAGGCGCACACTGCTACCACCCCGGCTGGAGTAGTTGGGACTCATGATGCGCTTCCGCTGTAGGGCCATTCATTCCTCCTCAGGTGGTACTGCACCGGGGGTACCATCGTCGGCCAGGGACTCGGCAGGCTCTTCCGCTGGCTCGGGCACCGGCTCAGGGGCTGGCTCAGGCTCGGGGGCCGGGGTGGGTTCTTCGGTAGTGGACATGGTGTTCCTTTCAGTTAGCTCGCCCAGAACTCAGCGTAGATAGTGGAGAAGCCTGCCGTGAGCGCGGTGTATTGCCACAGGACTACGGTCTCTGTGGGTCGCAGGACTACCGTCGCAGGAGTTCGGATGTAGGCACCGGCATAAACGCCCCCACCCGAAAGCTCTGCTGATGCGACGATGTTCGCCCCGGTGTCACGGGTGATCACCCATATCTGGTCGCCGGTCTCATCTGCTGTGACAACGTGCAGGAACGAGGTGAAGACCGAATGCAGGTTGCCGTCGTTGGGCGCCGTCCAGAAGAGTAAATCCTTCGACCCGGTGGTGGAGGGAGTCACGCCATTTATTCCGGTCGTGGCTGTTAGTGCTAGTGGGCTGGTGGGTCCGGTAGGCCCCGCAGGACCGGTGCCACCAGTAGGTCCGACTGAGCCTTGCGCTCCGGTGGGACCGACTACTCCTTGGGGACCGGTCGGACCCGCGGTACCAGTTGGGCCGGCAGGCCCCTGGGGACCAGCCACCATGTTGAGTGCTTGCCAGGCCGTCCCGTTCCACCAGTAGACGACGTAGCTGGTGGTCCCCACCAGCCATACCATGCCCTGCTGTTCGGTGGTGGGAGCCGCCGGCAGATGGCTGGTGTCTGGCACCACACCAGCGACGGTGAAGCCTCCAGGAGGGCCATGGACACCTGTGGGACCGACTGGGCCTGCTGGACCGGTTGGTCCCTGCACACCACCTGGACCCCGTGGGCCTGGTGCGCCTGGAGGCCCCGGCAATCCAGGGACGGTGATCTCGATCACGTCCGCAGTAGGCCCGGTAACCGTGATGTCACTCATAGCTGCCCCGCTCTCCGATGGTAAGGGCCAGGTTGGTGCTGGGACTGAGGGGCCGGCTGATGTTCGGGTCCACGTTGAAGAAGCCGCGCATGATGCGATCCTGCACTCCACTGGCCGCGTAGGTGGCGAAGATGTCGTACACGTAGGACCGCCCGATACCCCAGAACCCAACGGCCTGGACGGCGCCGGGATAGTTGCCCTGGGCGAAGTAGACCAGCGAATCCTCCGCGCTGATGTGAAGCTGGATGGTGGCGCCATCCCCCAGGATGGTGCAGCGGCTGCTGGCGGCATCGAGGCGCAGCACTAGCACCCAGTTGGTGTTGCGGATCTCCATGACCGCGTTACTCAAGGGCACCAGCCGTCCGGTCTGGGAGTCCCTGATCCCCACGGTCCTCTGCCAGTCGGCCCAGGAGTCGAGATTGAAGTCGTATTGCGCCAATGGCATCTGATCACCAAGTCATCGTTTGAACGAAGAAGTCCTGTTGCTGGGTGTCGTTGACCACCTCTTCGGCCTTGACCTGTTCGCCCAGTGCAGAAATGGTCAGGTAGGTGCCATGAACGAAGCCTTGTTTTTCGTACTTCGTCACCTTGTAGACGATGTTGTCGTAGCTGAAGCGGTCACGAAAATGGTTGGCTGTGAAGAGCGGGCTGGTGCGGAAGCGATCCACAGCCGCAGTCACCTGGAAGACGACGCTGGCGGTGGAGAGGACGTAGAAGCCCTCGTCGGTCTCCAAGGGGTCGTCCTGGCGGAAGTCCACGAACATGACCGGCAGCACCACGGGCTGGTACCAGGCGCGGCTCGGTCCCTCGTCGTAAACCCCATTCTTGGTCGAAGCCATGGCGTCGTACTCGGCCCACAGGACGCTCTCGCCCCAGTAGCGCTGGTAGTTCTGCATGACCTCGTTCATGCGGATGATCTGGTCTTTCTGGAACCAGGCTGGTGTGTAGAGGGGCATTACCAGGCCAACCTCGACGCCACGGTGCGGTGGTGACCCTCTGCGATCCACTCTTGACCACCGTGGTGGTAGGTCTCTGGTTCGTAGGGGACGTGTGGCCCTTCGTGTTCATCGATGTCGTAGTCGGGGTCAAGCTCTGGGACGTGACCCTGGGCGTATCGCTTCAGGGTGGGGACGTGCAGATGTCGCTGGGAGGTCATGACTGATCCACTGGGATAGCCCCGGCTCTCTCCATAGCCCTGAGTCACTCCGACGATGTGCGGAGCGTCCACGTCCTCTCTGGTCTGGTGGACATCAGCCCGGTGCATGACGTGCTTTGCCACTCGGCCTTCGATCACATCAGGCACCTTGCTGCCACCCAGTGATGGGTGCAGTCCACCGACCTGAGCTAGGTCGAACTGCTGAGGGCTGAGAGCGCGGTGGCTCATCTACCACCAGCCCACCCAACCAGTATTGATGGTCGTCCAGGCCCAGTAGTACCCGTAGCCGGTCTCCGGATTGACGTCCCTGGTGGGGTCGATGTCGGTGCTGGGCTGGAGGGCCACGTAGCGCCGGCCCTCGTAGTCGATGAGATCCTGGGGCTGGTAGGTGATCTTGGAACCCCACAGGCCCTGGTAGGTGTACATCTTCTGGGTGACGTCGATCTGCGGCATCTCCCGCTGGGGCCAGGTCAGGTCGTCGTACTCCTTGGAGCGGTAGATAGGCACCAGCCTCTTCGTGGTGCGCGAGACCCGCCGCAGCCTCGACTGGGTGATGCGGTACAGGCCCACGCCCAGGGCGCTCGACAGGGCCATGTACTGACCGTTGAGCCGGTCGATCATCTGGGTGATCTGGTTGAAGGTCTGGCTGATGGGGATGGTCACCCCATCAGGAGTATGGACGTCGTGCTGTTGGGCCACTCCGGTGGCGATGTCCCACAGCGCCATGACGGTGACCAGGATCGAGATGGGGTACTCCTCGACCTCACTGATCATCATGGGAGCCGGCGTGCCGTAGGTGACAGGCTGGCCCGTAGTACCCAGTTGTGGAGGCATGCTCGGGGGGTAGCCGGTGTCGATGTCGCCGGTTGGACTGGTGCCGTAGGTGTGCTGGATATAGGCCGTCCGCACGTACAGATCAAGCTCGGGAGGGAGCAGGTCGCGGTAGTAGGTGCCCTGGGCCACCAGGAGCAGGCCGGCGGCTGGCGCCTGCGTGAAGACCAGGACGCCACCATGCTCGTCCAGGACGAAGTCAAAGCCCAGGTTGGCCTGGGTAGTACCCCCCACCGTGGTGTCGGTCAAGACCACTTGGAGGTTGGGCGACGACACGTTCTCGACGGGAAGCTCAAAGCGAAAGGCCACGCCAGAGCAGGTCTGCCGGCAGATGAAGGGCCGGGGCAGATCCCGTAACCGGAGCCGCGCCATCTGGGAGATTCGCTGCGTCGATGCAGGGTTGACCGGAGGATAGGGCAGCCCTTGGTCGGTGTCGGGGTACTGCCCCGGCTGGCCTGCGGTGATGTCGTATGGGTTCGGAAGCCCGGAGACTGGCCCAGTTACTGACACAGCACCAGGCTACGTCCGGGTGGTCAGGGGGGGCGCGACACCCGGACCTAGCATTGTCGCTATCCGGTCTGCTTTCACCGGTCAGGTAGTACAGCCAGAAAATGCCTAGCTTTGTGAGGAAAAAATGCCTTCCTCGTCGTACAACTGCGTCAAAAAATCAGACGTGGCAAAGCTGGGAAAAGCTGTCTCCCAATACAAGAGGATCTCGGATCCAAAGACGATCAGGAAGCAAGCGTCGAAGGCCGGCGGGCCGTTGCTGGAGCAGATGCAGGGCCTGATCCGGAACGAACCCAGCCTGTCTGAGTACGGTCACATAGCCGACGCCATGAGCGTCTTCAGCCACGAGGACAACGTCAGTGTCGGCCTGCCCGCGGATCACCCTCTGTTGCCCCAGGCCCAGCAGATGCATGACACCTATCAGGTCAGCGACGTGGCCTTCGACCTGGCCCAGCAGAGCGGTGACATCGAGGGCGCCTTCCACGACAACCTGGGCCTGCGGTCCCAGCCCTGGTGGCGACGCATGGTGGAGGCGATGCGATGACCATGACCAACCCGGTCAACGACGTCGTCCCCAACCCTCCCTTCCTGGGCCTCTACACCGAAGAGGACATGGGCCTGAAGACATTGCTCCAGGGCCTCAGGGTCAGTGATCTGAACGCTCCCGACGAGACTCGCCCGGTGCCGGTGTGGTTTCACAATCCAGAGAGAGAAGAGCGTCGCATCACCTACCCCAACATCGTGATCAACTTCACGGGCGAGCGGGTGGCCCATGAGCGCGAGCATCGTGGCTGGGTTGGCATCGGTTACCGGTACCTCCAGGACGTCCCCTTCGACATCGGGCCGATGCAGGCGCCGCCCTCCATCGAGTGGCCGATCCCGATGGACTTCGACTACACCGTCACGGCCAGCGCCCGGATCAACCAGCACATCTCTCAGATCTCTGGCAGCTTGGCGTTGAGCAAGCTCCACCCTCGCCTTGCTCAGATGACCTGTCCAGGCGGCACGGTGCGTCGCATCACCATCCAGGGGGTGACCCGCACCAACAGCATGGAGGCCGACAAGCGGCTCTTCCGGCAGATTTACCAAGTCCGGATCTCTACAGAGGTGGAGGACGTCGTCCTCTTGCTCAACACCAGGGTGCGTCATGTGGCTCTGAGCATTATGGACATGCAGGGCCACCGTCTGTTGACTCCGGACACCACACCATAGGAAGGAATAGCGCATGCCCACCTTGACCAGGCCGGGGGTCTACGTCGATGAGTCGTCGTTCCCCACCTACGTCAGCGCCACGCCGGGTACGGCAGCGGCCTGCTTTGTCGCGCCATGCCCTCGTGGTCCGCTGACGCCCACCAGGGTCAACTCCTGGAGAGAGTTCACCGCTAGTTACGGTGGCTTTGAAACGGCCTACCCGCCCAGTCTGTTGCATCTGGCTGTCTTCTGCTTCTTCTCCGCGGGCGGTACTAGCGCCACCATCATCCGCGCCTACCGGCTCGACGCCTCAGGTCCGACTACGGCGAGTACGACACTGCACGACACGCAAACCGTAGCGCCCCGAACTGTGACTGATGGTGTGACCACTAACAACTCGGCCACGGTCACGTCGGCTACCGCCAACTTCACCAGTAATGACGTGGGGAGGGGAATCGCAGGAAACGGGATCCCTGCGGGTGCCACGATTCTCACGATCAACAGCCCCAGCAGTGTGGTCATCTCCGCGAATGCCACGGCTACCGGTGCTGCGGTCTCCTTGACGATCAGCGGGGGAGGCTTGCCGTCCCTGCAAATCCAGGCTGACAACCCAGGGGCCTGGGCTTCCGGGACGCCTGCGAATCCCGGTGGTGGACTGTGGATCGACATTCTGCCGGGGAACATCAAGGATTCCAACCAGAACATCATCAGCTTCACCATCCAGGTGAAGTACCAGGGCAACGGCCCGACGAATGTCGTAGAACACTGGCCGGATTTGTCCATGATCCCTGGCTCGACCAACCTGGGTCAGAACAACTACGCCCCTACCATCGTCAACAACCCTTACACCGGGTCCAAGTACATCGAGTTGGTGGACGTCGGGAATACGCCTACGCCCCCGGCGATTCGGGATTACACCTGGAACCCATCCACGACCACAGCCCCTGTGCAGTTGGTCGGCGGTACGGATGGTTCGGCTATTACCTTCCAGGATCAACTTACCGCCCTGCACCTTCTGGATCAGTTCCCGGATCAGCCCTTCGTAATCAACATGCCGGGACTGATCACCGGATCGGACATCTCCAGTGTGGTGGGCTACGCCCAACAGCGTGGTGACGCCTTCGTGGTCATCGATTGCCCGCCTGGCTACTCCCCGGCCTCCATGGTCACCTTTGCCCAGGGCCTGTCGTCTAGCGCTCAGTGCGCCATCTACTACCCCCAGGTGCAGATCTCTGATCCCTACTCGTCGGTGCCTGGTGTGACGCGGATGGTGCCGCCGGGTGGCTTCGTTGTCGGGCAGTACATCGCCACTGATGCCAGGCGAGGAGTGCAGAAGGCTCCTGCTGGGTTGGGCAACTCTCTCTTAGGGGCTTATGGCCTGGAGACCACGTTGACCAACACTGACCAGGGCAACCTGACTCAGGCCAACGTGAACTGCTTGGTCTCCATCCCTGGCTCGGGCGTGGTGATCTGGGGTGCCCGTACCCTGTCGCCTTATCTCGTCACCCGGTACGTGCCCGTCGAGCGCACTCTCATCTTCCTCTCCACTCAGTTGGTGGCGCTGACGAAGTTCGCGGTCTTTGAACCGAACGACTGGGTGCTGTGGAACATGATCACGTCGATACTGAGCCAGTTCCTGACGTCGTTCTGGCAGAGTGGTGGTCTTTCGGGGACGAGCGCGGCAGAGGCGTACTACGTCACCTGTGACGCCTCTGTTAACACGCCACAGTCCATTCAGCAGGGCATCGTCAACATCGAGGTCGGTGTGGCGCTCCAGTACCCAGCCGAGTTCGTCATCATCGCCATCGGCCAGTGGGCCGGCGGTCAGAGCGTCAGTGTCACCACGGCCTGAGAGGAGGACACATGACCAGGCCCTTGAACAGTGACCCATTGCGGAACTTCCGCTTTTTGGTCACCATTACCCCACCCCACCCCTCGGCTGTTCCCACCACTATCGGTCGTATGGGATTCATGGCTGTCTCCGGTTTATCGGTAAACAACGAGGTCATTCCTTACCGTGAAGGCGGCAACAACACGACGACCCGTAAGATGCCCGGACAATCTGATTTCGGCCCGCTAACTCTCACAAGAGGGTTCATGGCCGTCCCTGTCAATGGCGGGAATGGCGGCACCGATGAGATCTATAAGTGGTTTGAGATGATCTTCGCCGTGGCTGGAGCCTCAGGCAGTGGCACTGGCACACCTGGCATGAACTTCAGAAGCGGCGTGACCATTGATGTCCTGGAACACCCCATCACCAAGGGGCCGTCCGCTGCCGGTGTGGATCAGACCCCACCCATCAAGGCACGCTTTGCTGTCTACAACGCCTGGCCTATGGGCTACAGCTTCAGCGACCTGGAGGCTGGGGGCAACGCTGTCTTCATCGAGAACCTAACCCTGGCTCACGAGGGATTCGGGGTGGTCGTTTCCACCAGCAACGATCCGGCCATCTTCGTTGGTGGCTCTCAGTATCCAGCGGCAGGTAATCCTGGTGCCTGAGGATCCACTCGCGGAGTTCACTGGGACGATCATTGATCCTGCTGTCAATCCGGAGCAGGCCAATAAGGCCGTTAGGGAACTGACCAGGCCCCCTGTACCACTCATGCCCTCGTTGCCGGCTGACACGGTGACGCTTCCAGGTGGGTTCCTGGATGACGACGGCGTGTTGCATACAGAGGCACGCATCCGGGAGATCAACGGGTCGGACGAAGAGGCCATGGCTCGTGAGCTTCGTAACCCCACCGTCAACATCCCGAAGGTGGTGGATCTCATTCTCAAGAGGTGCGTGCTGTCAGTGGGCACTCATGGATCCACCCCTCAGTTGCTGCTACAGATGCTGACCGGTGATAGGTCCGCGCTCATGCTGGCGATCCGGATCCTGACCTTTGGCTCGGACTGGGAAGTGCCTGACTTTCCCTGCCGGCTGTGCAACCGAACCTTCGGTGTCGTGGTGGAACTCGACAAGGACATCTCCATCCAGGAGATGGAGAACCCCAGGGTGCAGGACATCGAGGTGTCACTACGCAACGGTCACCTAGCGCTCGTTCACATGCTGACTGGCGCCGTGCAACTGGAGATGGTGGGTGACGGCAACAGGACCGGTCCAGAGGAGGCGACCATCGCCATCGACCGCAGCATCCGCTCACTCGATGGCAACCCGGTGATGGGCCACGTCGCCCAGAAGATGAGCATGGCTGACCGCCGCAAGATCATCCAGGCCATGACTGACGCGCAACCTGGCCCGCGGATGGAGGAGGTGATGGTGACATGCACCGAGTGCGGTCAGGAAGCCGCCTACCAGTTCAATCTGGTCGATCTCTTTCGCTAACTACGTCACCCCATTCGATCTTCTCTATCTCCAGTACCGCCGGATCGCTGAGCGGTTCTCGGGTTGGAGCCTGTCCGAGATCAAAGCCATGAGCTACCCGGAGCGCATGCACTGGGTCGACGTCGTTCTGGAGAAGTAAGTGCCGCCTGGTGGTGGATACGGCATCGGGCTGTTCGACTCCGAAGGCCCTGAGAACTTCGCGAAGTCAATCGGGAAGATCACCGCGGCCCTGACCGGGGTCCAGTCCGGTTTCACTAACTTCGGCAGTGCTGCCAACAAGAGCCTCAGTGGCCTGGGGCAACTCATCGACAGCCTGACCAAGAAGCTGGGTGACTTCCAGAAGGCCGCTCAGCAAGCCGGTGGTGCCATGCCCGGTGGTGGAGGCGGCGGTGGTGGTGCTACTGCCGCTGGCCCTGGAGGGAGTGGTAACACCGGGGCACGGGATGGCTCGTGGACACCACCCAGTTCCAAGGGTAACGCTGGCGGCTTCAACCAGGGTCCGCTCGATACGGGTCAAGGCACGCAACCGGATGGGAGTGCTGCCGCAGCCCAGACGAAGGATATATGGGGTCGCATGCCTGAGCAGACTCCGAAGCCTGACACCCAGAACTCCATGGTCAGCCCTGGTAATGACCAGAGCAGTGTGCTGGGTAGAGCAGCCGGCTCCATGATCCCGGCTGCTGCTGGGAAGCTGGCAACTTCTTTGCAGCAGGGCGCGGCTGGCAATCTGATGGCTTCCGCTATCCAGGGCGCCACCATTGGTCAGATGCTCGCCCCGGCCTATGGGGTGAGTGCCAGGAGCATCTACACCTTCGGTACTGGTACGTGGGCGCAGAACCCCCAGGATGTAGCTCAGTCCAATATGTACGCCGCTTCCTACATGGGTGCTGGCCCTGGTACCACGAACTGGTCGACCGTTCAGCGTGGTGGCAACGAGATGATGGCGTTGATGCCTGGCGCCACCCGGCAGCAAGCGTTCACCACCATGAACCAGATGCAGCAGCCGGGGGCGCTCAACGCCGGCCTGATGTTCGGCCTGAACTTCAAGCCTGGTGGGAAAATGATGGACCCCCAACAGCAGTTCGGCATGATTTACCAGAAAATGTTTGCCAACTACCCAGGTGGCAAACCAACTGCTGATCAGTTCTCGGCGTACATGGCGCCTGGTGGACCGGGTGAGAACAACCTCTCTGCTATGGGCATCACCCCTGGTAGCGATCAGTACACGGCTTTCATGGCGTATGCCACTACCCGTCTGGGAGTGGCTAACAAGGGCAAGTCCATAACCAATATGGATCTCAGCACGAAAAAAGGAGTGAAGCAGGCTGGCCTCGACACACCGGCTTTTGCCCAGTTGCAGGCTCAGACCGCCAAGGCTTCGACGTTGTCACAGGCTGAGCCTGGCCTCGCCGCAGCTTCCAAGAACCTCAACGACGCCGCTGCTGCATTGCTGAAGGCTGTCGGCCCCCTGAGCAGCCTGGGTGGTGGCCTCATCGGCAAGGTGCTGGGTGGCGGTAGTGGTCTGCTGGGCAGCATTCCTGGCCTGGGCATGATGGGCAGCATCGGTGGTCATCTACCGGGTGTCGGCGGGATCATCAAGAGCATCTTCCAGCAGGGTGGACAAGTCCCAGGAACCGGCCCCCAGTTGGCTGTCGTCCATGGTGGCGAGTATGTCCTGACCAAGGACGACGTCGACAAGATGCAGGGCAAGAAGGGCGGTCATGGAGCCGGCGCGGGTGGTGTCCTGGGCAGTGTCAAGGGCTTGACGAAGGGTGGGGACGGTAAGGGTGGTGCTGACACCATTATCGGGCTGCTCTCGGCCAAGCCTTCTGATAACCCCACCCTTGCCCTGTCTGTGCTGCTGTCACCCGCTCCTCCGGGGTCTCCCCTGGCGGCGCTCACCAAGGGGGGTGCTGCTCATCAGCTAGGTGCAGGCAAGACCGCGGCTCCTGCCCAAACCGGTGGAAAGGGGAATGCTGGTGTAGGCGGTGTGCCCGGTCAGTGGGTGGTGAACGGCGCCCTCACTCCCGCCGGCCTCGCAGCCTTGGCGGGAGGAGCGGGACTGATGGGTCAGGCGGCGGCACCGTCGTTGCCAGGAGCCGCCACTGGGACAGCGGGGGGTCAGCCAGCAACTGGCGCCAGCGCTTGGCAGTACAAGTCGGCTGGCCTGGGGGCGAGCGACTTGTCAGGGATGTTCATGTCGTCGGGCACGACCAAGAGCCAGTCCTCTGATGGCTCCGGTAGCGGGTCGGGTGGTTCAGGTGGGACCGGCTCTGGTTCGCCCACCAAGCTGAACGGCAGTGGCAACGTCGCTCAGGCGTACAACTTCTTCCTTGGCAAGGGCCTGAAGGATTTCCAGTCCGCGGGCATCGTGGGCAACCTGGCCCAGGAGTCAGGCGTTAGTGCGACATCGAAGTCACCGGGTGCCTTCGGGGTGGCGCAGTGGACCCCACCGGATGCCCTGTACGCCTGGGCTAAAGCCCAGAACCGTGACCCCAGCAGCCTCGCCACTCAGTTGGATTTCCTCTGGTACCAGTTGAACTCCAACGAGAAGGGGGCGCTCGTGATGGTTCAGGGATCCACCGATGCCTCCTCAGCCGCGCAGGCTTTTGAGAAAGGCTATGAGCGGGCTGGGATCCCGGCCATGGAGAACCGCATCAAGTACGCCCAGAACGTGCTGTCCTCCAAGGGTGGCAACTACGCCCGTGGCACTCAGCTTGTGGCCCGTACCCAGCTTGCCATGCTCCACCGGGGTGAGGCCGTGGTGCCGGCGGCTGACAACTACTCCTCTGCCCCCTACAACAAGGGTGGCGCCCAGGGCAGCAGCCCTATCGTTCAGATGAACTTCAAGCCAGGCTCGATAGTGCTGCAAGTGCCGGCCAACTCCAACCAGCAGGACATGGACAACCTGGCGAAGCAGTTCATCGCCGCGGTGTCCAAGCCTCAGAATCTGGCCTCGGTGAGGAGTTCATAGTGGCAGTGACATCGAAGCAGATAGACGACATGGTGGCCTGGGCGCTCAGCAAGGTGGGCTTGTCGTACTCCGAAGCTCAGGGCAAAAGGTGTGGTCCGGACTCATACGACTGCTCCGGGTTTGTCTACTCAGCCTGCGTCGCTGCCGGCATCCGGCCCCCTGGTGGGGTTCAGTCAAGCTGCACTGCTACCTTCTCCCAGTGGCCTGACAGGAACTCCAACGGTAACAAGGAAGTCCAGCCACCCTTTGCCAAGGGAGTCTTGATCTACTTCGACACCGGCAGTGGGGCGCAGCCGGGTCATACAGCCATCTCCCTGGGCGACGGGACGATGGTGAATGCGTACGACACCCAGGCCGGTGTCATTACCTGCCCTCAAAGCCAGGGCGGGACGCCCATGGGTGGCATCGATCTCACCGGTACTGGTGTCGCCGGCAAAGATACGACATCCTCCACCCAGGGAACCGGCTCTGGTAATGACTCCACCCAGGGATCTGGCGATCAAAGCACCACAGGTGCGACCTGGCAGCAGGAGGTGGCTGCTCAGCAGGCCATCGTGGCCGCGCTCCCCGACCCTCGTAACAATCTGCCCTTCTCCAAGTATTTCCAGTCGATGCACATCGATCCCGCCAACCAGCTTGTGCGAGGTGGGATTGCTGACCTGACTACCAAGCAGTTCCGCTGCTACTTCATGATGAACCCGCAGCAGATCTCGATGGGGTCCAACATCGACACCAGCAATCTGACCTCCCCCTTGCAACAGGATCCCTCGGTCATGCAGATGGGCAGCTACTGGGTGACTAACCAGACCATCAGCTTCACCATCTACTTCAACCGCATGTACGAGGTGTGGCAAGGGGGGATCAAGGGGCCGTCCGACATCGGGTGTCGTTGGGACATCCGCGCCTTGGAACGACTCATGGGGATCTTCGACGCCCAGACCAAGGGCGGCGCCTCAGTCGGTGTGGGTAACTACGGGGCCGGGGGCTACCCGCCCATGACCTATCCGCTCCAGGTGGTCTTCGGTGGGTCCAACTCGTATCAGTTCCAGGGCACGATTGCCGGCATGGACTACTACTACACGCTCTTCTCCAAGGACATGATCCCCATCGAGGCTTACGCCGATCTTCAGATCATGCGGATCTATCAGCCCAGTATGTCCAGTCCTGATCTGGTGAACGCTACGTACATGACGGCTACGACTGGGAAGCAGTACGCGGTTAACACGATCAAGGCATCGAACTTCAACAACGCTCCCTTCAACCTGCCGAAGAAAGGCACGGGGAAGAAGAAGTGATCGTCAACGGTTCGCGCTACATGGGGCAGCCCGTGGTCACCGTGCCCCTCAGTACCACGGGTGACAACGCGGTAGCGGTATTCGGCCCTCCTGTAGCCGGTCCCTCCCAGTTCGCCTACTACATAGTGGTGGATGGGGACCGCTTCGACACGATCTCTTCCCAGGTGTATGGCCTCCCTGATTATTGGTGGAAGATCGCCAACGCCAACCCTGAGGTGTTCTACCCGGACTACCTCGTCCCTGGCGCCATCCTCAGGATCCCCACCTCATGACCATTCAGGCCACGGCGTACACGATCTTCGATCCTGGTGGCATCGCGTCCAAGAAGACGGTCAACACCGTCAAGGTGATGATGACTGAAGGGATGCATGACACCGCTGTCATCACCTTGCGAGCAGAGCCGTCTGACGCCCCAGAACTTCAGCCAGGCACCCCGGTGCAGATGCAGTACGGCTGGAATCCTCTCGACACCGACTGGTTCTACGGCTATGTCGATCACATCGAGACCCAATACAATAAATCCCTTCCTGATCAGTCCACCTTTGGGGACGTGGTTTGCCTGGGGGCCAGTTACTGCCTCAAGGATCCTTTCGCTGGGGCCTGGGCACATGTACAGGCGTCGGGTCTCGTGCAGCAGATGGCGAATACGTATTTCCTAGCTTCGTTGATCGAGAACGACGACTACATCTGGCCGCAGTTATCGAACCCTGGTTCCTCGGCCTGGTCGTTCCTCATCCAGCTTGCCAACAAGAACGGCTACAGCCTGGCGGTGAACCAGACGCTGCTGCGCTTCCTCTCCATCGACGCTGCCGTGCGCTGCTATGGGCCATCCATGCCCGTGTTCAAGACTCGTAACACCGCGGCCAGTCTGGCTCAGCAGGGGATCTCGTCCTTTCAGGCCGTGACTGGCGAGACCTTCACCAGTCCGAAATCCAACAAGGCCACCCGCACCATCGCTGGCCTCGACCTCAGCACAGGCAACATCGTCGGGGCTGTCAATACTGGCACAGAGACCATTCTGGGCCAGGACGTGGTCTACCCCTTCTTCACTCAGCAGGTCTCTGATCAGGTGGTCAACTCTCAGGGCACGGCTCAGAATGTGCTGATCGGCATGGCTGAGTACAACCGATTCAACTACCGCGCTACGGCCACTCTCACTGGTATGACCACGGTCAAGCAGGGCACGCCCATCATTCTCAACGGGATTGATTCCAACAATGACGGGATGTGGTGGGTCATGGAGGTCATCCACAAGATCTCGTCGGTGGGTTACTCCATGGATGTCTGCCTGGGCCGTGGCTCTAAGGGTGACAGCGGCATGCGCCCTGTCCAACATCCATCTGTGGCCTTCTCGCCCATGAACCCCATGTCCTACGCCGTCAAGAACGCCCCGACCACCAAGCTAGTGAACAATCGCTGGCGCGCCTCCAACCATTTCAATGTCAACGTCAGTTAGCCCCACTACCGGTCAGCTTTACCCTGGCGTCTACCCCGCCAAGGTCTACGCCAACAACGACCCGCAGCACAAGAGCCGGATCCAGATGTACATCCCCCAGATCTACGGCACCACGCCGGTCAAGGTCTGGGCGCCCCCGGTCTCTCAGGCTGGCAGTGTGCCGGTGATCGGCAGCGTGGTGTGGTGCCTGTTCCAGGGTGGTGACCCCTCTTACCCCACCTACCTGCCCCAGACGTCGGGAGGAGGCCCAGCCGGTTCCACCGGTCCTACCGGTCCCGCGGGTCAGCCGGGTATTCAGGGACCAGCGGGGCCGGCAGGACCGACTGGGGCGACAGGAAACGTAGGCCCTGTTGGCCCCACAGGGCCTTCAGGAGGGCCTCCTGGACCCACAGGGCCAACAGGACCGATGGGTACCCCTGGTACAACAGGGCCTGCTTCCACGGTCCCTGGGCCTACCGGTCCTACTGGTGGGGTTGGGGCCACTGGTCCCACTGGACCCTCAGGGCCGGCAGGAGGGCCAACGGGTCCGACAGGCCCTGCCGGTCCACCCGGACTGACCTTCATCTACAGGATCGTTTCTCCCACCGTCGCAGGATCGCCCTACACCGTCGCGCACAACCTGAACACCAGCTACCCCCTGGTGGAGCTATGGGACGCCGTCAATGGGCAGATGCTGACGGCCAACGTCACTGTGGTCAATGCCAACACCATCAATGTCATCTTCACTCAGAACGCCCCGCATGACGTCGAGGTAGTGGTGACAGGTGGGGCGACTGGGACTACCGGCCCCACTGGTCCGACCGGACCCACCGGAGCAGCCTCCACTGTGCCTGGTCCCACAGGGCCTACCGGTTCTACTGGCCCCACTGGTGCGACAGGAACAGCCGTCACCATCAAAGGCTCGGTGCCCAACGCGGCCAGTCTCCCCACCACTGGCAATCAGCCAGGTGATGGGTGGATCACCGCTGATACCGGACACCTGTGGGTATGGGACGGGACCAAGTGGGTGGATGCTGGTTTGGTTCAGGGACCAGCCGGCGTCACTGGCCCAACAGGACCGACTGGCGCCACTGGCTCTACCGGAGCGGCCTCTACCGTGCCGGGTCCAACGGGTCCGACAGGAGCTACAGGAGCGGTCTCCACCACGCCTGGGCCGACTGGTGCCACTGGGCCGACTGGCGCCTCTGGGCCTACGGGCGCAGCCTCTACCGTGACTGGACCCACCGGTCCTACTGGTCCGAGTGGATCAACTGGTCCCGCTGGCACTGGTCTCGCGTACACAACCACGCTCACCGCTCCCACGGTGGCCGGCTCCCCTTACACCGTCACTCACAACCTGGGCGCCTCATACCCGTTGGTTGAACTGTGGGACGCCGCCAATGGCTCGATGCTTCAGGCCGACATCACGGCGATAAATGCCAACAGCATCACGATCACCTTTCGTCAGAATGCCCCTCACAACGTCACTGTGGTGGTCACTGGCTCGACTACGGGGAGCGGCCCACCTGGACCCACCGGTCCTACAGGACCGACTGGTGCTGCCGGTTCAGCGGGCGGGGGCACCTTGACCTGGAGCCAGGCCACGGCCAGCACCATCTGGACGATCCCTCACAACCTTGGCTACTACCCCAACGTGACGGCGGTGGACTCTGCTGGCACTGAGATCTTTCCTGGCAACGTCAAATACACCAGTGCCACCACCGTTGAACTTGACTTCTCGGCTGCCGTGGGCGGCTCGGCGTATCTGAGTTAGGAGCGAACCATGCCCACCTTCTACGGTGCCGTCGACCTGATCAAGAACGAGCTTCGCAACGCTGTCGTTCAGAACCTGGGATCGGCCCCGGCCTCACCGTTGCCGGGGCAGCTTTACTACGACACCACATCGAACACTCTGTTCTGGTGGAACGGCACGGCCTGGCAATCGGCCAAGAGCCTGGCGCTCTCGTCCACGGTCACTACCGCGGCTATTGGTGACGCACCCGTAGTCGGTGTTGCGAATACAGCTAGTGCAGGCGACCACAAGCACGGCATGCCGGCCTTCTCTACCACCGTCATCGCGGAGACAACGTACGGCCTGGGGTCAGGGGTCGGTAGCGCGGCCACGTTGCCTCACGGTGATCACACTCACGGCACGCCGGCATTGACCGCCAACGCCCCTGTGATCCAAGCCATTTCCGACGTGGCAACGGTGGGTGTTTCGACCTTCCCGGCGCGTGATGACCACCGGCATGGAATGCCGGCGTTTGGAGCGCCCACGGCTCAGGCCGCGTTCGGTCTGGCGACGGCTACTGGTAGCGCGGTCACGGTCCCGCACTCTGACCACGCGCACGGCACTCCTGCTTTGCCCGCGGTGAACGCCCTGGCGACCACGTCGGGTGCGCTCAACATGAACTCGTTCCAGATCAATGCTCTGGCTGATCCCACCAACCCCCAGGACGCCGCCACCAAGAACTACGTCGACAATGCCATCGCCGGCTTGTCCTGGAAGGAAGCAGCGAGAGCCGCCACCACGGTCAACATCACCCTGTCGGGCACCCAGACCGTTGACGGCATCGCCCTGAACGTGGGTGACCGGGTGCTGGTCAAGAACCAGGCCACGGCATCGGCCAATGGCCTCTACCTCGTGGCCGCAGCGGCTTGGACCCGGACCACCGACGCTACAACCGGCGCACAACTCGCTGGCATGGCGGTGTTCATCGAGCAGGGCACCACTAACGGCACCACGTCGTGGACCCTCTCCACACCGCCACCGATCACGGTCGGTACCACCAACCTGACCTACTCCCAGTTCGGGGCCAATAGCACCTACACGGCTGGCAATGGTCTGCAACTCACTGGCAACGTCTTCTCGGCCCTGAATGCTGACACCAGCATCACCGTGACGGCGGGTGGGATCGCGGTCAACACCGCGGTCATCGCCACCCAGGCATACGTCAATACTGCTGTCACCGGGGTCACGAAGAAGTACGCCACCACCCTGGCGGGTACGGCCTCGCCTGAAACGATCACCCACAACCTGAACACGAGGGATATAGAGGTGGCTGTCATCAACGGCAACTCGCCATACGGCACAGTCCAGGTGGACTGGCAAGCAGTCACGGTCAACACCGTCAGCATCATCTACAACCCGGCCCTGGGCGCCGGCTACCGAGTGGTGGTGATCGGATAAATGCCTCGCACCTATGGCACCACCAATATCGCCCCCTACGCGGCTGCCCCGGCGGTAGGCCCAGCCGGGGACACCTACTACAACACGGGCAACAAGGCCCTCTACATCTCGGACGGTGCAGCCTGGAACCCCATCCAGGGTGGAGGGGGAGGAGCGCCCTATGCTCCGGTCACCGGTACCGCCCCGCCCCCCAGCACTCCCACCGTCACACCTCCCACTGGTCTGCTCTGGGTGGACACGTCCACCACGCCCTCCTGGACGCCGTCTGCCGGCCCTGGTGTCCCTCCTGGTGGCACCACCGGCCAGTACCTCCAGAAGAGGTCGAACACCGACTACGACACCCTGTGGTCAGGTGCTTCCCGCCTCATCTTCTACCAGACGCTCACGGCTCCCACCGCGGCCTCTTCGCCCTACCCCGTCACCCACAACCTGGGCACGCAGTACGTCCAGGTGCAGTTGTGGGACGCGGTGACCGGTCTGCTGGTGGGCGCTCAGGTGCAGGTAGTCAACGTCAACACCATTCAGATCGCCGTCGCCCAGAACATGCCCAACAATGTCAACGTGGTGGTCATAGGGGCGGCGAACCTCGCGCCTCCGGTGAACCCACCGGACATCGCCAGCAAAAGCTATGTCGATGCGCGTACCCCTAACCTGCCGCCTTCGATCACGTCTGGGTCAGGAGTACAGAGCTTTACCGACGTGCTGGGCACCGTGTGGGTGGCTGCCAACGGTGTGAATGGTGGCGCTTGGAAACAAGCCAGGGATGTTCTGTATAGCAAGTGGTTCCGTAGTTCTGCTCTTACCATGGCAGCAGCAGGCGGTCTCGTACCACTTGATACATCGGTCAGAGACCAATACGCTCTCTATTTGTCCGCGAACTCAGGCTGGACTATCCCGGTTAGTGGTCTTTGGCAGTTCACATTCTCTCTGGGTGCTGTTTCTACTGCTGCTGGTCAAGCCTACAACTGTCGGCTGTACCAGAACAGTGGAGTTATAACCGTCTATACTTCACAAAGTGGACTAGCGGGAAACTTGTCTGCCATTTCTGTTCTTGAGCAGTTCTGTTCTGTTGGTGATCTTGTTCAGACTTATGCTGTTTCCGCTAACGCGCTTGCGGTCATAACTGGTCAGGTTTGGACTTATGGTGTTGCACAATACGTAGGGACGGGCTGATGACAACACTGAGATATTACGATGGGGCTGCCTACCAGCCCTTGCCAGGAATGCCCGGTCCCACCGGTCCTATCGGCCCCGCGGGACCGACCGGGGCGCAGGGTCCAGTCGCGCCTGGAGTGACCCTGAACTATGTGGCTCAGGGCTGGGGGCCAGCATCTCCACCGTATACAGGGACGCAGCCGCTCACGGTGGTTGCCACTGGCTTGAAGGCCAGTCATAACTATCTGGTCACCGGCTATGCCATCGCTCAGAACACCTCAGCCGCTGCTGCCACATGTAGAATATATGTTACGACCACTGCTGGTAATAATGTTGGTCCGAATGTAGGGGCCTGGATTACTTATGAGGCCAACTTGGCAGCTAACCAAGTCCCTGCTACTGGTTATTCGCATGGTACTACCGGCAGTTTTATTTACACGCCTGCTGTTGACGGTGATGTCTCCTTCACCATCTATAGTTCCGGTACTGCGGGTGCCATGAGCTTTGGCCCTAACAACTGCGCCATCTTCGTTGCTGACCTGACGGGTACGCAGGGGCCGATAGGAGCGACAGGTCCGGTGGGGCCTGCGGGGCCTGCTGGTGGCGGCAGCATCATTGTCAGCGTGCGAGCCTATCGTAGTGCTGCTTTCACAACGTCGACAACACTCACATCGTTCATCTTCGATACAGACAGTGGTACAAACTTTTGGGATACACAGAACGCCTTCAATAACGGGGTGTTCACCTGTCCCGTAGCTGGCAAGTATCGGGTTACTTGTTCGTATGTCATGGCTGTTGGTACTGGTTACTGGGTTGAAGCGGTCATCGCCAAGAACGGCGTACAATACGCTTGGAACTTTTCTGGTCCCTCTGGCGGTGCGAGTACATATACGACTGCTGCTGTGACAGATACGATGGATCTGGCTGTCGGTGACACTATTGGGACCATGATCCAGGCCAGCGGTGCCTTTGCTTTGCTGAATGATGCCAGAGGCACCTTCCTGACTATTGACTTGATTGGTGGGACGGGACCACAAGGAGCAACTGGCCCCACCGGGCCGGCGTATGCAGCAGGGCAGATGTACAGCCTGGTCTACTACCAGACCATTCCCGCCCCGAAGGTCGCCTCCAATCCGTACACGGTTACTCATAACCTGGGCACCACCTTCCCCATGGTGCAGCTATGGGATGCGCTCACGCTCCAGTTGGTGAACGCCCAGGTGCAGGTTGTTGACGCCAACCGTGTTCAGATCTCGGTGGCAGCAGACATGCCCAACCCGGTGAACGTGTCGATTATGGGTGTCGCGGCCTCGCCGGTCCCTATCAACCCTGGAGATCTCGCCACCAAGGCGTACGTGGATGCCAAGACGGCGACGCTGCCGGCCCCAGTCACGTCGGGTACCACCATCCAGTCCTTCACCGACGTCCTGGGCGACGTGTGGGTAGCCAAGAACGGCGTGAATGGTGGAGCCTGGAAGCGAGCCAGAGATGTCGTCCACTGCGAGTACTACCGGGCTGCGGCCCATACGTTCCCGACTGCCTGGACAGCCTTTAGCTTTGACGGCCTGCTCTCCGATGCCTATGGATTGTATGTCGCGCCCCTCTTCACACCGCCAGTGGCTGGGTTGTACGACTTCACCATGGTTCTGACTGCCAACCCGACTGCTACCGGACAGCATGTAGATATTTCGCTGTACAACACCACGACCGCCGGCTACCTATTGGCACTCAATCAGCAATCGGCTCAGGCTAGCTGGGGGGTTGCTCCTATGCTGCACGCGAAAAGGGTGCTAGCTGCAACTGATGTTATTCAGACTCGCAACCTCGCCGCCGCAGCCTTGACAGGACAAACCGGGGGCTTGTCCACACTTCTTGCTATTGCCTATCTAGGGACGGGCTGATGTCAACCATTGAAATCCCAATCTATGTACCGACCATCCCGCTTCCCGCGCCTGTCACCTCTGGCAGCGGTGTCCAGAGTTACACTGACCCCTACGGTGACGTGTGGGTGGCTCTCAACGGTGTGAATGGCGGGAACTGGAAACGGGCCAGGGACGTGTTGCAGGCAAAGGTCAGTAAGGGTGGTGCGTACACCACTTCAACATCGGCTACAGCGATTCCTTGGACTGCTGTGAGTTTCGACTCATACGGAATGTGGAATGGGTCAGCTTCGTTCATTGCTCCGATTGCTGGCATTTATCAGGTAAAAGCTGCGGTCGGAATCAACTTTACCGCTGCGGGGCAGTGGAGTCTTCTTTACATGACTCAAAGCAGCGTCGGAGGAAATGCTCAAGGATTCCAGACTCTTCTCAGTGGAACGGCAACGGCATCCCTCATTACTGAGGACTTACTACAATGCACTGCTGGCGACATCATCACGGCGTTTCTCCAGACTTCTGCGGCCTTGGCCTTGTGGACGAACTCTGCCGCTAACCGGTTCCATCTCTCTTATCAAGGAACAGGCTGATGAGCATCCAAACCTACGCGGTTCTCGACAATCTGCCTGCGCCTCTAGCCGCTGGCGCACTCTTCCAGAGCTTTACTGATGTCACCGGTGATGTGTGGGTGGCTCAGGGTGGTGTGTACGGGGGAGCCTGGAAGAGAGCCAGAGATGTACTGAAGGCACGGGCGTACCCCAACGCCAACGTGGCGATAACCACTGCCGGGTGGGTGGTCATAGGTCTGACCAATATCTCGTTCGACAGCTATGGGCTGATGTCCTTGTCTAACAACCGCTTCATTTGCCCGATACCAGGAATCTACCGTGTTCACGGCACTGTTGGTTACACGGCTGTGGTAGCCAGGTACATCGCCAGCCTTTACAAGAACGGTGTCGAAATGGGTCGTGGTAACGATCTTTACAACAGCACGGCTCAGATCATTAGCCTGGTCGTCAGTGACATGATGGTGTGTGCCGCCGGGGATTTCATTCAGCTATACGGTTACGCATCCGGTGCCACCAGTACGTACTACGGCGGCGGCACGGCATCACTGACCTTCCTCAGTGTGGCTTACGATGGCACTGGCTAAGAGAGCATAATCAAGGAGGAACATGAGTTACCTGACCTACTCCCTGTTGACTGAGGACGTGAACTTCGGCAGGCGATCTCGGGCCTGTATCATTGAGCAGAGCAATACCTTCCAGACTGACGCCAACCTGGCCGTCGCTGCTCTCGCCAAGGCTCTGTTGAAGGGTGAGCCGGCTCAGACCCAAGTCATGCTGCAAGGGATTGCGGCGGGACCACAGTTCGACACCCAGGTGGATCTGGGTGATGGCACCATCGACTCCACCAAGATCACTGACGAGGAGATCCTGGCTCAGACCCAGGCCATCTTCCCCACCGTGGCTGCTCTGTACTACGACGACACCGGGGCACCCATCCCCGCCTAAAATCCTGACGTGATCGACGGCCCGCGCCCGGTGCGCCTGCAAAATAGCGGGGACATCTACCGAGAACTCGGCCCCAACTATTCCTCCCAGGAGCTACTGGTCACGGCTGCCCTGCGGACGGCCATGATCCCCGGTCAGGAGATCGTGGCTGAGGTACGCCCGCCCATCCCCTCCCTGGGCCACCCCTTCCCGCCCCGTTACGGGTACCCCGACTACCAGGAGCGCCAGGCTGACATCTCCCAGGTGCTGGACGTGAACCGGAGCTACCCCAACCGGCGTTGGGACTTGTCCGGAGGGGTCGCCGGCTGGCAGGGGGCAGCGCGTAACGTGGGTGTCGAGGACGTCTGGTAGGAGGAAGCATGTCTGATCTGTTCGGTGGTGGAGGACGAGGGGCGCCCGGTATCGAGGCTATTGGACCCATCATGGGCATCGCACCGTCACCGGGGGCTGGTCGGGGGCGTGTCCTGGGCCTCCCCCAGGCCCTCAGGTTCGCGGGTGACGTGGGTGGACCCTTGGCTGAGGCTGCCATCAACCGGAAGAAGGCACGCAAGAACTACAACGACGCCCCGGTGGATGACATCGACGGGCAGGCGGGTGGCAAGCTGGTGAATACCGGCGCTGGACCCATGGCGCCTGCCGCAGCGCCCTAGGAGGGCACATGTCTGAGAACAGAGACCGCAGCATGAACGCCGAGTTGCTCGATGGCATGGTCGATGGCACCTACAAGCGGGTCATCCGCGACCGTTCCCTCTACCCGGACCCTGACCGCCGGCTTCAGCGGGCTGACCGGATCGCTCTCTTCCATGGCACGGGTGGCTATGGCGTAGCTGAGGCCCCGGAGAAGCGCACCCCGGATGGTCGCTACTCCCATGACCAGGGGTTTGTCCCGCCCCTGTTCCCGGAGGTGACCGTGCGGGCGGCGATGACGCCCGAAGCTCGTGCGGTGATTGCCAGCGAGAGGATGACCTAAGACGCCTCGCCTCCTGGTATGCAGGGAGTGCAAGACCATCGAGGAACTCCCCCTCTACAACGGCCCTCCCCAGCTTGAGGCCCAGGATCCTCTCCTGGACAACCTCGTGCGCCGGCACGTCCAGCTTCATGGTGACATCGGCCCGGACTCTGCGGCCCTCCTGGTGGCCTCGGAGGATCCCTGCCACTGCGGCGAGAAGACCACGGTGGACGTGAACGGCAGGATCCAGGCGAACCCCCTCAGGATCCGGACACAGCACACCTTCTGGGAGGGGCACAAGGACGACGTCCTGAAGGGCCTGGGTGAGCGCTGGACTGGGTTCCACCCGGAGTACTACGCCACCAAGGACACCTACAAAGAGGACGCCATGCGGTGCTACAACCTGCACCGCCGGCCCAAGGGCACCGACTGCATCGACTATCGGGATGACAACCGCAAGCTCACGGGGAAAAGCTGGCCCAAGGACAGGGCTGTCTACCTCTGTGATTTTTGCCCTGTGTCCAGCCAGGTGACCACGGCTATCCGCGCCGCGGCAGGGATGTACAAGAGATGAGCGACGTCAACGGCTCGGAGCCACCGCCTCAGCAGGTACTCACCCTGTTCATGGTCGTGATCGACCTGGACGGCTCCTCCAGGGCCGTCTTAAACACCGAAGAGCGGTTTATAGCCCAGCGAATCGCCACCCCCAAGGACATCTACCCGGCGGTGATGAACGTGGCCGCGGACTTCCAGGGCCTGAAGACAGCAGAGGCCATCGCCAGCTTCCAGTTCCAGATGGCACGCCAGGCTGCCGCCCAGCAGGAAGAGTGAGGATCGTCTACAGAGGCCCCTGAAGGCCCCTGTGACCGCCTACGACCGACTCTGGGCTGTCCAGCCCTCTGTGTACTGGTAGGCGTCCTCCAGGGACACTGAGGCGCCATGATCATGTCCACAGATCCACTCCCCCCAGCGGTCCCGGAAGCAGGGAGGACCGCTGGCGTCGTCAACGAGGAACGAACGTCCGGAAGGGCGAAGCTCCTGGGGAGTGACGATCCCGCGCTGGACTGCCATCAGGTGTAGACGAAGCCGCCCAGGGTGCCGGTGCCTGCCGGTGTAGTCACGGCCACGCTGGCGGTCCCCGCTACTGATGTCGCAGGCGTGGTACAGGTGATCGTACTGTCGTTGACCACAACCACAGCGGTGCAGGCAATCCCGCCGATGGTCACGGCAGTGGCTCCGGTGAAGCCGTACCCGGTGATGGTGACCGGGGTGGCGACGGCGTGGACCGCGGTGCCTGGGCTGACCCCGGTGGTAGTGGGTACCTTCGTGGCCTGGCGGTCCGCAACCAGGGCGTCGGGCCAGGAGCAAGAAGCGGTGGAGACAGGGCTGGCGAGGTTCGGGACTGGCGTGGTGGTGACGTTGGGCGGGACCAGCATGCTGCCCCAGTTCGGGGTGGTGAAGGGGGAAGCGGCCCAGTTGGCAGGGGCTACGTAGGCAACGCCGGTCGCGGGGTCGATGGTGTTCCACTTCGGGACGGCAGCAGCAGCCGCCGGGTTGCTGGGCAACTCCCTTGGGTTCATGGTGTAGGGATTGGCGCCGGGGTTGTAGGGCATCGGTTACTCCTCAGGTCTGGGTGACGACGAATGGTGGGCCGTCATAGGTGGTTCCCGCCACGGTCACCCTGACGGCGTACGTTCCATTCTTCAGGTTGTTCGGCGTGGCGCAGGTCACGGTGCTGTCATCCACCACCACCAGATCGGTGCAAGGCGTGCTGATCCTCACCTGGGTTGTTCCTGTCAAGGTTGTGCCGGTCACTGTTATCGATACTGCTGTGTCCATGGGGCCAGTGTTTGGAGTTACTCCGGTAACGCTGACCCCCTCAGGAGGGTTTTCCCCACCACCTCCTCCTCCTCCCAGGCGTGGATCTTCGACGGTGACGCCCGCCGCAGCCATCGTGTCTACGTGATCCTGGATGTTGGCGACGGCCAGGTCTTGACGGTCTGGATCCAAGGTCAAGGTGGGATCAACGGCTTCCGGGTTGGCGGTCTGGAATGCTTGAGCCGCTGCCGTGTTCGCTGGTAGTTCGTAGGGGCTGTAGACCCTGAGTGGGTAGTAGTCCGGAACCTCGTCAGTAGCTGCGACCTCTTCTTCACCCTCCTCTGTGCCGGCTGCCGTGGCGTCGTCCTCCTCCAGGCGGGCCACCAACTCATCCTTGTGACCCGATGTGGGGAGATCCCTGGCTCTAAGCTCGTCCCGCAACTCTTCCACGGTGTTGTTGTGATATGACGCTTCTACGTCTGTCATGCCCTAAGTTTTACCCATGGCCTGCTCACCCCCTGTGTCACCCCAGGGATCCTCGGTGACCACTCCGAAAATCATGGGCGGCGTCGGTCCAAAGAAGGGCAGGGTTATGCAGGAGTTGTGCATCCGGGCCATGACCAGGCCCTCAGGGAGAGTTGGCCCTCCTGCCCAGGCCAGGTTGAGCGGCCAGTTCACCCCCTGACTGAAGGACAGCACCCCCAGGTGGCGGAAGCAGGCTCGCAGGGGCGGCTCGGGGGAGCGGTCGATCAGGAAGGCGTCAGCCCAGTCGCATGGCTCTCGCCAGTCGCACACTAGGCTTGCACTATGCCAGAGATCGCAGCACTTCCTGAGCTTCTGGGGGCTGGTGAGGCTGCTGGGGGGGCTGGTGAGGCCGCTGGGGGCATGGGTCGCATGGGCAGCATGTTGAAGGATTTCAATGACAATCCTGTCACTAAGATCGCCGGCCACATCGGTGGCAACCTCGTCCACGAGTTCATGGGGTCCATCGGTACCGGTGGCGGTGACCAGGAGAAAGCCAACATCGGACCTATCGGAAATCTGGCCTGATTTTTCACAGGCTGGACGCGAAGAGGCCCCCCTGGAGGGGGCCTCTTGCATGGCTACATGGCTACCACACCATGACCGCAACACCGTCCTAGGAGAACCGATGCCGTGTTTTTCAGTGTAGCGGATCAAGATGCCTGTCGCACCAGCACCCGGCGCCGTGCTGGCACGGTGGTCTCTTCCCCTTTGTCCTCTGCCAGAGCTTCAGCGACGGTCTTCTCCTGGATGCGCTCGTTGACGTCCCACTCCTGGAGGCCCCGGCGCGCCAGGGTCTGCTGGACGTACTGGTAGGGCCAGTTGTTCAGGTTGCGGGAGATCTCCATGATCCCCTGCCCGTCGAGGAACATGGCGACGATGGTCTCGTCCCGGATCTGGGACTCGTCCCACTTCGCCATGGGGGTCTCGGAGCAGTCCTCGCTACACCAGAACACGAACCGTCCTATGCGGCGCCGGTAGCCCATGAACACGCCGCAGCAGCGGCAGCGCATCTCCTGAAGGTCATCATCCTGGTCTGCCATTAGCTGGCCTTCCTGAGGGCGGCGATGACCTCGTCCAGGTAGCTGGCCGGGAAGACGGCGCCGCTCATGTTCTGCCCATTGGGGAGCAAGTTGATGCCAACTCGGATGTAGTCGTCACCACCTCCGGTGGCGATCCGGGTGATCCGGACCTCGCGGCTGTCGCCCAGCTTGACCCGGCTCAGGATCTTGGGGGGTCGGATCGTCCTGGTGGGGCCTGGCTTGGTGGTCTTACTTTCTGACATGGAATACTCGATCTTTCTCTATGAGGGGGAGGTGATCTGGCCCCTTGACGCAGGCCGATACGGTGGTCTCACGGTAGTTGCCGTGCTTGTCTATCCAGCGGCGCTTGTGTTCACGCACTCGCCAGCGATGCGACCACACCACTAGCTGGGGGACATGGTCGGGGTCGGTGATGGTGGGCGGTCGATCCACGGGACGCAGGTCGACCACGGTTACCTCTGACAGCGGGCTGTGCGCCCGCTTGAGCCGCTTCAGCATGGGCCGGTCAGCCGGCATGCGGAAGGGGATCTGCTCCTGCACGAACTCCCACAGGGAGATCACGAAGGCATTGAATCGGTTGACCGAGAAGGCGTAGCTCTCCTTGTGCTTCTCGTACTCCTCACGGTCCCCGGCGGCGCCATGGAACTCGGCTAGTTCCTCAGGCTTGGACATGTCTTCATCAGTGAGGTTCTGTACCTTCTTGCCCCACGCCCAGGGGACGATGTGCAGGATGGGCAGGTCGCCACAGACTGAGGTGACTCCCTCCTTGCTACCGAACTCGGCGTACTCCATCTGGTTGATCTCATCCAGTTCGTCGTGGGCGTCGCTGAACTCAGTCATGACCACGCCCGCCCGTTCCTCTGACCACAGGATGGCCTTGACTGAGGTGACCCGACCACGGGCGTCCAGGATGTGGATGGGACGCTCCAGGTAGATGAATCCTCTGGGACAGGGCAAGTCCTGGGGTAGGACGACCTCATGCTCGTGGGCCTCGTAGACATCGGTGAAGTCCCACAGGCGGGCGATGATCGGGCTGCGGACGTAGAAGGTCTCGGCGCTGTCGAGCCGGCTGATCAGGTACTCGTCCACCTTCCAAGGCTCGTCCAGGTCGCGCATGGTCACGTAGTTGTCGACCATGCCCTGGAAGGTTTTGATAAACCCGTCCCGGTACTGGCTCGACTTCCACCAGCGCATCAGCTTGACCTGTTCCTCCAGCACATCGATGGGTCGGTAGACGGTAGCCATCAGGGCCACACCATCGTGGGGCGAACGTCGATCAGCTTGAGCCGGTACCGGCTGTAGGGCACCCACACGGGCTGACCGGTGCGCTCGATCTCCTGGAGGACGGCGTAGTACTGGTCGTAGCGGCGCCGGTAGCGTGCCCGCACACTCAGGTACCAGATGGCGTAGATGGGCAGCACCAGGAAGATGAAGACGGCGTCGACCCCGGCGAAGACAGCGGCGCTGCCGGCTACGATCAGGAAGCCGGTGTACCACTTGCTCCAGAGATCCTTCTGGTTCTGCATCAGGCCCATGCACCCGAAGGGGTCCATGTAGCGGCCCAGCTTCTGCTTGCCCTTGACCAGGCGGTACGAGGGAGCCGGCGGATCCGCAGAGCCGCGTAGCTGGGACCAGTAGTCCTGAGAGTCCAGCAGGTAGTTGGCGTACTTCGGATTCGGCTGCGGTGGTAGTTGGTTTGCCATGTCTCTAGTATACCACAGTTCGCTCATACATGTGGGAATGAACACGAGGGTGGGAGGGGTCAGCCCTCCCACCTCCCATGGGTCTAGTAGTCCTCGTCTTCGTCTTCGTCCTCGTCCTCGTCGTCTGGATCCAGTTCGGTCCAGCCCCTGGCTGAGCCGATCTGGTCTCCGACGTAGTAGACGTGTGACTTGAAGGGGTTGATGGCCTTGTCGACCATGTCCTTTTGCTCCATGACTGCTTCCATGGCTTCGGCCTCAGTGACCGGCTGCTCGCTGCCGTTGTAGTAGTTCTCCATCAGGTAGCGGACCACCTGGCTGCGGCTGGTTGTTTCCTCACCTCCGAGATAGCGCTTGCTCATTTCTCACCTCCCCTGTACTGCTCTAGTTGAGTCGGGCAGGAGCGCATGCTGGCGCCGATGGTGGCGATGTCATGGATGAACCGGTCGGTGAAGTGGTCATCGGCGGTGGCATGGGTGAACTCGTGGATGATGAGGGCGTCCAGGGTCTCCTGGTCGACCCCATCGGGCCAGCCCTTGCCCAGGTGTCGCAGGTAGAAGGTGACCGTGCCATCACTCCAGGACGCCGGGTAGCGCTTGCCCCCGGTGCCGCAGTTGGTGGGCATGAACTTGACGTCTGGCTTGTACCCCAGGATGAAGTGCCCCACCTCCTGGACGTACCCGGCCACCGCATGCATGCCTTCGGTCCACTGCTCCACCGGGATGGGCGGGATGCCGTCCGGTGAGGTGGGAACTTGGGTCTGGATGACCTGGCCTGCCGGCTTGAAGGTCTCTCGCTCCCGTATGCGGTCTCGTATGTCACCGCTCAGGGACCGACTGTGGATGATCGTGCGGTTCTGGTCGACGGCTCGCTTGGTGGCCTCCCAGTTGGAAGGGTCTGCGATGACAGCGTCCTTGCCGTAGGTGCCCACCATGACTGAGTCGAACGCTTCGTCAGTGGCAATGGCAACGACGTCCTTGACCCAGGTGGACTTCTGATCGACAGAGGTCAGCAGGTCGAAGGTGGAGTTGAGCATGATCTCCCGCAGCTTGCGGAGGTACGCAGGCTTGACGTTGTCACGGGCGCTGTTGAGGGGCACCTTCTGCCCCACGTTGATGTGGAACCGTCCATCGTGTTCCACCACCGGGATGCCTAGCTCGTAGATGTAGGGCCGATTGCCGGCTGCCTCAAACAGTTCGACGCTGGTGAGGCGCCTGGTGTCGCGCATGTTGCCCTCGGCGTCCCAGATAACGGTGTCGAGGGTCTCTTGTGTTGTCCGCACTGGCTCAGTCCGCTCGATGATCTCGTCGTTGAACTTGAAGACCACACCCTTGGGCACGATGATGGCCCGCATCAGGGTGACGAACTCAGCCGCCTCGGTCTTGTTCAGCTTGAGCCTGGCCTCCAGGATGGTGCCGTGCGGTGTCTTGGCTGCCTCTTCGACGCGTCCTGCCTTGGTGAAGCGGACACTGCCCTTGGTGGAGGTGATGGAAAGTAGACCGCCGTCGACAGCAATGGCAATCAGTTCCTTCTCCCCCTGGCCGAAACGGCCACGAGCCTCAGGATCCTCGCGCCGGTTCGATGCTGCGAACAGAGTCCAGGCGTCCTTGAGATTGGTGAACCCATCGGGGTCGTTGTCCTTGATGACGAGGTCAGCCCAGCCATCCTTCTGTGCGAAGGTGACCAGGACGACGTCGGTGTGGGTGTCGAAGGCGTTGGACAGACCTTCAACCAGGATGCGCGGCTTGCCCTTGTTCTGCAAGGTTTGCCGGTACCCTTGGATGTCGATCTCCAACACCTGGGTGGTGTATTTAGCCATGTGTACATCATAGCATGTCACATGTGAAGAGTGTTGGCAGCATGTGGACAGATTTGTGTGACACACGTCACACCAAGGGTGCTCACACCTAACTGCTCACTCTGATATGCTATCAGTCATGGCAACTACCACACCCAAGCCAGACATCCGGTTCATCGTTGATGTCAGGCCAAGAAAGTACAGTGACCACGGTGGCCTTGAGGCCGTGGCCTACCCAATCATCATGGAGGGCGGCAAGATCCGCAACTGCTCCTGGACGTCCCTGACTAACCAGGGTGCTCAGTACGCAGACCTTCGCGTCGAGGGCTGGGTCGACCGGGACTCGGGCAACAAGGAGGACTTCTACTACGGCTACGAGCCGCTGGAGTATCGGGAGGTTTTCACCTTGACCCTGCCCAGGGCTGAGGTCATGGTGAAGACTCTCCGGAGTCTCAACAAGAAGGTGGAGGCCCTTAGCAACAAGTTCGGTCGACCCACTGACTTCGCCGGCTTCCTGGGCTATCTTGCCATCGCAGTCGGCGGTGACGGCACGGCCATGTTCGCTCGCAAGACGAGTGGACATGGCTGGACCCACGACGAGTGCGAGTACCGCTGGCTGGATGTCGACGGTCTCCGGTATTACTTCCAAGACGAGCTACGCAAGTGGAGAGGTGATGACTGAAGTCCACACCTACGAAGACGAGTTCCCCAGGCATCTTGGCCCGCCTCCGGTCCCCAACGGGACCGGGGCCAAGCTGCACGACACCACCAAGCCCACCTACCTCCTCCAGATTGACTCTGGAGCCTTCATGGCTGTGTGGGAACACATGGAGGCTGAGGCCAAGCATCGCTTCCCTACCAATGGCACCTACGCTCACGTTCGCGCCTACCTCCGGGCTGTGGCCGCGTTCCGCCATTGTTACTGGGCCAACCACGAGGCCCCGGAGCCTCCCAAGCCATCAGTCCGCAAGCTGGTGAGAAGGGCACGCAAGTGAGTTACGACAAGTACATCGCATGGCGTCGACTGACCAACAATGGCCGGCGTGGCCGGGACGAGATGTCTCCGGAGTCCCAGGCTGAGTACGACAGTCATGGCTTCCAGGAACTATCGGCCCCTGACTTTGAAGAGGCCAAGCGCGCCTACGAGGAGGTCACGCGACGTTCTGACCCTGGATCCTCTTCATCCTCTTGACCGGGTCGTCCATGTGCGCCGGGTTCTTGATCTCGGCATCCTTGGTGACGTGGTAGGCAGCCTTCTGGAAGTTCGCCACCATCCTGACGTAGGACTTGCTCTGCCCCCAGGGTGACTCCGGGTAGTGGGTGGAGCGGTCTAGGTACGCCTGTTGAGGCTTGGCCTCCTTGTCAGCCCAGCCGCCCAGGAACCGGTGGGGGCCAGTTAGCCGCTTCCCCTTCTTCTGCTCCGCATACGCCTGGATGTCCCGCCCGGTGGTGCCACGCAGTGGCTGCTTCTTCTCGCCCTGGAGGTCTGACACCATGTACCCGCTGGTGGGTCGCTCCCCGGTGTGTACGTTGACCGAGAAGCCGCCCTTGCTGCGTAGCTCACCACTGAGGCCGCTGAACTGACGAGGACTAAGCACACCCCAAGGCTAGATCTGCCAGCACTGCCCCCCTGGGTCACCGAAAACTGAGGGTGTGGGAGGGGGATCTGGGTAGTACCTAGACATGACTCAGCCTGTCCAGCCCCGCTATCGCTGGACCGTATCGGAGCCGGTGTCTCTCCTGCTGCGAGTGGTGGCCGTTGCCTGCGTGATTGCCATCCTGCTCGTCGGTTTTATCGTGCTGAGTGACAGCAAGGTGACCGTCGACCGCGTCGCCACTGGCTTCATCTCAACTGGTGTACTGGGGGCGATTTTGATCATCATCTAGTCAGGGATGACGTTCTCCAGCATGCCCAGGCTCGCCTCTAGCTGGAGGCGTAGCTCTCGTAGCTGATCGAGTTGGTTCTCCCGGTTACCGGCAAGCTGTCGGTACCGGGAGATGCTCGCGCCCATGGTCATGACCGTGGTGTCGATCTCGTTGACGATCTCTGGCTCCCGCAGGGAGGCTGAGCGGTCTCTGGCCCTCTTCCAGTAGCCAGTGTCACGCCTGTCTCGTCGCCAGATTTTAAGAGCCGACGCCACTGGCCTTGTTGCCCACCCTCACCAGGCGCCGCCTGGGAAGCTCAGTGACGGTAGCTATGGGTTCGTGCTGGCTGCTCCTGCCAGCACCGGCAGCTACGAGCTTCCGTACTCGCTTGGCAGGAGTCTTCGGCTTGGCCTGCTCTCGCTCCTTGAGTCGCTTGGCTCGTGCCCTCTCCAGGCTCCGCTGCTTGGCCTTGTCAGCCGCCCTGGCCTCCTTGGACCCAGGTGGCAACCCGTCCTTCCTGGGGCGCCCACGAGGTCGCACAGACCCCTCTGGTCGGTTCTTGGCGGCTCCAGGCGGCGGTGTGGAAAATGCTGTCTTGGTGAAGGCGTGTCGAGGACCGAACTTTGTCCGGGATCCAGGGCTGTTGAAGTCCAGGGTGGCCTTGGACTCGGACTCCAGGGGGACCGCCGGCAAGACGTACTGAGGGCTGGGCCTGGTCTGCACCACGATCTTGAAGCTGGTGTTAGCCAGGGCCAGGGCGTCCTCGACATGCACCGGCAGCCCGTTCGTTGGCCCGGTGTTGAAGATCGAGTCAGCCCACGCCTCGACGTCCTCCTGGGTCTTGATCTGCTTGTTCAGCAGGGCCTTGACCCGTACCCCTAGCTTCTCTAGCTGGGGGATGGTGTCAGGGAAGGCTTCCAGCAGCTTGACGGCACTCTGTCGCAGCTTGTCGACCCGCTCAGGGTCAGACGAGTACTCCATGCCAGGCCAGATGACGGCAGTGTTCTTGAACCACGTCCAGGTGTCGTCGTGGAACACCGGGATGTAGCCCACACGCCCCAGCTTGATGGTGCCATTGAAGCCTGCGATTTTTTGCCAAGCCTCAGTTTCGTTCAACTCCACTCTCCAGATCACTAGCTCTAGCAACGGTCTCATGCAAGTTCCGCTCTAGGGGTGAGTCGCTCAGGATACGCGGAGCCTTCCCACGAATCCAGACGCCTAGCGCGAAGGCATGATGTTTTTTCCGAAGCATAATACCCAGGCCACGCCGCCAGGGTGGGGTGATCTCTCGGGTGAGGGCTATGGAGAGGCGCCGCTGGTGGGGGTTCGGCTGGCCGCTCCAGGTGTAGAAAATCCACCAGGACTTGGTGTTGTCAGGAACTGAAGAGGCGTCGGGCAGGCTGGGTAGTACCCAGTCGTTTTCCTCCGGATCTCGGCTGTCGGGGTGGATCTCCAAGAACCTTTTCGTTCTCTGCTAGGGCTTCATCGATCTGGGCTAAGAGAGCGTCAATCCGCTCATTCAGCACAGGGGCTTTTTTCGGCGGATCGCACTTTTTCGGCATGGCTACTCAATGCTCCCCCAGCCTCCGCGTCCATACGGGTAAGCGTTCAGGACGGCGTTGATGTACCTCCCAGGACTCTCCACTCGCTTGAAGCGGTTCCAGATCCTGGGGGGCACATTTTCGTAATGCCAGGGAGTCCCGTCGCGAAAAATAACCTCCAGTTGTTGCCGATTGCGGGAATACCTGGCTTGCAGCGTCCGGGGCCTAGGAGGGTTGATCGTCCTCGTCGGCCAGTAGTAGTCCCAGGCCGGATCCGGTGTGGGGCCGAATGGGCCTTGTGTGCCGTGTGGCTCCTCGTCGGAAACCAGGGGGAAATCCTCAGGCCGCACGTACTGGGGGTGCAGCCTGAGCATGGCATTACGGGCGCGCTCCTCCCGTGCCTGGGAGTAGCTGTCGTAACCGCGGGCCTTCTCCCGTTCGTTGCGTACTGCGAAGTAGCTGATGCCCCTCCGGGTCGCCTCGCCCCGGATGGACTCTCTGGGCATGCTGCTAAGGGGCGGTCAGGCCAGGGATGGAGGGTCTCATGACCGGCACCTGTGCCCCAGCCGAGTTCAGCACGAATGCCTTCTGGTCGGTCCAGCCTCCGAAGGGGTCGACGGCATTGATCGTGACCCAGTTGCCGGGGCTGGCAAGGCCGGGGTACGGCGGGATCGAGGTGGTCATGTTGATGAGGTCGGGGATCGGCCCCACGCCGGGGAATACAGAGTTCGGTACATAGGGAGTGCCAGGCGGGTTGGGAGCAGTCGGCATGCTGCCGCCGCCTTGTGCCGTCCAGGCCCTCCAGTCCGCTACGCCCATGTCATCCTTCTTTCACTCGCATCACGGGGGTGCCCTTCATTTGGGCCAGTCTGGCTCGGACGAGGTAGAGATCCTGAAGCACCCCGTCGATGATGTCGATCTGCCGGCCTGGGTCGGTTTCCTCCACCATCTGGTTCAACTCGCCCAGGACGTTTCTTGTCCGCTGATCCCAGGACAACATCGGCACCTTGGGCTTGACGGCCCGTGCTTGATGCTCCTGGTCGAAATGGGCCTGGACGTCGGTCTCGATGGAGGTGTTGCAGAGGTAACACCAGCCCTTGAGTACCTGGGTGTCAGACACGGGATCAAGCCTAGGTGGTCGGGGTGGCGCGACCTGGGGCACTTAGGCTTGAGGCGTGTCCATCCCCTTCTCAACCAAGCAGTTTGAGAAAAAACCCAACCCGAAAATGCCCCGCACCACGGTGCGTTTAGACAAGCTCGACGCCACCCAGGGCAAGCTCGATCAGAAGAAGGTTCAGAGCATCGCTCAGAGGGGGGCTGACGATGGCACTGACCCGATAGTGGCCCCGTTCAAGGGCAGGTATCGAGTCCTCGACGGCCACCACCGAGTGGCCGGCGCCATGGAGCGCGGTGACACCAAGATCAAGGTCAAGAGGGTCAAGTGAAGAAGCCGCCCCCAGGCCGCACGCCTAGGGCCACGAACATCTCCAGCTTCTACGACGGCGCCAACGGTTCCCGTCACCCTGGTGACTGGCCCACGCTGCTGCGTCGTTCCTGGGAGGAACGCTTCGGCCAGACCCAGCCCTACCCGCACGCGTCCGACAACATCGAGAGCCGCGGCGCCAGAGCCAGTCAGTACACGAGTTGAGCGTCGTCCTGGTCGCCATCGAGGGGGTGCTGGGGGAGAGCAGTGTCATCCACGGCTTCTATCCCATCCCGGACGGGGTCAAGCTGGCCCACGCTCTGCGCTCGGGCTACCGCCTGCACTTCAGCAGTGTCCAGGCCGGCGCGGAGGCGGTTGAACACTGGCTGCTGATCAACGGCATGAGCCAGCCGGCCTTCTACGAGAACTTGATAGTCAGGGACTCAAGATGGACCGATTTGTCCGATTCCATGCTCAGGGCAGAGCATGCCGCCCACCTGAGGCGCACGGGGGTTGACCTGGGCTTGGTCGTGTCCGGAGACCCCGCCACCATCCTCCTGGTGAGCGAAATGGGGGTGCCGGCGCTGCTGTTCACCAACCCCACCTATCGCTGGGGTGAGTACCGGCCCGACAAGAAGAGGATGCCCAAGCCCTGGCAGGACATCGATGACGAGATGGTCCGACAGATGGAGCTAAAGGCCGGTGATCCCCGGCTCAGGGAGTACGAGGGAGAGCAAGTATGAGCATGGAAGCCCTGTCCAACAAGCAGTTCAACACCGAGAAGTCGATGCTGTCCCAGGGCAACGAGGACGAGCTTGCCACCAGGGTCCGCGGCATCCAGAACCTGACCTCCAACGTCTTCCGGCCCGCCTTCTCCTCCGACTACACCAAGGTTCACTCGATGCCCTCTGGCACCCAGTTCGGTGAAAACCGCCAGATGTCAGAGGGCATGGCAGAGGGAGAGGAAGAGGAGTGAGTCATGAGCGCGCTGGAGTCCCTTGGCGCCCAGTTCCACGGGTTCACGGGCGGGCCTGCTGAGGCCCACGCCATTGTCAACCCGCCACGACAGGATCGTGACCAGGAGTACTCGCTAGAACATGGGTGGCGCGACAAGCCGAAGGCTGAGCAGGGCAGGCTGTTCTCTCCTGAGTCGGTAGCTCGGCCTGAGGCCCACCAGCAGACTCCAGAGCGGTTCGCTGCTGATCCTCGGACGTGGTGGCATGGACGTGTCACAAAGGGCGGTCCTCAGGGCCGGCTGGGCGGCAGTGGCGTAGGTCGAGGGGAGGGCTTCCACGCCGGCACAGAGGGCGCCGCCCGCCAGCGCGTCACTCAGAACATCAAGCGTCGGGGCCTCAAGGAGGGCATGTCCGGTCACATGTATCCTCTGCGGATCACGGGACCGGTAGAGGGGCCAGAGAACTTGCAGCCCGACGTCAACGTCCATCGGGAGCTTGGTCCGCATCGGTATGGAGCCTGGGGTGGAGCATCCACCGGGGGTCGCTCTACGGGCTATCTCTACGAGAACAAAGTCGAAGGTGCCGGTTCGATCTCGGTCGGAGTGCCACAACGTAAGGGCTTTATGTCCACTCACCGGGAGATGGTCAAGTCCGCACAGCAGCGCGGTGAGAAGGTTCACCCCAACATCGCCTGGGCAGCCAAGACGGCCCCGGAACATACCGGGGAGAAGATCAAGGAGGTGCGTAGATACAGCAGCACGCCGCCCCAGGGTCATCAACAGGGACTGCACGAACAGTTCCCTGAAGGCAATCGCATAGTGGATCAGGGTGGAACATACGATCCTCGCCGTAGGGAAGCCTTCATGGGGTTGCATCCCGAACCCACCAGGACGCACCGGACCAGCTACACCACCGAGTCCGGTCGACAGAAGGGCGTTTACGCCTTCAGTACCGATCAGCCCGGTAGCGCTCTGCTGAGTAAGCAGTGGCAGCCAATGTCATGAGTCACCGCGCCCTCAACTCGGAGCAGTTCCGGTCCTTCAAGGCTGACCCCGACGAACCCGGTGGTAGGGGGTACCACACTGTCGAGGTCTGGCATCCCGAACATGTCGGGACTGAGTGGGCACAGGCTCGCCCCCAGGAACGTGACCGGTACACAGGATCGAGTGCGGATCCTGGGCACCGTCCCATCGGCTCGATCTCATGGCACCACCGGACTGGTGAGATCCTTGGCATGCATGTGGTGCCCGAACATCAACGCCAGGGCGTAGCGACGGCTATGCACCGTCACGCCCATGAACTCGCGGCCACGAGTGGCGTCGTTCATCCTGAACACTCCTCCTATCGCACCCCTGCTGGTGACGCCTGGGCACGTTCGACTGGGGAGCGGCTTCCATGAGCCAGCGCGCCCTAAATAACGAGCAGTTCGGGGACTACACCTTGGAGTACGCCAAGCCGGATATGTACATCCCTAGGCACCGTATTGTGGCGAGTAAGGAGGGGCAACGGGCCGGGGAGATGACCTGGCATCCCAAGACCCATGCTGTCACTGGCATCAATGTGGAGGAGGGTGAGCGTCGCCAGGGACTGGCTACGGCCATGTGGAAGATGGGCCAGAACGTGCGCCCTAAGCCGGTGCATTCCGCTGATCGCACCACCGCTGGGGAAGCCTGGGCCAAGTCGGTGGGAGGACGCTTGCCTCGTCGTAAGCCGGTGCTGGACCCGATCTCCAGGAGGGAAGTGTGAGCCGGCGCGCCCTGAGTCCGCAGCAGTTCGACCTCATGGTGACCAACGAGCGCGAGGTGGAACAGAAGAGGCGCGAGGATAGGGCTGGGATCCAGTGCCCAGAGGACGAGGATAAGGATGAGCGTTGAGCTTTACTTCGGTGGCGCAGAGGTGCCCACCTGGCGCAAGCTGCTGGCCCAGGAGCGCGTCCCCCACATCGGCATCAACTACCTCCACCTGAAGGCTCGCCTGCCCCAGGAGAAGCCCTGGAGCCTGGCTCAGCACTTCCCTGAGGAAGCCAAGCTGTTCCTGGTGTCAGGCGCCTCAGGCACCGAGAAGAAGGGCTGGAGCCAGGATCAGCACGAGGCGTTCTTCGCCGGCTACTTCGACTTCGTCCGGGCCAACATTGAGCGGCTGGCCTACTTCACCGAGTACGACCCCCTGGGCCTGGGCCTGGAGTGGGTGCTGGGCCAGCGCGAGGTCTGGGCGGGCCTGGCCGACGACAAGCTGGTGCCCATCTGGCACGAGACCTGGGGTGCGCCTCTGCTCAGGGACATGGTCGAGGCGCACCCCAATCTGGGGGTGCCTCCTGTCACGCCCAGGCTCCAGAACGTACTGGGGAGCCTGGTCAGGCGCACGAGGATTTCCCTGCACGGGCTGTCCTTCGGCCACCCCTATGATGCTCCTGGCGGTCTTTATCGCACCATTGTCTCCTCGTCGTGGATCTCCCCCACCCGCTTCGGGGAGACCGTGGTGTGGGATCAGAACCGCCTGCGGCGCTATCCCGCCGACGAGAAGGCCAAGATCCGCATCCGGCATGCCCAGCACTTCACCCAGGCCGGCTTCGACGCGAAGAAGATCCAGGCTGACGACCGCAAGGAGGTGGCCCGGTACACCATCTGGGCTTGGCGGCAGATGGAGGAGTCCATGGTGGGTCCAGGATCAACTCACGAAGGCAACGGGCGAGTCTCGGATAACGGCTCTGTGCCCGTCGATCTAGTTGGTCACGGTGCCGTGGAACGACACCAAAACGGTTCTGATGGCCGAGAGGTCATGCCGGTGTTCGGCTTCCGCCCGGTGACCTCCACGATCCCCAACCCGGACGGCGCCGGCACCGTCGAGGTGACCAGCCAGGTGGCGGTAATGGGGCAGGCCAGCCTACGTAGCTGCAACTCCTGCTCCCTGGCCGTGGTGTGCCCGCTGCACGAGCCAGGCTCGGAGTGCAAGTACTCGATCCCGGTCGAGATCCGCAACCGTGATCAACTGTTGGGCATCCTGCACTCGCTCCTGGAGATGCAGGGCCAGCGCGTGGCCTTCGGCTTCTTCACAGAGCAGCTTCAAGGGGGCTATCCCGACGCTAACCTGTCGATGGAGTTGGACCGGTTCATGAAGATGACCCAGTCGGTTAAGGACATCCAGGACAACCGGGACTTCTTGAAGGTGACGGTGGAGGGGCGTGCCCAGGCGGGAGTGTTATCCAGGCTGTTCGGAGCCGAGAGAGCCGAGTCGTTGCGTCGAGTCGATCCCGACAAGGCCGAGAACGCTGTCCGCAGAACGATGGAGTAAGCGCGCCCTCTACTGGACCCTCTTCGTCATGGCTACGGCGGTGGTGGTGCTACTGGGACTCTGCCTGGGGATCCTCCTCGCCTTGATGACCTCCTAGGCGGGTCCATGAAGATCTGATCGGCGTGGTGCTTGGCCCGTGCGAACTGGCCCCAGCCGCCTCGCTCCTCCAGGTAGTCCACCCAGGCTTTCCACTCCCAGTGCCTGGCTCGCCACAGCCGCCATCTCCACCGTATTTTTTTCACTAGTCAGGCAGCCTTTTGTTCTTGATTTTCTGAGACTCTACCGCTTTCTGGTGGAAGTAGTCGGCTATGTCGAGTTGCTGCTGGTACACGTCAGGGTCCATGTCATCGGCCATGAGATCGAGGACGGTCAGGATGGCGTTGGTGTAGGCATGCAGGGCACTGCTGGCGTAAACATCCTTGAGGCGGATAACCACAGCGTCATCCACAAGTTCTCCACTGATCTTGTGGACAACGTACTTGGCTTGCTCTTCTTCGATCTGAGTCATGGCGCCAGCCTGACAGGACGAGCCGGCGCGACAGGGGCCTGGGGGGAATCGCCTCCGGAGGTAATCCCCGGTGCCCACGGCTACCCAGGTGGCCGTCGTTACGCTCGGAGCTATGGCCGTGAAGATGATCCTCCAGGATGGGCCGCTCGCTGGGGAACAGCAGCTAGTCGAGAACCTCAACACCACCCCTGGGTACGAGATGCAGTTCAACATCCCGAACTACCAGACCTTCGACGCTGCTGGTGAGTCGGTGGTGGGCCAGGGCCTGGTGGCGGTCTACAGCTATCTGGGGCCTGGGCCGGCTCCAGGAGGAAGTGACACCTGGACGTCGTCCTCGATCTACGAGTTCACAGGTGAGTACTTCGTGCAGCCACCTGGGCCGGTGACGCCTCCTGGGCCATTGCCGCTGCCGCCCGCGGTGTTCCTGAACGCCTTGAGCGGTATGACGGTCAATGCCGACGACCCAGCGGCGGGGGTCCAGCTTGTTGGCCTCGCCGGCATGACGGTCGACGCCACAACTACCTCAATCGGCTACGCCACTGTGGCTCTGTTGGCTGAGACCGTCATGAGCATTACCCGCCAGTCCTGGTCGAACGTGGTCAGCATGAGCGCCCAGACAACTCTGCAAGTGACAGGGTCTGGTCCGGTCAATGTTCTGACTGCGGAGGACACTTCGTTTGAGGGTGGCACCACAGGTGATTGGACCGCCGCACTCAACTGCACGATTGCCAACTCCACCGCTCAGGCTCAGGACGGTACTCATTCATTAGCAATGACCGCTACCGCGGCTGGGAACATGATGGTGGCGCTCCCGCACGCGGTTTCTGGGATCTCGGTCATACCGGGCACGACGTACACCTTTCGATGTGGATTTTTCCCCGCCGCCCAGGTCAGATCAGTCGTCGCGTATATCCAGTGGTACAACGCTGCCGGTACCAACATAAATCAGTCACAGGCAAGTGCTACTGAGGTGGCTGGGCAGTGGGTCTCTGTGAACGCCACAGGGGTAGCCCCAGCCGGGGCGGTAACGGTCGATTTACAGGCCATGGTCAGCAGTGCTGCGATCAACGGGGTCCACTACATCGATTTGATCGAGTTCTTCTCCCACTAACCCTAAGGAAAAACATGAGCAGCTTGATTACCCTCCGGACCACCGATGGCCGGGTCATCCATGGCATCAACTACACGGTCAACACCACCGGCCTGCCCACCGATCCAGTGAGGTTGGCTGCGGGTATGCCAGGTGGGTTGGCCTATGGCGTGTACCACGTCCAGACCCCTAGTGGCTGGCAGTACATCCCGGCCAGTCAGATCGCCGCTGTCCTGCAAACCAAGGCCGGCGCCCCCACATGAGCGGCGAACACACCCATCCCACCCATGGTGTGGGACTGCTGGAGTCCTCAGATATTTTCCACCGAGTGATCAACGAGAAGGGGTCACAGCGCATAGGCATCACGCCGTGGGAGCAGGAGCGTCTGCAACCGGCCAGCTATGAGATGGCGCTCGGATCCAAGTTCCGGGTGTTCAGCCCGGTGATGACCGAGATCGACCCGGAGTTCCCTGGGGACTACACCCAGTTGATCGACATCGATGACAACGAGCAGGAGTGGTACGACCAGGGTTACTACCTGCTCTTGCCAGGGGAGTTCATCCTGGGTAGCTCGGTGGAGACCTTCACCTTCCCATCCGATGTGGCAGGAGAACTCACCGGGAAATCATCCATCGGACGCCTGGGCCTCCAGGTACACGCCACTGCTGGCTTCTTCGATCCCGGTTTCCGGGGTACGGCCACCCTGGAGATCTCCAACCTGGCTCGGGTACCGATCAGGTTGCGCTCTGGCCTGGTCATCGCTCAGATGCGCTTCGTCACCTTGTCCAGGCCCAGCGAGTGGGCCTACGGACACCCGTCGCGTCACTCCCACTACCAGGGTCAGAATGGCCCCACACCCAGCCGGCACGGCTCGCGACTGACCATCAAGAGGCCGGAAGAGGTTCCAGAGCAGATCGCAGAGCAGCTACAGATCCCCGGAGAAGACTGGTCGAAGTATGAGCGCCATGAATGGAGCGGGACTGGACATTAGCTGCGGTTGCTACAGCGGCACCTGTGAGGCTTTCGACGCCCTGCGGATCATGCTGTCAATGTCAGCCGGCTATGGCGTCCTGGATCATCGCCACCAGGGTGGCCCGGTGATGCCCGATCTCCCCTACTACACCTACAGCACTGATGACTTGCTCGGGGAGTGGCCCAATGGCGCCCCTGATGATCCCTTGATCATCCTCCTGGCTCACCACGAGCATGAGGGGCGGATCAAGCGGGAGCATGCCTCTTATCTGGCTGATCGCCTGGAGGAGCTAAGCGCGGTCCTCCTGGGGCACCCGGACATGCGTTGGGCACTGATGACCCAGCAGTTCGTGCGGGGCCTGCGCTACGCCGTGAGCAATCACATGGATGTTCAGTTCAACTAATGTGCGGACCATGACTACCACTGAGGGCACTCTGGATGATGGATGGGACTTCGCCACTGATCCTCTCAATCCCCAGCCCTACATCTACCCCGTTTGCCCTGACTGCAAGGAGGCGTGGGTCTACACCCGTTGCCTCAGCCTTTCTCGGGGCGGCTATTACTGGGCGTGGATGCGGCCTCAGCCGGTCACGAAGGGGTGTCGTCACAAGGGCCACCCTCAGATGCAGAACGACAGAGAGAATCCCGGTGACTGACGAATACCACCAGAAGCTGGACGAGCATTCCTTCGTTCACCGCGTGGATCCCCTGCGAGATGCAGCCCGCAGGGCGGTGTCGGTCTGGCATCAGGAAGACAACCAAGAGAAGAACGATCTGAGTGAGGAGTTCTGGTCAGCTATGGGTGAGCTAGAGACAGTCCTGGAGTCGGTGAAGAGATGAGTGATGAAGCTGTCGACGTTAAGCCAATCGTGGTCGGTGCCCGTAGCCTGGGGTTGGACAACGATCCTCAGTTCTGGCAGGAGGTCAACACCAGTCCCTACCTACAGGCGGCAGTCACAGCCCTGGGGCAGCACCTGGAGAGGGTGCCTGAAGTCGAGGTGACCGCAGATGTCCGCTCGCTCATGCATGTGGAAGCTGCTGAGAGGCCCCCAGCAGCCCGCAGGAGCGCCGCAAAAAATGTTTCCTCCCCACACCTCCAGAACGCATTTATTGACGAGGCACGGCATTCTATGGGCCAGCCCTCCCTGGAGGACTGCCACCGGCTTCTCGACGCCTTCGTGGAGATCGACTTCAATGACGACAAGCCTTCGGTACGAGGCGTCGTGACCCTTGTCACCCAGCCATCTGTTGGCCCCGCCTACGTGATGCTCGACAACGACACGAAGCTGATGTACCCGCTCAACTCGATCCAGGCCATAAGGAGGATGCCCTGATGGATCTGCCCACCATTGAAGTCACTGAGGAAGAGGCCCAGGCCAAGCTGGCTGAGTATGAGAAGATGCTGGCTCAGGACCGCACCGTCGAAGACGAGGCCATCGCCCAGGCGTACCGTGCGGCCAAGCGTGGCCTCCAGGTGGTGCGCTTGACCGAAGCCGTCAAGATGGCCGGTTACTTCGACACTGGTCTGCCTCGCATCGCCATCGCGGGCGCCACCTGGCCTGAGTGCTTTGTGGTCTGGAGTGGGGATGACCTCGTCTTCACCGATGACGGGGGCTGGTCTCACAACCGCGGTGCCCTGGTGGGGCGTGGTTCAGTGCGGGTGCCCATGCATGATGTGGGAGTTGCCCCCGTGCGGAACTGGCGACGTGGTCAGGCTCCTATTCCTCTGGTGCCGCCCCGCTGCCGCCCCAGACCTCGCCGGCTGAAGCACTGTCACGTCCTGTGGGAGGTGGAGGCGTGGAACAACGTGCCCGCCAAGGATCCCGCTCTGCTGCGTCATATACGTGGTGACCTCTGGGCGGTGCTGGCGGTGTGGGATCTGACAGATTTGGAAAGGGCTATCCTTGCCCAGCGCTGACCTAGGAGGCGAGGCGGGAGGGCCGGCGAGCGGGATTGATCACCCGCCACGAGTCAGCGACGAAACGGCTGACCCCTCCCGTCTTGACCTTGACTCGTTCACTGTCGAGGCCATCCCTGGCTTCAACGTGACCATCTGGCCCACGCGGGACCATCTACACCATCTGGTCGCCACCAGGGTCATGGTGGCTGCTCTGGATCCAGCCCACCCCGTCAATGGCACCATCATGCGCCGGGTCTCAGTGGCTCGCCTGTTGGAGGAGCATGACCACCCGGACAGCAAGCCGTGGTTCGACGTACAAACCAGTCATGGTGAAATATCGCGAAGCCAGCACGATAATCCCTCACGGCTGCCAAGCGGACGACTTGAGGGATCTGCTGAAGAGGATCGAGGAGCAGGGGATGCCAACGATCAACCGCAGGACACGACGCCAGGCCCAGAGAGTGGGGGACAGAGCCAGGAGAGCAAAGGCCAAACGATGAGGTTCTTCAATCTGCTGCCCAGGGAGTTGGCCCCAGGAGACCAGTGGGACGACGGTCAGATCGTGGAGAGCATTGAGCCGTGGGAGTCCTCGTCGCAGTGCCTCATCATGTTCCAGGATGGCACCAGCATCGTCTGGCCCTGGGAAGCACCCAGGAGGATCTACCGGCCATGACCCTCTTCTTTGTTGCTGCTGGCTTCACCGTCTGTGGCTATCTGCTCATGATTATCGAGAAACTGCGCCACTCATGACCATCGGCCTGGTGATGATCGTCAAGGACGAGGCGTTGATCCTGCCTCGTCTGGCCGACAGCGTGCGCGACCACATCGATTACTGGACGGTGGTGGACACCGGTAGCACCGACGACACCCTGGAGGTGCTGGACCGGATCTTCACCCCGATCCCAGGCCATGTGGCGATCCATCCCTTCGACGGGTTCGGCCCATCTCGCACCTTCGCCCTCCAGGAGGCAGAGCCACATACTGACTGGATGCTGTGCCTGTGCGCCGATGAGACCTTCCATGGTGCCATCGAACTGATCGACGCTGACATCATCGAAGCAGAGCAGCACAATGGCGATCTCCGGTTCTGGCTGCCCCGGTTGCTGAAGTCAGGCCGGGGCTGGGAGTCGAGAGGTCGGGCACATGAGTACTACTGGTCCCCGGTAGGCAGTGCCACCTGGCCGGCGCGCACCGACACCTTCTACGTCGAGCATCACGGTGACGGTCACGACCAGCCCAACAAGTTCCGACGCGACGCCGAGTTGCTCCTCCAGGACTGGGCTGAGGACAGCGCCAATCCCAGGACGGCCTTCTACCTGGGCCGCACCTATGACTGCATGGGTGAGCCGGCAGAGGCAGTGGGCTGGTACCGCCAGCACATCAACATGGGAGGCTGGATCGAGGAGGTCTTCTACTCCCGGTTCCGCCTGGGTGTGTGCCTGCTCAACCTGGGCGCCAAGGAGGAAGGTGCGGGGCATCTGTGGGAAGCCTGGGGCATGATCCCCCACCGGGCTGAGCCTATGGTGGCCCTGTCGGAGCATTATCGCCTCGCCAACCAGTGGACCCTGGCCTGGCATGTCGCCAACCTGGCCCAGGAGTACATGGATCTGGATGAGCCTGGCCTGTTCGTGGACAAGTCCATGGAGTGGCGGGTGACGTATGAGATCTCCATCAGTGCCTGGTACACCGATCACAAGGACTGGGGCAAGCTGGCCCTCAACCGGCTGCTGCGCTACCCCGACATCCCGGAGCCGTTCTATAGCTCGATCCGCTCCAACCAGGAGTTCTACTTCACATGAGTCAGGCCAGTCTGCCACCCATCACTGGCCCGGACCCAGAGCCACCGGACGGTGAGCAGTTAGCACAGATCACGGTGCGGATAAAACGCAGCGAGCTACGCATGTTCCTGCTCCTCCTGCCGGAAACGGTGGACTACCTGGAGGTGCAGTTTCTTGAGTGACAGCTTCACCTGTCCCCGGTGCGGCATGACCAGCCACAATCCTCATGACTTGGAGGAGGGCTATTGCGCGAAGTGCTGCACCTGGACTGCCCCACCCTGGGGCATCGTCTGGCCCTTCGTCAGGAGTTCGGATGATCCACCTAGTTCGTAAGCCGGTTCTGTCGGTCGTAGAGGGTGACAACGACGACCTGATGGTCAAGGTGGCACGTCTGTGGATCCGGCCCTCAGACATCGTCCTGGACACCACCTACGGCAGGGGCGCCTTCTGGTCGAAGCGCCGGCCCAGGCACCTGATCATCAGTGAGTACGACTTCACGGCCCTGCCCTACGAGGACGGCTATGCCGACGTGGTGGTGTACGACCCGCCTTATACATCTAACGGTGGGGACGCCACCGACGAGGACGTGGCCGAGATGCGTGAGCGCTATGGCACCAACGACATCAAGGGCTGGCAGAACCTCTTTGTCCGTAACGCTCAGGGCCTAAAGGAGTGCGCCCGTGTGTCGCGCCGGCTGGTCATGGTCAAGTGCGCTGACTTCGTGGAGAGTGGCGCCAAGCGTTGGGGCCACCAGGAAATGCTCGACACGGCCAAGGGCATCGGTCTGAAGCGGGTGGATGAGTTCGTGCTGGTGTCAGGCCCCGGCCCTCAACCCAAGAAGAACCTGGACGGCTCAGTGCGTCGCCAAGTCCACTCCAGGCGGGCGCACAGCTTCCTGTGCGTCTTCACCACTGGAAGCCTGACCAGAAGGGGCGGGTGAGGGGGCGTAGCTCCTCCTCCAGGAGCCGCTCCTTCTCGGACCAGCGCTCGGTGCCCCGGAAGATGGGCAGGCCCCGCCAGCCGCCCAGGGCCTCTGCGATCTCGTCAGGCTGGAGGAGCGGGTGGCCTACCGGGAAGTTGTCGACGTGGGCGACGTGCTTGTCCACCTGGGTGCGGAGGAACTGACCGTAGAGGTCACAGCACAGCACCAGGGGATAGGGGGTGACGGTGCCCTGATAGGGGAAGGTCATGTTCTTGGACAGCACCACGTCCATGTCGGTGGCTAGTTCAGGGGTGGTGTGCAGGAGGATCCCCTGCACGTACTTGGATCGGCTGACATCCCAGAGAAGGACGAGGTTGCTGCGGCCATCACTGACTCGCACCCTCACGATGTCTCCGACTTGTGGGTTCTTGATCATCACTTACTTCAAGGAGCCTTCCGCCCCCAGGTGTCAAGATTTTGTGGCGGTTCATAACCAACTGGGCGCAGCATCCGCCATTGGCCCTCATGTTCTCCTGTCCCGAACTCCACGTAGCCAGAAGGCCCTCCCCAGCGCATCCACTCAGCTACAGGCTCGTCCATGCTCATCCAGTCGGACGGGATATAGACGGTCACGGGAAGGCTCCTGACGTGTCGATGAGCATGAGGCTGTGGCGATTCAGTTCGTGCGCGAAGTTCTCCAGGTCGAAGTCTTCGATGTCCATGATCCTCACCATGTAGATGTCGGCCAGGAACCGACGTATCTCTTCTCGCAGTTCCTCACGCACGGCGCAGCCGGTCGTACTTGCCCATCAGTCGCTGGGCCACGTCCATGGCCTCCTGAGAGGGATTCTCGATGTCGCGCTTGCCATGCTCAGCGGCCTCAGCACCGGAGGAGAACAGCGGTGTGTGCTCCTCAACGGTGCTGGGGTCGATGCCCCACATACGGAAGGCTAGAGGCTCATGTGCGTGGTCTTGGCGCCCGTGTACGACCGCCCAGCCATGGCAGATGACCTCAGGCGTGGCATGGCAGTGGAAGGCCCCTATGGGCTGCTCAGCGGTCACTGCGTCGTACTGAGCCAGCTTGTCGTACTCGACGGCAGCCCACACCCCACTGGGTACGTCGCGTCGGTAGGGGCACGCGGTGCAGGACTCCTTGCGGATGTCAGTCATTGCTTCCCCAACTCTCGGACCTCCAGAATGAAAGTGACTTCGGCCTCGGTGGGTAGCTCTTCATCGAAGCCAGGCTTGGTGGGTGAATACCAGCGCCAGGTGCCGTGATCGTCGTACAACTCCCAGCCACCATCCAGGCGCAGGATGACCTTGGCGGTGGTGGGCCAGTCGGAAGCATCTTCGGTCATAGCAGAGATCCTTCTCGGTAGCGGGCGTACATTCTGGTGCCACCCTCGCGTCCACCACCCAACACGAAGACTTCGGAACTGTGGTCTTTCGGCCACATAAGCGACCTCAAGGCCCGGTCGATACTGGACCGGCTGAAGGGAAGCTGCTCAGCTAGTCGGCTGGCGGTGGTGAAATGAGGCATGACAGGTATGGCCTTCAGCACTTCCTCGCGGACGGTCATCGGGGTGGGTTCTTAATGATCTCGTCGTTGATGCCCTGGGCAGCGAGGATGTGAGCGATGATGTCGCTGAGAAGGATGAAATCCTTCTGTGGCGCAGCTACCGGGGCGCCCACGCGCTCAGCTTCAGCGAGTAGCTCTGGCCGGCGCATCTTGTGCAGCCGGCGCTCATAGCCCACCAGCGAGTGGATCTCACTCACTGATGCTCCACCACCACGCTGTTCTCAAAGAACTCGTGCGGCATCCAGGTCGTCCATGGATCGGGGCGGAAGTCGACCTGGATGGTGGTGGGGTCGAGGTGCCCAGGTAGGCGCACCAGCACCTGCTGCTGGCTGTCGGGCACGGTGATGACGACGGCGGTCTCTTGGTAGGTGGTCATCGGCCCAGCAGTCGATTGAGCCGCTCGTCGTAGCGCTGCTGGCGAGCGTCGGTGCGGATGGATGCAGCGATGGACGAGGCCACGATGTCAGCGCAGGCGTCCGGTCCCAGACCGAAATCCTTGGCGTTGACCTCGGCGCAGATCTGGTTGGCCTGCTCGTAGGTCTTGCCCCAATACCAGGGCTGGGCCAGGTCATCCTTACCGATCATGGGCTGGTGTCCAGACTCGCCCTCGGTGACCAGCGACGGTATGTAGCCGTACTCGTTGCACTGGCCGTGGGGGATGTAATAGCAGCGGCGAGGTTCAGTCATGACTTCTTCTCCTTGTGTTCAAAGCCCCAGCCACACTTGACCCAGTTGGCCGGGTAGCCCAGGAGCTTGTCGGCGGCGTCCTTGGCGCCCTGGATGTCACCGTTCCAGGTGCCAGCCATCTCCCAGCGCCAGCCCCCGCCCTTGTGGCTGACGTTCAGCACCCAGTTGCGATCCTGGTTGCGAGAGGCACTGGGGTTCTTCGGCGGGGACAGCGAGATGCGGTACTCGATCTGGTCGGTGCCTAGGGTCATGCCGGTGGGACGATGCCCGTGGGTCAGGCGCCGGGTGTCATGGTCGTCCTTGTGGCGCAGCACCAGCTTCTGATGGGGCAGGCGCATGGCCTTGTGGGTGTCGTCACCGTGCTGGACGGCGAGGTGGCTGACCAGTTGCTGCTTGGGGGTCATGACTCTTCCCCGATGTAGAACTCCTCAGGCTTGCCGTTCATGGTGACCCCGTCGCGCCAGGTCAGCCCAATGGTGTAGCGAGAGCCATGGAGGTAAGTGATGAACCACTGGCCTAGGCCATCCTTGATGACCTGATAGTCATCGGTCTGGTGGTAGACGGTCTTGCCCGCCTCCACTGCTGCCTTGATCTCTTCTAGGGTCATGACTTGTACTCCGGGTGCAGGGCCAGGAACTGCGCCCGTAGCTCTCGATTGATGTCGAGGTGATGCACGAGCAGACGGCCTCTCTCCGAGTCCAAGAGCTTGCGGCCCTCTGGGTCTGGACACCAGACGTGAGACCCGTCGTCACCCTTGACCAGTTTCTGGGCGGGCACGAGCCGGGTGCCATTCACGAACACATCGACATAGGGTTCCTGTTCGGCGCCAGCGGGCCAGGCCCGGAAGGTGACGCTGGTGACACGGGCCTCGATGTCGTCCCCAGTGATCTCCTGGCCCTCCCGGAACACCCTGAGGCGTTGCTCAGACAGTGAGTTAGGCATGGTGGCGTCCAGTCGGCCCTGGATGTCGGGACCGTCTTCCACCTCGTACTCGTACTCGTGGAAGACTTGAGGGTTAGGTGCGAGGTTCATGGCTTGGACTCGATGATGTTGCGAAAGGCGTCGTCGCCCTCAGCAGGCAGATGGGCCAGCGAGTAGCCGCTGGGGCAGCCTTGCGAGTGAAGGGCGATGCGGCCCTCAGCCACGGTGTAGAAGGTGGTGACCGGGGTGTGGGGGTCCAGTGGCGAGTACAGACCGATCCGGCGCTCAGCGTCGGTGGTCAGGTCGTAGCGCTCCTCCTCGTCAGCGGTGGTGTTGTAGGTGAGCGTGCGAACGATGGCACTGGTCAGGTTGTCCAGGCTGGACAGCGGCACCACCAGCACCTGGCGACCGGTGACGGTGGCGCCGGCATAGCCACGGCCATCCTCAAGCACGTCTGAGGACTCGACAGCGATGACAGCGACGGCCTTGCCCTCCCGGCGTTGCAGGCTCACGTCGTACTGGGTGGTGGTGCGGGTGACTTTCTTCGCCATCATGGTGCCAGCACTTTCCAGCCGAAGCTGGCCCAGCGGGCGGGGGTGGGGGGCTTGAGGCCCTTCAGCTTGACGGTGTACTGGGCACGGCGACGATTGTTAATCCTTCCGGAGGAGGTCTCGTCGGCGGGCCAGCACAGGTCGTAGCGCAGCATGTCAGCGGGGAAATCCCCACTGCCCTGCACCTCAAACTCGATGGCGTTTTGCGCCGCCTCGATGAGCTTGTCCTTCTGGCGGGCGGTCAGTTTGGTAGGCATTCGTACTCCTTGCTGGTTGTCGGCGGGTTGTCGGTTGCTGTGGTAGCTGTTGGTCAGTATAGCGCACATGTGTGTGCTTGCGGTGTCAGGTGGGTGGGTTATCTTCTGCATTCATACGGTCACGGAACCTGACTGCCTCCTTGTACACGTCGAAGGCTTCCTGCTCGTTGGTTTCGTCCTTGTAGACCACCCACAGCGGGTACGAATGGGTCTGAAGGCCAGGGCACAGGTAGCCTTGTTTGCCTTCGCGGATCGCCCTGTCACGCTCCCACAGTTCACCGCGGTAATGCTGAGGATTGCGTCCCAGGCGCATGGGGTGAGGCTCTTCACATTCTGTGAGGGCCTCCTCCCGTTGGATGACCCATTTACCCATTGGTGGTCTCGATCAGGTTGATGCTCTCGCCCTCCCCACCGCAGCCCTCGCAGTGGAAGAGGTCGCCCTCGTCATACTGACGGGTGGGACGAGGGTTGAAGCGCAGCCTGGTGTCTTCGCAGTAGGGACAGTGAGGCTTGGCTCGCTCCTTACGGATGGCGTCGAGCATTGAGTCCTTGTGCGTGATGCCCCAGGCCAGCACCAGGCCAGGGACATGTTGCCAACCCCAGCCGATCAGGTCAGCGAGTTCTTCGTCTGGCTCACCCTCAGGCCACTCGGAGTCGTATTTAGGGGTCATGACAGCAGCGCCGCCATGGGCTTGGGTGACCAGTACAGGTCTCGCTCGATGGGCAGGCCCATCAGGCCACGGTGGTCGACCAGTTCGTTCAGCCAGATGTCGCCGGCCTCGGGGCCATGACCCAGGTCAGCTACGCCGTAGGCAATGAAGTTGCCGTCCTCGTCCTGGTCGACTGACGCCAGGTACCACGTACCAGAGCCGGTCGGATCGAACAGCTTGATCTTGCAGATGATGCCCTTGAAGTTCTCCTCATCGGGTAGCTCTGCGAACGTGGGCATGTGGTCAGCCTTGCGGACGTAGCGGTACGCAGGGCGCTTCTGGAATGTGCTGGTGATCTCGATGGTCATGACTTGGCCTCCTCCAGGCAGGCGGGGCAGGGCGGGCGCTCGTGGCCGGGGAAGTCCCAGGCATCGGACAGGACCGCCCCACACAGGGGCAGGTCGCCCTTCTCGGGCGGGATGCCCAGGAAGGTGCGGAAGATGTGGTTGTAGCTCTCAGCGTCCATCAGAATGGCTCCTCTTCTCCGGTGTAGCTCTCGTGTTGCACGGTCTGGCCCAGGCGGGCCTGGATCTCAGCCTGGTGGTCATTCCAGGCGTCGGCGGTGACCTGGCTCACTTCACAGTTGCCATGGCACACCGGGCAGGGGATGGTTGGCTCGGGGCAGTTGCGGGCGCCCCAGCGAGGGTGGCGAATCTCGCCATAGCCCTCGCACTCGGGGCACTCCACCATCACGCCGCCCCCTCTTCCTTGTCAGCGAACGTGGTGCCCACGATGCGGTCGACCGCCTTCTGAGCGGCGCTGGCAGCCTTGATGATCAGGTTGCTGTCGCCCTCCAGGGCCTTGACCCAGTGGGCCAGGTAGCTGGCGCTGTTGTCGAGCGTGGCAGCCTGCTCGATGCCGGCGATGGCGCAGAGGATGGCCGCACCAAGTTCCGCCACCAGTTCCTCATTGCTGTAGATCTTGTCACCAAAGGCGCCGAACGTGCCCTGGGCGATGCCCTCCCTCTTCAAGCGAGAGTCATGGCCCGTGGAGTGGGTCAACTCGTGGTAGAGCGTGCTGTACCAGGCTTCCGCGGACACGAAGTCAGCGAACTGAGGCATCTGGACATGGTCGGTAGCGGGCCGGTAGAACGCCTTGTCGCCACCCTGGCTCAGCGAGGGGCCATGGGCCAGGTACTCCGCGACGAGAGCCTCAGCGGCCTCGATGGGGTCAGCGCCCTCGACAGGCTCAGCGACCTGGGGCAGCTTGGCGCCCTCAGTCCAGTCAGCCTGCTCGATGTTGAACACATGGAAGAGGCGCAGCAAGGGGATCTTCTTGACCTTGCCCTCGCCATCGGTCTTCTCGATGATCTTCCAGAACACGATCTCGGTGGACTTCTCACCCTTGCGGACTTGTCCCCCCCGCTCGGAGATCTGCTTGTAGGTGCCCCACAGGTTGGAGGTGTAGCCCGCGGCCACGCCTGTGAGCCACAGGGTGAACACGTTCACGCCCCGGTACGGACGACCGGTGGACAGCGAGGTGGGCAGGTCAGAGGAGCCATTGCTCTTCCAGGTCTTGTGCCAGGGCACGGTGCCGGCCTTGAGGGCGGCGATGATCTTGTTGGTGGTCTCAGCGGCAGCGTCGCGCACCACGCGGGTGACACGGCCCTTGTTCTGGATCTTGGACTTGGATGCGGTTGCGGTAGCCATGTGTCTACTATACCAGAGTGAGCAGTCGCATGTGGTCACCTACGCAGATTTCTTTGGCTCCTGCTCTTGGAGTTCCAGGCGCGCCGGTTCCCGATGTGGAAGCACCCACACCAGGCGCACTTGAAGGCATAGGTGAAGGCGCCCTTGGATCTCAGGCCAGACGCGGCAGCAGAGGCAGCCCGCCTGGTGGCGTACTGCCTCTTGCCGGTGACACAATCGGAGCCTTCAGCGGCCACGTCACACCTCAGTCGTCAGGCTTTACTTCGGTGCCCCCACAGTCGATGCAGTGGTCATTCTCCCAGTACTTGCAGCCACAGTTCAGGCAGCGGTCGCAGCCCTCCAGGCGTACTCGGTTGTTCAGGTCGCGAGCAGGCTCAGCGATGTCAGGCTCAGCGGCAGCCTTGAGCTTGCTGTCCACGTCCTCCAGGCGGCGCAGGAGGTGTTCGTGCTGGAGGATGGTGTCAATGCTCTTCTGATTCTGGCCCTTGCACTTGTCACGGGCCTTTTCGTGGTGTCGGCCCGCGACTGAGATGGCATAGCGCAGCCGCCAGTAGTCATCCTCGGAGAGGGTGACGGTGATGTTGTTGTACTGGTCGACGCTCATGACTCCTTCTCACCCTGCTCTCCCACCAGGACAGCGATGAGGTTGGCGCTGTTCCACTTGTGGCTGGTGGTGCCGGTCTCGGGCAGCGCCCAGCGCTTGCCATTGCTCATGCCGAACACGCCAGCAGTGGCGTCCTCGCCAGCGACGAAGCTGTGGATGTCCACGCTCAGGTGGTCGCCCAGCCCCAGCGGGTTGACGATCACGGTCTTGTCGCCATGGCGGATGATGATGAAGGGAGAGGGATCGTCCTGCGTCACGTTGATCTCGGTGACGGGATGCTCCTCGTTGGCGTTGTACTCAGCGAGGAACTCGTTCAGGTTGCGGGACATGGTGCGTGGCTCCTGGTGTGGTAGCGGGATTGACAGGGGTCACTCTACAGGACCGCGACACGTCAGACACATCATTCGCATGTGCCATTGGTCACACGTAACTGCTCGCACTCGCATGCTGACCCCTGCTCGTTTGCCTTGAGAGGCCCCTGTACGCCTCTGTGTGGCTCGCACCCCCTGTTCGGGGGCAACCACCCACGGGAGAGGCTCCTGGGGCCACACAGGGGAAATGGGTGTCGGTTCACCAGCCGAGAAACCCTTGCAGCACAAGGGAAATCTGCACATTGGCAGGTACACAGACATGCTCGCACTCACATGTATGGCTGATGCATTCCATACACCGCCCACGCTCAGGAGAAGAAATCTGGAGAAATCTGCCTACCTGCTACCGCTCGCACTCGTATGTGCTGTACGGTGTGGACATGGCAAAGAACGCAAGCACCATCACCCCTGAACTGGAGGCCAAGGCACTGAGTGTCGTCGCCTCCCTGACTGGCCCCCCGGCTGGCTTCGTGCCCGCCACCCCAGGCCAGGTCACAGTCGGCCAAGTGGTCTCCTGCTGGGGCCACAACAAGCAGCGCGTGGGTGTCGTCACTGAGGTGACCAAGACCCGCCTCCATGTCCTCTTCACCACCCCTGGTGCCATCAAGGAGGCCCAGGACGGTACGGCTCGCACCCTGGCCCAGCCCACCGACGTGGAGAGCTACATCGCCGGGTACCGCCGCACCTACACCAGCAACTACCTGTTCCTGATCGATGAGTCCCGTGACGCCACTGCCAAGTACGGCTGGAACTACAACCAGGGTGAGAAGGTGCGGGACCAGGAGTATCTGGTCAACAACGCGGACCGTCTGGCTGACCTGGAGGAGGAGGGCTTTGAGGCTCGCCTGGCCCGCCAGTCCCAGGCCCAGCTTGATGGCGTCCTCAAGAACAAGCTCGTGCCCTGGCAGGATCGGGTGGGCTACACCCACTCCTGGAAGAAGATCTCGGACTGCTACGTGGAGGAGGTGGTCGCCTGACGAATCTGATAATCTCCTGATCCGCATGCATGTGACGCTACATGCATGCGGGATCGGGTAAGATGGCACCACTACCACACAAGACCGAGAGGCACCGATGTATCCCAGCAGCCCCACCACCTACAAACTCCCCTTTGACGACACCGTGCGCGTCGCCAGCAAGTGCCGGTACGTGCTAGTCCGGATCCCCAACAAGGGGGACGACCCCAAGCCTGAGATCCTGCTTCGCTCCGAGAATCTCGCCACCCTGGAGCGCAAGTACGACCCAGCCACCGACTACATCATCGACCAGGCTCGTGGCCTGGTGACCTACCACTTCAACGGCAAGCAGGAGCGCTTCGACGGCATCGAGGGCAAGCATGTGTACTACGGCTCGCCCCCCTTCGTGGTCTCCCACAGCTTGCACGGTGGAAGGCAGATCCTCTGATGGACATCCTGATCACCGTGACCGGTCTCGTTCGCGACGAGGGCACCCTGGTGCTGCTCTCCGGGCTGACCGAAGACAACCGTGACGTGGTGTTCGCCTGTGAGCATCGCTACGCCCCCGACATCCTGGCCGCAGTCGAGGCTGGTGAAGAGCCGCTGGTGGAGGTGCCCAGCTACCTGCTGGTGGGCGGTCTCTGATGCCCAGGCGTGACTTCCCCAGCTTCGGCATGCTCACCGATGAGGGTGACATCGCCGTGCATCGCATGGTGACCTGCGTCGTCACTGACATCAACGCCGGCAGGATCCGCCGCATCGAGCTAGAGGGCCGGATCAAGCTGGGCTGCACCTGGGTGGACGAGACCGGTCACCGCGAGGTGTGGGGCACCCAGCCGCAGGGTGACATCGAGGACGCCATCAACCGAGCCTGCCTGGCCCAGGGCTGGCAGAGGGTGGTGGTGCCATGATTCCTCGCCAGGGTGACCAGCATGCCAGTGCGAACGCTGGTATGCTGGTCCCCGTGACCCCGTTGGGACTCCGAGACTGGGGCTGCCTTGAAATAAATCAGGGGATCAGCCAAGAAAATAGCCGGAATGACCCACATACGTCTGCTCGCTCCCCTATACTGGCCCCATGGCACATGACATGACCCCCGACCAGCAGTACGACCTCGTGTATCAGGTCATCCGCGAGATCGCCGTCCGCTGTGACGGCGCCCAGTCCAAGGACTTCGTGGGCTTCAACGGTGTCGACTCCAAGTTTGGTCGCCGCATCGCCTCAGTCCCTCGTGACCAGTGGACCCCCGATGTCTGCCTGGAGGCTGCCCACATCGTCCTCAAGTACCGGGAGCAGGGCATCACCTACACCGGGGTGGATGTCGCCACGCTCCCGGTGGTCAGGGATGCCCAGGACAACGGCACCAACTACGCCGCCCGCAACCAGGCCCGTGGGTACGAGAAGAGGGCCAAGGCCAAGGCCAACCGCAAGGTGATCGTGGTCGAGGGCAAGCTGGCCGTGGCCTGGGGCAGTGACCCGGACTTCTCTGACCTGCTGGACGCGGTCAAGAAGATCCCTGGCCGCGACTACGTGAGCTACCCGGTGAAGGCCAACAAGGTCAACGCCTCCCCTGAACTGGACGCCTTCATCGACGCCTTCGACTTCACCGTGACCGATGAGGCCCGCAAGCTGCTGGAGGCCCCTCGTCAGGCGCCTCCGGTCCACTACGAGATCACGCTGGGCCAGGACGGCAAGGTCTACATCAAGACCGGCCTGACCGCTCCTGGTCAGCCGGCCTGTGACGCGGTCAAGGCCCTGCCTGGCCGGGGATTCGACCGGGCCAGCTACAGCAACTACGCCAACCCTCACCCCCAGGTGCTGGCCTTCGCTCAGACCTTCAAACTGAACGTCAGCCCGGACGCAGTCCAGGCTTGTGAAGCTGCCCAGGCTGCCCTGGAGGCCCGCCAGGTCGGTGGGCTGAGTGAGACCGACGTCAAGACGGTCCTGCAAGAGGTCAGCCGCTGTGGCAAGCCTCAGGATCTGCCCCCCGTGTTCGTCGCCATGTTCAAGGAGATGATGGCCCGATGACTCGCACCGACCCCACCTACTGGGACGCTCCCGACACCGCATGCATGCCATGCCGGGGTCGGGGCTGGATCATCCAGGAGGATCCCTCCGGTGCCCCCAGCACCCAGGTCACATGCCCCTACTGCCATGGCAAGCAGACCTCGTGGTGGGTGGCGCCCAACCGCCAGAAGAGGATCATCCGCCCCCGCGTCCGCATGCTGCTCATCCTGGCCTGGATCACCTACAGCATCTTCCCCTCGCACCACTTCGTGGCTCACATGCTCCTGCTCATCCCCCTGGTGGCCGTCCTCCTGGTCATGTGGCTGAAGCCAGCCCTGTGGCCCAAGCTGCCCCGGCGCCAGCATGCCCCAGGCTTCACCGACAACCGTGAGAAGGTGGCTCTGGGTCTCTTCGCCGGGGTGGTGGCAGCCCGCAGCCTGTTCGGCAACAGCAAGCACAGGGGGTTCTGAGAAATGCATGAACCTGCTCACACAAGTATGTGGTCATACGGTACGATGGGAGACATGGCACATGACATCGATCCTGTTCTGAACTTCGACCGCTACCTCCCTGAGGGCCAGCACCTCTACGACTTCCAGCATGTGGGTGTGGCCTACGCCCTGTGGGCCACCCGTGAGGGCAAGGGCGCCTGGATTGCTGACGAGCAGGGGCTGGGCAAGACGGCCCAGGCCATTGCCGCCCTGCTGGCCGACGCCGCCCATAAGGGCCAGGAGGTCAACGCCCTGATCGTGGTCAAGGCCAGCATCAAGGCCAACTGGGCCAAGGAACTGGCCCGGTTCGCCCCTGACCTGGACGTCCAGGTGCTGGGTGGCACCCGCCCCTACCAGATCCTGGGCCAGGTCGCCATCATCTCGTTCAACCTGCTGAAGGTGTGGAGTGACGCCCTGGTCGACCGGGGTTTCACCAGCCTGATCATCGATGAGAGCCACAACGTCAAGGACGCCAAGACCCAGCAGACCAAGGCTGCCCTGAAGGTCGCCGCCGACATCCGCAGCCGGCAGGGCATGGTGCTGCTGCTGTCTGGCACGCCTCTCCTGAATCGCCCGGTCGAGTTGGTATCCCAACTCCAGATGATGGGGCGCCTGGAGGACGTGTCCCCGGCTCCCTGGGGCAAGGCCAACCCCACCGCCCGTGACTGGGAGTACGCCTTCATGATGACCTTCTGTGACCCCAGCAAGAATGCCTACGGCAAGTACGAGTTCAAGGGCGGCTCCCGCCTCCACCTCCTCAACAGCAACGTCCGCTCTGAGTGCTGCATCCGCCGCCTTCGCAACGAGGTGCTGGACATGGACGACACCCACCGGGTGCCGGTCAGCCTGAGCCTCAACGGTGACCTGGACCCCTACTGGGCCACCGAGAAAAACTTCGTGCCCAAGAATGAAAACTCAGCCACCATCGAACTGATCGGTCAGCTTCGCAAGGCCATCTCGACCTGCAAGATCCCTGCCGCCATTGAGTGGATCAAGGACTTCCTGGCCGAGAACGAGGGCAAGAAGCTGGTGGTGTGGGCTGACCACATCGAGGCCCAGGTGGAGGTCACCAACGCCCTCCAGGCTGCCGGCATCCGGGCCACCTACCTGAAGGGCGCCCAGGACAAGGGCCGGATCGAGGAAGCCAAGGAAGCCTTCAACCAGGGTGACACCCAGGTGCTGGTGTGCAGCCTGAAGGCGCACGGGTTCGGTCACACCTTCACCGGCAACGGTCACAACGTCACCGACTGCCTATTTTTGGAGCAGCCCTGGCACCCTGGTGCGGTCACCCAGGCTGAGGATCGTATCAACCGCATCGGCCAGAACGCTGAGGCCGTCTTCGCCCATACGCTCCTGGTGCCTGGCACCATCGATGAGTGGCTCTCAGACCTGATCAACGCCAAGTGGGCCACGTTCAAGGCTGCGGTGGACGGCTCCATCCCCACCTGGGAGCAGGATGACATCATGACCCTGCTGGCTGCCAAGCTGGAGGCCCACCTCCGGGCCAAGTACGGTGACAACCACCCGGCTCTGCCCCGTCCTGCCCAGGAGGGTGACATCGCCTGAGGGTCATGTGCCAACATAACCTCAGGTTGAAACCAGGAGGCCCCTACGGGGGTCTCCTGGCGCGTCTGGCCCAGGAATGGCCCATGGTGCCATACGTGACCACCGGGCCGCACAGAGCCGCACAGGCCCCGGAGAAAAGATGCCAACCTGCTACCGCTCACGTTCACATGTGCCCTATGATGGAGGCATGGCACATGACTCAGATCCCATCACCGCTACCTACGAGGGCTTCACCGTCATCTACGACGGTCGCGGCATCGCCGCCTGCCACGAGCAGGTCGACGCCCTGCACCGCCAGGCTCAGGGCCTTGCCCCTCGCTTCGCGGATGACACCGCCGACTCAGGCTGCACCAACTACGGCGATCTCAAGGGCGCCGGCCCCCGCCAACTGAAGGCGTACGCCCTGATCGCCCAGGCCCACGCCTGGAACGAGATCGCCGGCATCCTGGAGCAGGCCAGGGACGCCCGCAACGCCCCCCGCACCGATGACCGCGGTGTCCGCTACGTGGAGGCCGGCGCCCCTGCCCCTCGCTCCTTCGCTGACCCCGTCACCTGTGGCACCTGTGGCCGCACCTGGGACGACAAGGTGCCCACCGGGGTCACGCCGGCTCCTGCCGCCCGCTGCCCCTTTGAGTACGACCACGAGGATCTGGTGGATGACGAGCCTGTCCACCCCTGGCAGGCTCAGGTCAACGTCGTCCACGGCACCCCCCGCCTTGTGACAGACGCACAGCTACAGGCAGCCTTCCTGGCTGCTCGCCGGCACGGTGTGATCCTCCAGGATGATGTCCTGCGGGCCATCATCGCCGCTGCCCAGGAGGTTCGCCCCTGAGACCAGCCGACACCAACACAAGCACACGAGGCCCCCCTACACCAGGGGGGCCTCTTCACGTTACCGACCCCTGCACACCACCACACCAGCCACACACCAGGATGCCACCACATGCCTCTGTACGCTCTCCTATGCCACCCAACCCACCCTAGAGGCACCAGCCACCTCATAGGCGACCACAGCACCCCCTGGGACCGCACAGCACCCTCTCAGCCCATCCACGCTCACACGCAGCATGCCATAGGCCCACCCCACCCCGTATAGATCGCCCTATGCCCCAGAGTGCCTGAGGTGATCCCACCAGCTACGTAGACAGGCCAGCAGCACACCCGTGATCAACTCATCCAGGGGGAGGGTATCCCTCCAACCTGGCCCTACAGCCAGCCAGGTGGGGGGGACATAGGCCAGCACACCTGTTCGTACCCCTACGAACAGGTGTTCACAAGCCCAAGCATCGCATGCGTACGCATGCGTCATCATGAGCAAACACATGTTCCCACCCATGGGAACATGTGTTCGACCACCCCACCCACCCTTACGAACGTACGTTCGCAAACAGGGTGCCAGGAGGTACTCATGGCTGGGATGGGGAATCGTGAGTAGTACCCCTAAGTCGCCGCTGTGGTCTTCTGTGTACGAGGGATGGGGGGTGTAGTACCCCTATTCGGGGTTAGCTGCAAGAAAAGGCAGGTCAGAGCCTGTTTTTGACCCTTCTGGCTGCTCTACGACGAGCAGTAAGACGGCGTGACGACTCCACATGACACTCACAGATCCTGGTGCCTGGGCGGAAGGGATGACCGGCCTTGCACAACTCCTGCTTCTTAGGCACCCGGTCCTCTTCGTTCAGATAGCCCATCCTGAACAACGACTGCACCCGCTGGTTGGTGGCTGAGATGGCGGTACCCCAGCGCTTCGCCAATCGCTCGGTACGTCTTCCATCCCGAATCTGGGCCTCGACCCGGTACTCCTCAGCCCAGCGACGGTGATCCAGCCCGGTGTAGTGGTACCTCGACTGCTCCTCCGACACCAGCACCCACAGGTCTTCCTCGTCCAGACCCAGTTCCTGAGCGATCCTAGGCAGAAGACGGGGCAGCATCTTGGCGGGTGAAGTGCGTCCTGTGTCTCTATGTACGCTCCGGTGAAGCTGAGGAGGCCGTGACGGTCATAGAGGGCTACGCCGTGTGTGAGGATCACCTGGGCATCATGGCCCAGGGCCTGGACTGGCATGGTGTGCTGAAGGCAGCCCAGAGGCAGGAAGAACAGAGACCCCTGGAGCAGGAGTCATGAGCATCGAGGAACCGGGTCATCCCTACTTCGACGTACACACCGACTACCGGCCCACTGAGGCGTTCCCTGGCGCCCGCCTCACCACCGCAGGACTGTGGCGTAGGTTCCCTATCACGATGGACTCGCCTCACGAGCCATGGTGCCTGCACTTTGAGTGGGGCGCATGTACATGCGGCCCTAGAGAAGGCGAGGAGTTCGTATGAGGCTGCTACGCCATGACTACGTCCGGGTAGGAAAGAGCTTCCCGGAGGGACTGGATGAGGAGTCCGACATCTTCTACGTCGCCAACCGGGACAACGACACCGGGCTGGACATCTGGTGGTGGGGGGAAGAGGAGCAGGGGCGAGATCAGTATGGGGATGTGGATCTGGGCGTACCGGAGGATCCTGGGGCCTGGAGGGAGGGATGAGTCCCCTGCTCGACTACGAAGCCGTGAAAGCGCTGCGAGAGTCCCCGGTGAAGAAGTGTCCCGCCTGTGGGTATGCCGAGTACAAGAGCTACTGCCGGGAGTGCGACGTGTACTGTCTCCTGGGCCATGGGCACCTCTGTACCACCCTGTACGCCATCCGGGACCGTGAGCATGAGCAGCACCGGCACTACTGAGGCCCTGGTGCTGTGCTTTGAGGTCTACCGGCTGCCTCCTCCCTGGTTCGTGCCCGTGGAGGCGCCGGCCTGTGGCGTGGTGGCCTACGTCCAGGCTGAGTGGACGAACGACGGGGTAGCCCGGAGATTCGTGTGTGATCGCCCGGAGGGACACCCGGAGAAGACGAGCAAGTCGGACAAGCATCGCCAGGTGACTGACATGGAGACAGGGGAGACCATGGAGTGGTCTATAGGCGGGGAGGTAGGGCGAGATGAGGATGACTGAGTACATCGAGGTGTGCCAGGCCCTGCTGGAGCGCCACGGGGATGGGGAGTGTGTGGATGCCCAGGATGGCCTCATGGAGGCCCCGGAGTTTCAGGAGGACGGGAACGGGCCGGTGTACGTGTGCGCTGACTCGGCCTAGAAAAACCTCCGGAGTGACGGCGCCTCCTGGCCTGATATATTCGCCGGCCATGACTACTACACCAGAACCATCCGTAAACGACCTGTCCCCTATGTCCAAGGCTGGCCCCGCCAACCTGGAACCAGCCCTTCTGCTCGATACGTCAGGATCTATGTCCTACCCCACCACCGCGGACGGCCAGGTACAGAGGAGGGAACTGGTCGGTGAGGCCATCCCGCTCATCATCGCCGGTCTGGAGGGCTTCGACGCTCAAGCGGCCAAGGAGACCGAAGCAGCCGGTGAGGAAGAGGGCGGCGTCATGACCGTCACCTTCGCCTCTGAGGCGAAGGTAGTGGGCGACCTCAACTCGGGCAACGTGCGTGCCCAGTTCGGCTCGATCCAATGGGGTGGGGGCACCAACATCGTGCCTGGCTTCCAGTTGGTCTTGTCCAACTATTTAGAGGAGTTCGCTGACGAAGATGTGACCAGTCGGCCTTCCCTGTTGTGCATGGTCATCACTGATGGTGAGGCCAGCGACGAGGCCGAGTTTGAGGAGTCTCTGTCCAAGAGCAAGGGCGGGACGTATGTCGCGGTGGCTGTCGTGGGCTATGGCCCGGAGCATGACAAGGCCCTGGCCGGCTACCAGCGCATCGCCGCCGCCAACAACCACGTCCGGGCCTTGTCCTTCGCTGATACGACTGACCCCAACGGCCTGGCCCAGGCCCTGCTGGCGATGTTTGGCACCCCCTAGAGCAAGACGAAGGGCCTCCCCTTGCCGGGAGGCCCTTCTCTCATGCAACCGCACAACCAACCAGGGTCAGTGTAATCGAGAAAAATAGCCGGGGTCAAGGGGGCATCTACGCCCGTATTTTTCTGGTGTGGACTGGTAGACTGTGAGGGCTACCTACCACAGCATCCTGCACTCTGGAGAGAACATGCCTATACCTTTGCCTCAGCCATTCCTGATCATCCCCGGTGATGGCTCCAACCCCGTACACATCCATGACTGCCCCGACCCCAAGCCGCCCATACTGGGCGTGGCGCTCGTTACCCCCTACATCGCTCAAAGGTGGTTGCATGCCGGCGAGGCCGAGTTCCGCCCGGTGGTCATGGTTGACCACGAGCGTCAGATCCTGGCCGGTCGAGGAATCGTGGAAGGCGCCGCTCGGGGTGAGGGCGGCACCGCGGCGGCGGTGAACATGGTGGCGGTCGACACCAACGTGGCCGAGACCGCCTGGACGGCGGTGCAGGCCATGCGGCGGGCCTTTGAGCTACCGGAGACCACCGACGTGCCGGCCCTCGTCCTCTCTGACCACGGGGGCCAGGTGCTGGGCGGCGCCGAAGCTCTCTACGACCTGCGGAAGCCCGCCGTCTTCATCGTGTTGATCACCCTGCCCGGCGTGGCCGGTCTCAACGCCGATGGGCGGTACAACTGATGGCGAGGAAGAAGAAGCGGGGCGACTGCGCCCTGACATGGTGTACCAACCCGGCCCAGTTCCGGATCTCGGTGGAGTACCCGGAGCCAGAGGCCGAAGAGGCCAAAGAGACCGACATGGATGAGGAGGAGCGTGAGGTTCGTGACCGGGGCGAGTGGATCGATGATCCTCCCTCTAGCGAAGCCCCTCCGGTTCAGCCCCTCAAGTTCTACCGGCCCAAGCCCAACCCCTTCGTGCCCAGCGACTACGAGTCTCCCTCCTTCTTCAAGCAGTACGTGATCGTGTGCGCGGAGCATGTGGATCACTTCAAGCTGCCCTGGGAGAAGCAGGGCGCCGTGACCGTCGTGCCCTTCGACCCCCTGCCCAAGCTGCCGCAGGGGCATTACGTGCGGGTCAAGCGGCACGCCTGGTCCGGAGACATCAACGTGCGCCAGCATCTGGTGGGCCACGCTATGTACATCGAATGCGAGACCCTGGCCCCGGAGTCCTGGGAGGGCCGTACCGTCATCTTGTACGTCGATGAGGACGACATCGTGGCCCTGATGAAGGAGACCAGGGAAGCCGCCATCCGCACCCGCTCCCGACCCATGGAGGAACCATGAGCAACGTCCGACGCCAAGGCTTCCGGGAGAATCACGACGCTGTCATGGGCATCGACCTGAACAATGTGCATCGTCACGAGGTCGACGCCGCCCAGTCCATGCTCAAGCACCTCGATGCCCTGGCGGGGCCGGCGTACGTGGCCTTCCTGCACTTCTATCACATGGACACGGCCAACGCCTGCATGCACGTCGCGGACGTGAGGTTCAGCCCCTTGACCTTTCGCCTGGCTGAGGCCCTCCAGGACGTGACCCTTGACAGCGGGGAGATTGAGGAGGTGCTGGCCCACCGGGGTCGGTATGAGGAGGATCCGGGCCGGTAGGTAGTAGCGATTCTACTTATTGACATGCTCGCAGGGGCATGCCTACAGTGGCGCCGGGTACCAGAGGTACCCACCGGCACCCCTCGGGTGCCCCACGAAAGGTAGGTAGCTATGAACGGGTCCAATGAGATCCTGGAGGATGAAGACCTCCGCGCTGCTCTGGTGGCGCAGCATCCCCAGTTGGTGAGGGTTCGCTTTGACGGCTTCGCCGCCGATATGGCGAGTCCGAAGTTCTACTTCACCAGGAACCTTCCTCTGGAGTACAGCCTCACCACCGACTATCTGAACACCCACTCGTGGGACAACGGCAGCATCCTCACCAACGCGGATGTCAAGGGCGCCGTTTACGGCCCCTACGACGGTCCCTTTGAGTCGGACCTGTTGCACTGGGTTCGCCTTATGTTCACCGACCGGAGTGACTACAACCGTAGCCTGACCTCCGGGTACACCTTCCTGTGTGATCCCGCCACCGGGGTGGTTTCCCGGCTGTCGGTGTTCGACGTGGGCCGGCATCTTCAGGCCAAAGCCTTTGGTCGGACCTTGGACACCATGGCGAGTGAGGCCCGTAAGGGTCGGGACCGTAACAACCGCAGCATCTCTGCCGTGGACAAGCTGCTCGACGGCATCACTGGGCCGGAAGCTGACGCCCTTCGCGCTGAGCTTGGGGACGGGGCGCTCCGCTTCGGTGGTGAGATCATCGATGCGGTTCGGAAGGTGCTGGGCGCCATCGGGCCTGGCCCCACTCCCAGCGACGACGAATAACCTGTGACTTCCAGGGAAGGTGGGGGGGCACAGGCCCCCCCATCTCGTCGCGACAATGTGATCAGTGAGCGTCGCCACATCAAAGAGGTGATGCGCCAGTCGAGGCTGGCTATGACGCAGTCCAACATACGAGATGCCCTTCAGGATCAAGGGATCTCCACCTTGAACGTCCAGAAGCGGCTGTCTGAGTTGGTACAGGACAAGGAGATCCGCCGAATAGGCAAGCGCGGGAACTACATCTATTTCCTCCCGGAAGAGGGTGAGGAATGGGAGGGGGAGGAACGGGACACCCCAGGCCGGCGCCTGGTCAGGGAGATGGATAAGCCCAAGGTGCTGGCTGAGGCCATGACCATCCTGGAGGAGCGCAAGAGGGGCCGGCAGCATCGGTCACTCGTGCGCCTCTATGAGGAAGCCGCACAGCGGCAACTTCGGGCCGAAGAGGAGGATGCTGACCGATTGACCGCGGCGATGGAGAAGCTCCTCAATCAGCGGCTGCGGTACTGGGACTCCTTCATCCTTACTCTGACTCGATTCGATGAGAAGGTCTGCACCTATTTCCGGGAGTTCGACAACCTCCCTCAACCCCTGGCTAACCAGGCCAGGCACATCGATACCGGGATCGAGGATGTGCGGCGCCACCTGAGTGCCCTGGAGTTCAAGCTGTTCCCTGGACGGGTCAAGGGCAAGGGTGCCGTCGAGAGGGGTTCGTTCATCGACGTGAAAGCAGAGGGGTGAACCCTTGAATGTTGGCACCATGAGGGCCTATGGTGCCAACATTCACGCCAGGAGGTGCCCAATGCCATTGATAAAAGTCAAGGTGGATCAAGCCGACATCGACAGAGCAGATAGAAGCAAGTCCATGAAATGTGTGGTGATGCAAGCCATCGCTCGCACTATCCCCGACGCTCATCACATCGATGTGGACGTCGCCACTATTCGCTGGACGGGTGGCGACGGGGTCCGGGTCTGTTACCTGACCCCCTACAGCGTGTCGGGCTACGTGGTGGCTTTCGACGCCGGGGACGAGATCTATCCCTTCAGTTTTCAGTTGGACGCTCGTAGCAAGGTGCCCATTCGCCAGCGTAAGCGCACCAAACCGGGTCTGGCCGTTCACCAGGCTCAGGAGGATGTACGGAAGGCCAAAAAGGAACTGAAGGAGGCCGAGAGCGGCGGGGCCACGGTGAAGGTGGTTCGTGAGTCACAGACCAAGGTCGAGGCGACCCAGGGGCGGCTGGACAGCGTCAAGGCGGCTTATCGGGGCCAGCAACAGCAGGTCAACATTGGCGATAGCAGTCGAAACGCCCCCCGCCGTGTCTCAAGAACCTCTCGCCGTAGTTACGGACACCGGGTGATGCGGGTGAATCAAACCCCTCGCCGGCTGGTGAAGAGGAAGGCGGCTGCGACTAGCTGACTAGCCCCATGCCGTCAAAAACCTGGGTGGTAGAGGGCAAAGTCCCTGGTCGATTTTCCTATGAGTGCGAGTTCTGCGGCCACTGCGGGGGTAACTACGCCACTAGGGAAGTGGCCCAGGTCTTCGCCAATGTGCATGGCTCCTACGACGTCCCGGAGCATCGCCCTAAACTCGGGGTGTGAGCCGATCCGGGGACTTCCAGGCCGAGATCGAGAAGCACCGGGTGCAACGTGAGCCGGCCCAGCATGTGCTGGGGCCGTCCCACGTCGGCGCCTACGCCCAGAGGATCAAGCCCCACCGCCAGGGGCCTGACGTCAGTAGTCAACCGGCTCCTGGGTCTCCGGGTCGATCTCCCGCCCGTCCTTGAAGACGGCGTCGGGCATGGTCTTGATCTGGGAGAGGTACTGCACGAAGAGGACGCCCTCCCGGCTTGAGAGCATCTTTGCCGTGCCCCGGTCGGTCCAATACGACCGCTCGCGAGCCGAGAAGTTTTCCTTCGCCATCTGGGCATGGATCTTCTCCCGCATCTCGTCAAGCTGGGGCTGAACTTCGCGCCGTTTGTAAAAGGCAGACTTGACGTAATCGTCAATGGCCCCGGAATGGCTGTCCGGATCCTCCTTGCGGATCTTGCCCCACACCAGCTTGCGGCCCTGGCGCTCGTAGTCGTAGTGGGCGAAGGTGGGTGGGCCAACCAGGGGGTAGCGCTGGATGATGATGCACTCCTGGATGCCCTCACGCTCGCCGCGTTCCCATTCCTCGCCCAGGGAGCCGGGATAGATCTCCGGGTGGTTGGCGTAGAACTCGGCCTCTAGCACCTCGTCGCTCTTGGGCAACAGGGCGTTGGCGTCTTCGGGTTCCGGCGCATACGTCTTGTAGCGGGCGTCGGCCACCTGGAAGATGACGTCACAGGAGAGGAACAGGCTGGCCCAGTAGGCGCACTGACGGGCGCTCTCGGGGCCACCCGCGTGGTACACGATGAAGTGCTGCCGTTCGTCGCGCACCCCTACGGTGAAGTTGAGGATGTCGGCGTCGGACTCGTCCGGGCTGTCCCCGTACTGAGCCACCCTCTCCTGCTTCATGCGCCGGGTGATCTCGGCTATGAGGGCGAACTGGGCGTCACTCGCCATCAGACGGCACTCGCGATCTCGGCCAGCCGTGCCCGATCAGCCTGCTCCTGCTCCAGGCTGGTCTCAAAGGCGTCCTCGTCCCAGTAGTCGCTGAGGGCATCGGTGTAGAGGGTCCGCAGGTCATCGGGCGGGATGGCCTCGACCTCGACCTGCACCAGTTGCCCGTGGCGCTCGATGAAGCTGGCGGCACGGGAGTCGGTGTCCTTGCCCAGGGCCACGGGCAGGTTCAGGGACTGGATCTGCTCGGGGCGCACAGCGATGTGCTTGACCTCTTCCCACACCGGGCAGCGCTCGGTGAAGTCCCGCAGAATGTCTTCACCGGAGGGGTCGAAGTCGCCGGCATAGACCAGGATGGCCTGGCGTCCATCGGCCTCCACATGCTCTCTGACCTCGTCCACATAGGACTGCGAGCCGTAGCCGCGGGTCAGGATGATGGGGAAGCCCAGGCTCCGGTTCACGTCGCTGCCATAGAGGAGGTTGCCGGCGGCATCGACGGTGTTGGTGGAGAACCAGGACCGTAGCTGGGCCAGCAGCGTGGCCTTCTCACCGGCCAGGTAGATGACGTAGTCCTGGCCCTCAGTGCGGTCCCGCCGGTAGCGCTCGGTGAGCCAGTTGATGCCATCGCCGGGACTTGTCCAAGACTGGCCCTGGTAGATCTCTCGGGTCTGATCCTGGAGGGCGTCGAAGGTGCCCTCGCGGCGGGCCTTGGCGGTGAGATCAGACAGCCGGCTGTAGTGGGCCTTGACGTTGCGATAGCCCAGCCCTGGCGTCATGACCAGGCGGTAGTGGAGTTGTCGGAGCGTGATCAGGTACGGGTAGCTGCGGACAATGGTCAGCGCTTGCCGGATGATCGGCTTCCAGTTGACGGGTGGTGCGGATGTCACGATGCCTCCTTTGGATGCGTCCCATGGACGCGTCACACTATAGCATCGTTTGCAGGGGTGGCACGAAAAAACCCCCGACTCAGGCGGAAGAGGATGAGCCGGGGGTTTTCTCTGTTGTGACTACGTGTTCACGTAGCTGTCTGAGGTTATACCCCGCACATGCGGCTGGTGTTCGGCCAGGCTCCCCAACCCACCTGGGCCTGGAGGTTCTGGTTCACCCGAAGCTGCTCCGAATAGCTGTAGTCGGAAGGCAGGCCGGGGCCACCTCCACCGGCACGCCAGGCACTGATGGTGTCCTGGAAGGCGCCGTAGTAGCCGTTGCCAGTGTTCGTGGCCGGGTTGTTGCCCGACTCATGCTGGCCGATGCAGCCCCAGACACCACTGCCTCCACCCCCACCACCGCGGTAGCTGTGGGTGACTACCGGCTGGGGCGCAGGAGGTGTATAAGTCCTGGCAGGAGCCGAATAGTGCTGCACTGGAGGTGTGTATGACGGGGCGGGGGCGGGTAGTGACACCGAACCGGTGTAGCTCGCAGGCGGGATGTTGATGACGTCGCCTACATAGATCAGGTCCGGGTTGGGTGTGTGGTTGAAGGCTGCCAAACGGCTCCAGGCCCCTCCTGACCCCAGGTAGCGGACTCCGATGCTCCACAGCGTGTCGCCTGCAACGACCGTGTACTTCTGGAGCGTCGGAGCCGCTACCGCTACGAGGACGGCCTCTGGGGGCGAACCACTGGCCGGAACCACTGCGCTCACGCTGGTAGGGACGCTTTCCACAGGTTGTGCGGAAGCTGGGGATATAAAACAGAAGCTGCCGGCGACCAGGCCGGCAGCGGCAAGTAGAAGCCGCTTCATGGGACTCCTTCGGTCGTGCCCCTTCGGGGCCGTGCTGGTGGTCTTACGAGGCGGGTGCGCGTTTAGGCGAACCCTTACAGGGTCAAAGGGCGTACCTCCTGGGCTGGGCAGTCACAACAGATCGGCAAGGCTGACACACCAGGCGCCTCCTGTCCACTGTCACCTCCGGAGGCGCCCTGCTAGGATCCGCGAAAAACCGCTCCCGGCTGGAACCTAGAGAGGGCATTATTAGTGTCTACCGTGACCCGCATCGACACCGACCTTGACACTCGCTTCTTGCAGTGCAGGACGTACAACCACGCCTGGGAAGAGTTCGCCCCCATCGACCTCTACCCACCCACGTATGGCTGGAGGCTGTCCCTGCGCTGCATCCGCTGCACTACGGAGCGTCACGACGCCATCGCCTTCAACACCGGCAAGGTCATCGGGCGGCGGTATATTTACCCGGACGGCTACGCACAAAAAGGCGTGCCGAAGGTCGTGTTTCGTGAGGCCCTTTTTCAGAAGCTGCGTGTCAAACTGGAGAAGGCCAACGCTATCGGTGAGGAGGTACCTGAGCCGGCGAAGAGAGGGCGGAAGAAGGTGGCAGTGTGAAGGAGACATGCCGGATCCAGACGGTGACCCCGAAGATGGCCCAGGAGTGGCTGGAGGGCAACGTCGACAACCGCAACCTGCGGGAGCCACGGGTGCTTGGGCACTCCCAGGTACTCCAGCGGGGCGAGTGGGAGTTGACCGGCGACTGCCTGGTCTTCGATGAGGATGGCACCCTGCTCAACGGCCAGCACAGGCTCTCAGCCGTGGTGGTGACCGGGATCCCGGCTCGCTTCGTCATCCTGCGGGGCGTGCCGGCCAAGGCCCAGGAGGTCATGGACACGGGCCTGTCCCGGACCCTGGGCGATCAGCTTCAACGCCGCGGCGTGCCCTACTACACCTACGTGTCGAGCGCCCTGTTCTGGCTGCACCGCATGGCCTACAGCGAGGCCACTGGAGTGGCGCACTACGACAGCCCGTCCAACCGGCCCTCCTTCCGCCAGTTGCTGTCCATCTACGAGGCCAACAAGGAACTCTCCGACGAAGCCCCCAGGATCGGCAGGCACGTCAACAACCTCAAGGTCCGGGCCGGCGCCACCCTGGCGATCTACCACCGGCTCAAGCAGCTTGATGCTGAAAATATCGATGAAGAAGTCGACCTATTTTTTGACAAGTTGGTGACCGGAGCCGAACTCAAGGCCAGTGACCCCATCTTCCGCCTGCGGGAGTGGTGCCTGGAGGACGCCGCCAAGCGGGCCACCAAGGGCCGTGCCCCGGACTATCGCTACGTGGCCTACGTGATCACGGCCTGGAACAAGTGGCGGGTCGGGGAGCCGATCCGCCAACTCAAGTGGGTCTACACGCCCACCACCAGGATGTCCTGGCCGGTGCCGGAATGACCGCGCTCCAGCCGCACCAGGCCCCTCTGGACCGGACTGTGCGAGGCATCCTTGAGCGGGCTGCTATCCACGAGGCCATGCGGGAGACCGTGGACGAGAACCCTATCCCTCAGAGCGTGCTGGAGATGTCCCTGCGGCCCGTAGACGTCGTCCACATCCGCAAGCAGATGGTGGACTGGTGGTCAAAGCGGGGTGAGTGGCAGTACCGCTATGCCATGCAGGGCCGGCGCCCCATCGATGAGTCTCACCGTGAGAACGAGGTACTCGACGCGGAGGCGGCTCGGGGCTGGCTGGAAGACGGCTTCCGGGAGTCTGAACTGTTCTGGGTCTCCCCTGAGATGACCCAGTTGGTCTCGACCATGGCGCCCAGTATTCCGGACTGCATCCCGGAGCCACCCTGTCGGGACGGCTTCGTGGTCTTCGCCCGGTCTATCCCTGGCCTTGACGCGGAGGCTGAGACCATCATCTACACCACGGCGTACATGTGGCGCACCGTGATCACCAAGGTTGGGGTCTGCTGGGGCATCGAGACCTACGCCTGGCGTGACTTGATCCACGTCTGGCGCACGATGAGCGAGGAAGAGCGGCTGCTCTTCCGCCAGGTCATGCCCATGCGACTACACCCCACCGGAGGGTCGGAGTGGCCGGTGGAGAGCATGACCACCGATTTCTCCAGACTGCCCGCCAGCAATCCTCAGATGGAAGCCTCCATGCTGGAGGACCGGCGGGTACTGGCGACCTTCTGGGCACTGTGTAGCCAGCGGATAGCTCACCAGGAGATGTACAAGCCTGATCGGGGCCTTCTGCGCCAGGCCAAGCGCGAGCGCTGGAAGTCGATACCCCCGGTACGGATCGTTCGATTGCGGGAACCCGCCACCCGCAGTCGAACTGGTGCTGGCTCGGACGTGGAGTGGAGCCACAGGTGGCTCGTCGGTTCTCACTGGCGGAACCAGTGGTACCCCGCGTCCAGCCAGCACCGCCCTAAGTTGATCGAGGCTTACCAGAAGGGGCCGGCGGATAAGCCCCTGATAGTACGTGAGACCGTGAAGGCCCTGGTGCGATGAGCTACTCCTCTCTCGTTGCTTCGTGGTTCCGGATGACCTTCTGCGTCTGCGGGGACACGAGGGCAGATCACATTACGGATCGGCGTTGTCAAGTGGAGGGCTGTGACTGTAAGCGCTTCGCCAAGGTGAGGCTTACGGTGGTGCGATGACTGAGGCGCCTAACCGTTGGTGGTACTGCATCTCCTGCTTCGCGGTCAACGATGGCCTGGAGGAGGGCCGGTGTTGGAACTGTGGTACCTCCTTCCCTAACAGGCGTAAGAACAAGCCCTGGTGCGAGATGGGCAAGGCGAAGTGTGACGTATGTGGCAATAGCTATGTGACCTGGACTCTGCCGGCTGGCACCACTATGACCGTGCCCGATGTGCTGGGGTTCTGCCCCTTCTACTTTGAGCATCACGGTGACAACGCTTACTTCCCACCCATGCTGCCCGCTGTCTACGTACTGGACGCCAACAGCTACCGCTATGACGAGAAGCGCAAGAAGCTGGTGAAGATCAGGTGAGCGACATCGACTGCGGTGACCCCGACTGTCTGATCTGTCATCCTCTGGTGACCAAGACAGGGCGGGTGTTAACTGAGGACGACATACAGGCTTTGGCCGATGAGGCTGAGCTTGGCTACGACTTTTGTGAACACGAGGACTATGTCGAGGCCGAGACCACGGGCGTCCTAATCCGGCGCTGCGGCAAGTGCAGCGCCACTACTGTGGCTGCTCCTGGTCTCTTTCCGGACCCCCTACCACTCTGGGTTACAAACAACAGAAAGGAACGGCAATGACAACACTGGTAGCTGAAGCGAACCGCGTCGAGGAGAGTGAGGTTGGCGTGATGGTCATCCTCGACCGGACTGGCGACACCCGTCATACCTGGGACCGGCGCAGCGAGGACGAGGTGCAGGTAATCCGCGACCTCTTTGAGCGCATGATCGCCAAGGGCTACCAGGCGTGGTCGGTGACTCGGAAGGGCGACAAGGATCAGCGCATCACCGAGTTCGACCCCCAGGCTGAGAAGGTGATCTTCGCGCCAGCGCTGGTGGGTGGCTGATGAAGATCCGCATCACCATGGAGGTGGCTGAGGAGTACTCCGACGCTGACCATGACATGGGCGTCACTGAGGCGGCGTATGAGGAGATCACTGACGCCCTGTCCTCCTACGGGGATGACGTGGAGATCAAGAAGGTGGTGGGCTGATGCCGCACCAGACCTACTACCAGCAGTACTGCAACACCAGCGCCACCACCAACAGCATTCAGTACTACGTGCCTACGTGGACGAGCAACGCCAGCAACATCTCCACTCAGTGGTACCAGCCCACCCAGACCCACACCTACCAGACCGTCAACACTTACAGCAATGAGGTCTGGAACCAGTGGGTGATCATGGGCAATGGCACCATGACCATCAGTCCTCAGTCCGCTTTCCGGGTGGAGACTCCGGAGGAGATCGAGGCTCGGCGCGAGGAGCGGGCACGAGAGGCTCAGGAGCGGGTCGCAGCCCGGACACGGGCCAGGATCTTGCTGGAGGACTTCCTCTCCGACGAGCAGAAGGAGGAGTTGAACTACCACAGCCGCTTCCATGTCACCGGGTCCAGGGGCCGGCGCTACTGCATCCGCACCAGCGGTCAAGCTGGCAACGTCGACCTGCTCAAGCCTGATGGAAAAGTCCAGGCCACCCTGTGTTGCCACCCTCGGGGTTACCTGCCCGATGGGGACGCCTGGCTCATGCAGATGGTGGAGATCCGCCATGACGAGGAGCATTTCCTCCGCACGGCCAATGTCCACCGGGGTTCGCTCCCCATTGCCGCCTGACGCCATCCAGTTACGCCCTCGTGGACCCTGGCACCTGATACGACCAGGGTCAGGGTCCACTCGGCATACGTACTGTGGCTTCAACGTCATCAGTCTCAACCCGCGGTACCCCTTGGCTCACCTTGCTGAGAGCGAGCCACGCTGCAAGGTATGCATAAAGCACCTCAGGGAGGCACTCGATGCCCCTGAGTAACCTTCCCGGTCCCTGGCGCTGGGAGCAGCGCAACGGGCTGTGGTGGCGGGTCCACCAGACCCAGCACATCGAGGACGGCCCCCACACCTGGAATGAACTGAACCTGGGCTTCGGCGGGTTCGGGCAGCACGGCCACAGCGACTGGTATGACCGCGACGGCGAACCGCTGCCCATGTTGGTGGCTTCTGACCTGCTGGCTGATGAGGAGTACAAGATCGTCAAGCAGGACGTGTGGGTCTACGACGGCGAGCCGGTGCAAGTCTCCACGGTGTGGCTGGGCCTGGATCACAACTGGTGGCCGGGAGGGCCGCGCAAGATCTTTGAGACCATGATCTTCGGCGGCAAGCTCCACATGGAGCAGTGGCGCTACTCGACCGAAGAGCAGGCTCTAGCCGGTCACGAAGACGCTGTCAAGCTCCTCCACGCCGCCTACGCTGATCCCACGAAGCAGCAGAATGGGAGCGAATAAATGGCGAAGATCGCAGCTATCCAGTGTGACCTGAAGTCCTGCGGGAAGATGGACTCGCCCGCTGACGGGGCCGACATGCCTGGGGGCTGGTTCCTGGTGGACATCGCCCAGGAAGGCCAGGGCAACATGGAGGGCCGGGTGTTCTGCTCCTGGGCCTGCATCTCCCGGTGGGCCAACGACCGCATCGTAAGCCCCCCCAAGCGGACGCGGCGCACCAGGGCCGAGATGCTGGCGGCTGCCGCGGACAAGTCCGGTGCCCCGGCCTGACCCCTGGCAGGACGCCAGCGCCAAAGCCTGGGTCCGACACGTCCTCAAGGACATGCTGCCCAAGCTGGAGGGTGCTTCCATCACCATCTCCTTGGTGCCACAGGACAGGGAGGGTGATGTCAAGTTCTGGGTGGAACTGGGGGCCTCGATCATGTTCGACAAGCCCTTGATCGCTGTCCTGTTGGGCGACGCCCCCTGCCCTCGTAAGTTGGCCCTGGTCGCGGATGAGATTGTCAGGTGCCCGGATGGCATTGATCCGGCCAGCAGTGAGGAACTGGCCGCGGCCCTCAAGCGAGTGCTGGGCGATGAGTGACGTTCCGGAGAACCTGGAGGCATTCCCCCCGGTCCCCGAACTGGGGGGCGCCATCGGTCGAACAGCGTCAGATGCCTGTCGCCAGGGCCAGCATGATCTGTGCAAGGACGACACATGCATGTGTCGCCATCACGAGCGGCTGTGGTACGACAAGGTGCCCAGTGCCTGACAAGACTCGTGATGAACTGCGGGAACGTATGGCGATCTTGGTGGCAGGACGTATGGCTATGCACTGGCCTCTCCAGTGCCCGATGTGCCCAGACAGGGCTGTGATGGCTCTGGACATCGTGGACTCCATCCTGGCTGACCCTGAGTTTGCCCCTGACCGATGACTCGTGAAGAGGTCTTCAACATCATCGCCACCCTCCTGGAGGAAGGCGGCGAGATCGAGACTGTGAGCGAGCGGATCATGGAGGCCCTGGAGGTGCTGGGCGAGGATCTGCTCGACCACCTGGATCCTCCAGTCGGCCTCCGGAGGTGGTTAGAGTCCCACGGCCTCTCCCTGGTCGTTACCTCCGAGATCACTCCCCCTCAGGTCTGGGAGGCGATCCAGGGAGAGGCCGTGGAAGTCGTGGAGGAGAAGCTGGAGATGGAACCAACTCCTGAACTCCAGGTGGGTGACTACGTCGAGTTCCAGACTGCCACCACCGGGCCGCGGGGACAGAGCAGGATCGGCTCGGGATACGTCAAGAACCTCGCTCACGACACCGCGGAGGTGGAGTTCTCACCGGGCGGCGCCGGCATCATCCTGTTCCCTGGGATCGACTTCATCAGGGTGGTCACTTCGCCGCCTGTTCCCTGACGAAGCGCTCAAGCTCTTCCCTGGCGAACAGGGTGCGGCTGCCCAACTTGATGGGGTGAAGCTCCTTGTTCTGGACGAAGCGATAGACCATGGCCTTGCTGATGCCACCCAGCATTCTGGCCGCGTCGTCAGCGCTGTAGAGCAGGGGCGTGTCTTCGACCGGAGCCGGCTCTTCCGGCTCCGGTTCTTCATTGCTACGGACGAGCCGGCGGGGCATTAGCGGGGTGTGCGGACCAGGCGCGGACGCTTGGCGGGGGCCTCCTCCTCAGGCTCGTCTTCCACGTCCATCGGCTCCTCTGGCTCGGTGTTGAAGGCGAAGCCTTCAGCCGCGGTGGAGAACTTGGTCAGCCACTCATCGAGGCCCGCCATGAACCGGGAGCCAAAGGTGTCCAGGATGTCCCGCAGACCGTCCAGGAAGCTCGCTGCGGCTCCCGTTTCCACAGCACCGCCTGTGACCGCCTGTGACCCCACAGAGGCGACTGGCGCCCCCTCAGCGGTTCCCTGGGCCTCCAGGATGGCGACGATCATGTTCTCACGGGCCTTGCGGGGAGCCAGGCCCAGGCTCTCAGCGATGGCCTTGACCTCCGCATGGCTCATCTTCTCCATGGCGGCACGGGTGTGGAGATCGCCGGCAGCTTCGGCCTCAAGCTCCTGAACCGCTTCGGCCTCGTCCTCACCCTCGTCTTCCTCCTCGTCAGGCGCCTCTTCGCCCTCAGCCTCGACACCCAGTTCAGCCAGGCCGTTGGTCAAGTCCAAGACCTTGATGTCGGCGTCGAGGAACTTACGGACGATGCCCTGAAGCTCGTCGTCACGCTTCTCATCCCACAGCACCATGAGGACCGCGTTGGGGGCCTCCACCAGCAGGGTCTCCATCTGGGTGAACACGTCGGTGACGAGGTACTGGTTGGCGGCGCCCTGGGCGATCTGGATGTACGCCCGCCGTTTTTTGTCCTCGGTGTTGGTGATGACCTCGTAGGTGATCTTCGACTTGCGGGCCATGTCGGCAAACTGGCCCAGGGTGTCGCTGAACTCGGCGGTGGTCAGGGGGAAGATGAACTTGGCCGGTTCGTCGGGCTTGATGGCCTCGTTGATGAACTCCTCGATCAGGTCGATGCCGGCATCGGCCTCTATCTCTCCGGTCCCGACGAACCCGATGGTGATTCCTTCGGGGGGCTTTCCTCTTGGCATGGTCACTCCTTAGATCGACGCGCTCAACCGCTCAACCCACTCTTAGCGCCCCCAGTCGGTCCCTGCGTCGCTCCGGGGGATTTCCTCCGGACCCCCAGACAGCCGAAAGCCCCCCTGGAACCGGGGGGCTTCCTGACTACCGCATGTTCTCCGGGCTGGAATAGGAGATCAGCGCTTGTGACCATACAGGACCGGGTACTACATGTCCAGCACTTACCTCCTGCGACCTCTCCCTAGTACCTCAGACACGATCCGATCCCGGTGATGTCGGAGGGTGGTGTCCAGCGCGTGTACGAGCATGGAAATCCCGGAGGCGCCTACGGCGATCAACGCCCTGGTTTCTGCTGGACGGTGCATGACGAGCAGTGACAGCAGGCCACAAAGGAGCAGGTTGATGCCCGCTTTCCACCATGCCTGCTGTCGGAGGATGCCTACCCGGATCATGACTTCTTTCCAAAGCTCGGTGATCCGAGTGGCGCCGAAGCCGATCAGGAGGGCGTAGCCGAGATCGGCTGCCATCACCACAAGGTGGGATCAAGCGGCGGCGTGACGGCCCCAGATGCGTAGGTGATCGAGTAGGTACTACCCATTGGCAGCCAACGATACATCTCGGCGGTCAGGCGGGCGATGCGAGGGGTGCGGCGAGGGAAAATGTAGCTGGCATTGCTGACCGGGTCTGCGACAAAATCCCCACTGGATGATGACGCAGAAGTAGCGTCCATGTATGGCGCCACTGCCTCAGACGGCGACAGCATGGCTGAGTTCAGCAGGAACCGGGCTAACTGGGCGGCGGGGAAGCGTATGAACGGGTACATGGTGGTGGGCAGGACTCCGGTGACAGCCTCTGTAGGTGGGTCGCTCAGAGAAAATGGCCCGTTCGGTGGGGCGATGCTGTAGCGGGCATATTCTGCGCCGATCAACTGATCGTTGCTCATTTCGACCCAGGTGCCGTCCGGGTAGTACCACCGGAAGCCCAATGTCATCATGGCGTTGGAAGGATCCTGCACAGTCATGTACTGGGCATAGACGCTGAAGTTGAAGGGCTGGCCGGCTTGCACCTGGAAAGGCAGGAAGGTGCCAGACGCCTGGTTACCACCCATGGTGGGCTGAGCCGGCCTGGCGTACCAGACGCCGTTGATCCAGGCACTACCCACACCGAACCAGAACTGGTTGGTCACGAACCAGGAGTAGACGGGGTCAAACCAGGGTCGTGGCAGTGGCCCCTGCTGCGCTCCAGGGAACCAGTTGCCCACGGTGGAGAACCAGCCATTGGGGGTGGGAGGCGGCGTCGACCAGGAAGTGACGGTGCCGAACCACACCGTGGCGCCAGGACCGGTGGTGTCGACCTCCAGGGCGGCGTTGCCGTTGACGGGCAGCAGGGCGGTGGGATCTTCGATGCTGGCGGGACGGTAGACCAGAGTGCAGGTTGGACCGGTAGGGGCGTGCTGGGGGTCGATGGCGCTGGTCAGGCCGTCGAAGCCGATGGCTAGATTCGGAGGCGGGGCGTTGGGGTTGGGCCGGCTGAAGCTGGTCAGGGTGTTCGGCAGCAGGTTCGACTGTGTGGGCTGTACCAGGATCTTGACGTCGCGGGGGTACTCGTAGACCAGGGTGTCGACACCGATCTTGGCCGGCGTGGTGGGCCACAGGGCGCACAGGGTGATGTAGTGGGCTTCGTTGGCTAGCGCTCCCTGGATGCGGATCCGGGGATAGACCCAGTAGTAGTTCGCCGCGCCCTGTGGAACTGGTGATCCTGGCGTAGTGAGCGGATAGGGGGTCATGACACCACTGAGAGTCATCCTCGTCCAGTGACCGGCGGTCTCGGTGAACGATGTGGGGGCGATGATCTGGAGTGGGCTACCACTGCCACTGTCGCCCCAAAGAGACAGTTGCACCGTCCGACTCACGCTCGACCACACCTGGATCTGAAAGGTGGCGTGGCCCTGCCCGTACCACTGCGACATGAAGTCGGTGATGGGGATCGGGGCCGTGGTGGCGTAGAGGTCGCCGGCTCCAGTGGCTTGGACCCGCATACCGGTGCTGGCATAGGGCGGTTGGAGGGTGGGGAAGGTGTTTCCGAAGGTCTCCAGGGGGTCGGTCATGCCGGCCACCCCGGCGTTGGTCAGGTTGGGGATCCAGGTGAAGGCTTGCCCGGTGGCTGCCCCGGCGATGCTGGGGAAGTTGGTACCGACAGGAGGCCAGTTCTGCCAGGTGCCGATGGCGTCGGCCATGATCCCGTCGTCGCGGGTCATCAGGACGTTGTAGCCGTGGTGGACAAGCTGGGTGCTGGGATAGCTCGTGAGGATCGAGGTGAACTCGGTGATGCCTCGTGGCGACCCTTTCTGCTTGTACAGGTGGATGGCATTCTGGACTAGCTGGCGCTCCTGCTGCATACCCATCTCGGGTTCATGGACAAGTCCGAACTGCTGCATCATCAGGGGCAGCAGCGCACCAGAGCAGTTCAGGGCGTCATTGATGCTCATGAGCGACTCAAGCTCAGTGCGGATGAAGTCGAACTGGAACCCGATCAACTGGAGGTAGCGCTGAAGTGGTGGCTGGGGACTGTCCACCGGCCAGGGGTTGTACGGGTCCACTAGCACGAAGTCCTGGTCGCGGTACGCCATGGGCAAGAGGCTGTAGAGCCGTGGGCCGTAGCCCCAGTTGATGGGCACCAAGCCGATCAGATCACTGCAACGTATCCACATCGCCTCTGACGTCGACCAGCCGAACATGGAGTAGTACTGGAAGCCCTGTTGCAGGTAGAGATCGGTGATGTGCGTCACCGTGCCCGTGACGATGGAGTCGTTGGGGTCACCGAAGACGTTGGAGGGGGCGTCAGGAGGGTTGTCAGCGAAGTCGCTGACGTCGAACACCTGAACGCCGTCGTCCTCGTCTTGAGGCAGGTTCCTGGGGTTTCGCACCAGGCGCAGATAGGCGCAGTCCGCTGACGGCGGGTTGTGCCACTGGAGATGCAGGCTGGAGTAGTCGAGCGGGGTGGAGGTGAAGGGTGCTATGGAGAAATCTGGCCTGACCGTGGCCGGGTCTATCCCGAAGTGACCCACCCCATAGAAGTCGATGCCGTACACCGCCATGTCAGATCCCCAGGGCCATCCAGCACATGCACACCAGGGCCTGGCGGTCGACCCGGATGTCCTCGATGAACTGGATCAGCGCCCCCTGCACGCTCAGGCCCATGAGGATGAGTTGATCCTCCATGTATTGATAGGCGTACCAGCCCAGCATGCTCCCACCAGGGAAGGGCATTTTCATGAACATGAAGCTGAGGATGCCGCTGAAACGGGCTGGCGTGAGGTCGACCCATAGGTTGCCGTTGATGTCGGTGTAGCCCTGGGCTACCCCGCCGGCCATCTTCCAGCGCCGGCTATCCGGCCCGGTGACGTTGGCTTCGCCAGGGATGAGCTTCTGAGCGGCCAAGGTTGAGGTGATGATCGAGCGCACCTGGGTGGAGTTAAGACCGGCGTTCTTGGCCTGACTCAAGTTGATTAAGTCATTGCTGGTTGTGGCGGCTGGCGCCGTCACTGCTGCCGTGAAGGGCCTAGCACCGTCCACACGCATGTACTGGGGGTGATCATCGGCGTTGAGGGACTTTGACGTCGAATGGACATGGCTATGTGTGAGTTGTGGTGCAACGCCGTCACCACTGCGGTCACCAGGGCCGGTGGTGAGCTTCAGGGGCGGTGGTGTGATGGCACCACGGGAATCCACACGGCCAGGTGACTTGTTGACAAAGAGCCATGAGATCGAGCCACCCAAGCTCGTCGTCTTGGGTACCAGGAACGGGGGCGCCCCGATGGTCTGCTCCATGGAGACAATCTCGGCGTGCAAATCCTTGGTGACCGCGGCGGCATCAAGAGTCAGGTCAGTGGTGGTGGTAGTACCGTCTGGATTCTGGACGACGAAGATCTTGGTGCCGTCCTGAGGTTGGTTCTGGTACGTGACGAAGTCGCGGATCGTCACGGGATAGCGCTGAGCGGCAGCAACGGGGGGCGGGGCTGGCATCAGATCCCCATCACGATCCAGGAGAAGCTGACGTACATATTCTGCTGCCAGGAGTAGTCATGGGAGAACTGCACGACAGCACTGCTACCCGATGCTCCAAGCAAGGTCATCTGAGCCTCGATCCAGTTGTAGGGTGGACACCCTCCGGACCCCTGGGGTGGCAACTTGGTGCAGGAGAAGGCTTGGACACAGTGGGAGAAGGTCACACCGAAGTTGACGGTGATCTGGCCGTTGCCGTTCGTGCAGCCGGATGTGACTCCACCTGTGATGCGCCAGGCGGTCGACGCTGTGGCACCAGCTAGAGGAGCGCCGCCCTTGGCCCCGGCCATCAGAGATGAGGTAGCGGCTTCGACTGCATCCTGTACCTGATCGAGGTTCTGGAAGCCGAAGCTCTGTAGCTGGCTCAGGGGCACGAGGTCTGCTGGCGCGCTACCTGCCTTGCCGGCTACGGGCCGGCTGAAACCGGGGTACCCGTTGATCTGGATGTACTGGGGATGGTCATTGCCCACCGTGTCATCCAGCAGGTTGTGATGGACGTGGGTGTGGTTCACCGGGGCTTTGTTCAGATAGAGATCCTGGATGGCGCCACCGAAGCTGGTGTAGGGCGTGCTGGCGAAGGGGTTCGCCCCCAAGGTCTTTTCCAGGGCCTGGATCTCGTCATGGCATTCGTTGATGCTCAAGGCCCAGATGGTGTCGGTGTAATCGTGGAAGACGGTGAAGACCTTGATCGCGGCAGGGAAGGTTGCAGCCATTAGTAGATAACGCCTCCGGTCGCGTTCACGTTGACTCCGAGTGGGTTCGCTTGAGGGATCTCATAAGCAGCGCAGATCACGTCAGAGGCAATCTGCGTGGCCTCTGCTCGGGCCAGCACGTTCACGTTCACGTAGTCCACACCCTCTACTTCCATGAGGGTGTGATAAAGGCTCGACAGGGTGATCCTGGTGCCAAAGTCCACCACTGAGAACAGGAAGAGGTTTTGGATTGCCGCCAGGCAGGCCCCCTGCACTACCGCCTGGTGATACTGAGGTAGTACCTGGACACTGGCGGTCACGTTGACCGGGACGTAACCGGTCTGGAGGATATTGGCCTTGTTGTACTGAGGCGGCAAGACCACGATGGAAGTACCCACCATCTTCTTGTCGTCCATGTAGCCGGTGTAGTTGGAGTTGGTGATCGACGGGGCCAGAGCGTTGACTCGGTTGGTCAACGTGGGTATGTCCTGGATGAAGCTGCCGGCGGGGTGGATGTAGAGATTCACCGCGTTGTAGGCCGTGGAAATAGCGGCAGCCTTGGCGATCTTGGGAATGTTCAGAACGAGCGCGGCGTAGTCATCCAGGGACACCGCCCGGTTGATGGCGGTGATTGACAGCGGGGCGTGGATCCGAATGTGATCGATGGTCTCGGCGTCAGCCCCACCGGCTGTGGCCTGGGGGTTGGTAACACTGATCACCTGGGAGATGCCGGTCACTAACTGAGTCAGAGAGTTCGGGGCGACGTTGCCAATAGCTCCACCACCGACCATGTAGTTGGCGGTGATCAATGACCCAGGAGCCGGTATGCGCCCTGACAGGTCATCTCCGAAGATGATGGTGACGACGCTGTTGGCGTCAATCGATGTGGTGTACGCGGCCTCACTGGAGAAGGCGTCGATGATGCGCTGGTGGTAGTACCAGGGCTGTGGGCCATTGCCCTCATCGACAAAGATCTGGATGCTGCCATCCACCACCGGGGTGTTGAAGAGGGTGTACTGCTGATTGGGGGTGCCGTCCGAGATGCCGATGCCCTCGCCCAGGGTGGACTGGCCGTGTGTGGCCGCGACGGTGCCCGTGTAGTTGCCTGGAGCCGCCGGCTGGTAGGTGATGACAATAGGGGCTGCGTTAGGGGGGATGCCCCCATTGGTGCCGTTGCCGAAGAGGATCGTGTTGCCGTTGATGACGGTGTAGACCGTCGAGCCGGTGCCGCTGCCTGGCACGCCCACGAAGCTGTTGCCAGGCGCCAGGGTCCAGGCCGCACCCCCCACTGTCACCGTCTGGTTGCCGGCGCCCCCGGTGAAGTTGTAAGTCGGCCAGGGGATGGTGTCAGTGCTGTCCCCCAGGAAAAACTGCTGGTTGCCCTGACCATTGCTGGTGGCGTTGAGGGTGGTGGAGACTGCGTCGCCGTAGAGCCAGAGATCCTGCATGGTCTCAAAGATGATCGGCTGGCCGATGAGCAGGGTCGACACCTGGGTGTACTGGGGGATCAGGACCGGGGTCGGACTGGGTTGACCGATGGTGAACTGGATGCCGCCATTAGGTGTTTGTGTGGAAGGGTACGTATTGGAGGCGACATTGCCGTGTGGGGTGTAGTCCAGCAGGCTGGCGATGTTGAGGATCGACTGGCGTTGCTGGGCTGTACCGATGAACGCTTCGTTGGCGATGCGGTCGGTGTAGAAGTTGAGGATGTCCCCGACGTAAGCGAATAGCTCCAGGAGGACGACCCCGAAGTCGCCGGCAGAGCGGTCAGTCCACTCCGGGAGGTAGCTCGGGATCAGGTTCAGCATGTCGTTGACGAGGCTGATGTAGTCCCGGCTGGTGTAGTCGATGGGTGGAACGGTGACGTTCGTTTCCCCCAGGACGTCAGAGACCGTGCCGAGAGAGACAGGAGCGATGCTCATGCGGTGATCTCCACCTGATTACCGGTGATGTCGACAGAGAAGGTATGGGTGGTAGGTGAGTTGCCCACGGTGAAGGAGACCATCAGCACCACGATCCCGGTGTACTGGGGCTGCCGCACGAACTCGACTTCGGTGACGTTGATGTTCGGCTCATAGGTGGCGAGGCCCATATTGATCGCCGCGACGTAGTTCTGCTCCACCAGCGGGTCGTCGTTCTCCCAGACCATGCCGTAGATGCCCACGCCGTAGCCAGGTCTCATGACCCGTTCCCCAGGGTTGGTCAGAATCAGGGCCAGGATGTGATTGATGGCCCAGCGCGCCGGGTCAGCGTCGAAGCCAACGGCGCCAGTGCCATCGATTCGGAAGGGTTGGGCGATCTCCCACTTCGGAGGAATCTGCCGAAAGTTGGCCGGCACCAGGAAGGTCATGACAGTGACCTGACTGAGAAGTAGGCATTACCTTGCCCGACGAAACCTTGTGCCCCGATGACAGAACAGTTGTGCTGAATGTACAGAGTGTCACCGGCTTTACAGGGGATGATGTCCTCGACTTTAACTACCATGGCTGCACCGACAGCGGAAGCGTTAGTGGTACCACTCCACGCTATGACAACGGTGCCCTTTGCTATTCGCACGTTGTACCACTGACCTACGGCGGTTGAACTAAATCCGACCTGGGCAATCGCTAGGTAGTCGGCGGCGTAGGGACAGACGAAGGTGGCTCCGCTCCAGTTGGTGCCGTAGTCGACAGTGTCGAAACCGTAGGTGGTGATGGCGGTGCTGGTGCCGTAGGGGTTTTTTCGCCATATCCGGCCACGAGCAATCTTCTGGGGATCAGCGTTGCAGAACTGGCGCACGTCAGTGAGAACGCCGGCTGCGACGCTGTAAAGCGGGATGTCGTAGTTGGCGAGAGGGTTCTGCACCACGGTGGGGACGAACATGAAGTAGATCTGCCGGCTCGTCACGTCCAGGCGAGCTACTATGGTGCCTGTACCGGAGACACCTGTTACCTGCTTGTTAGTGCTGCTGGCGCCATAGAACCCGTCGACCCAGACCGCCCCAGGTTGGATGGTCACCGTGGTGCCAGAGATGGTGGAGGCCAACTGATTCTGGTTGCCGGGGACGACCCCGGAGCCGTACCACAGCCGTGCCATCTGTCGCCAGTTCGTAGGGGTGGCGGTGGCCCCCGGTCCCGTGTCAAACGGGAAGTAGGAGTCGAGCAGGGTCACGGTTCAACTTCCTGAGGTGGTGGGGCGTAGTGCTGTCGCACTAACTCTGGGGGCATTGTCTCTTCCATGGGAACCAGATCTGGGCCGGGGGCGTACTCCTCGCCGCTCTCCTGGTTGACGAGCTTGCCTTCGTCGTTGATCTCATAGGTGACTACGCCGCCGGGGGTCTGCCCCCCGTCCACAGGCTCAGTGTCAGTTGCGCCACTGAGATCCCCGGTCCTGTCCCCGCTGTCACTCTCCATCCGAAGGTCTTCTTTCCTTGAGTCACCGGTATGACGCCGGTCAGCGCGACTGGTATCGATAGGGACGAACCAGCGGGGAAGCCGGCTGAGTTGGCCGGTGTGATGCTAGGACTGACTTGCTGGTCGCCCACACCCCACTGGTAGGTCATCTGGCAGATGACGCTTTGAGCCTGGCTCATGTCGCTGAAGGTGAGCAGCATGGTGCCGTGCAGGAAGCCCTGGGCCGCGTAAGGGATGCGAGCCAAACCGAAGCTGGTCTGGAGAGTGGTGCCGCTGCCCACGGGTGTGGATCCCACCTGGCTGGCCCACCAGCGCAGTCCGACCGCCGGGTTGATCAGGTTGCGTAGATCGAGGAGCGTGCTACCGCCCTGGATTCCCCAGATGGGGATCTCCCAGATGTTGGCGTCTTGCTCAAAGCCCCCGGAGCCGTAGTCGACCACGGTGTCGCGATAGACCAGGGCCACGATCTCGGTGTTGAAGTTGACCTGGGCCACGACTGTCCCAGTGCCCACCGTAAAGTTCTGGGGATTGACGATCTCGGCGTAGTAACCATGGATGAACACTGCCCCGCTCTGCACCGTGATCACGCTGCCGGCCATGGTGGCGTTCATCTGGTTCAGGTAGTTGGCGAGAACTCCATCGGCCATCCACAGGTTCGCCATCTTGCGCCAACGAGCCGCGTTGGCTGAGGCGCCGAAGCCCGGATCGAAGGGGAAGTACTCGTCAAAGTTGGGCATTAGTCCCCTAGTTGAGCCGAGATCGGGTCAGGGTCATGCCCCTGGATGGTTGCATTGTGGCGAGCGTTCAGGAAGTCGTTCACATGGGACGGTATCTGCTTCAACCCGAAGGTGTGCCGTAAGGCGGCGCCCATTCCGGCGTGGCGAAAATACTGAGCGTTTGCCAGGCCCCTGGTGACGTTGTCAACGGCATGGGTTACGGCAGGCTTGTTGAACTGGACACCATTGGCGTTCCGGTTGACGTACTTGCCGACACCACTCTTGGCAAACGGGGATGGGGTTGGTGGTTTCTGGAATGGGGTGAGCCTTAGTTGCTCAGACGCCATCTTCGGGTCAGGGCCAATGGGGCGGTCATGTGGGCGCGCCCACTTATAACCTGACTTTGATGTTGCCGGCCCCTGCTGCTGAAAGTCGTCCGCATCGAATAGAGATCCTTGGTCCGACATCCTTACCTCCAGGGGGGAGCGAGCTTCTTTAGCTGGGTGGTGCGCCCGATGCCTGGATCGGCGCCCATCATCGACTCCTGGCGCGGGCTGTACTGAGGCACGAGTTCTTGGTGCGGGGCGTAGCGGGGGCTAAGCACCATGGTGTCGAAGGGCATGGCCTCCCGGCCCTGACGCCGGATGCCGGCGGTGGGCTGTAGCTGCCCCGGCCAGTAGTAGTCGCTGGGGTCGATGCGCTCGCCCTTGTGGACGCCCCGGACGTAGGAGCGCTGGTTGGCCCGGTTCTTGAGACTGTCGAGCAGCCGATCCTGGCGCCGGGTGTTGATGGTCCCCAGGTAGCCATCGGGGTACATGGCCTCCGGGGTCTGGTTGTACATGGACCGGCGCGCATCGAGGGCGTCGCGGAAGAACGGCCCCATGCCACCGCCGCCACCAACGGTGTTGGCGTTGCCAGGCGCCCCCATGTTGTAGGGGGGCAGATATTGGAAGGGTGTGAACACGCCTCGCGGCATGAGTTACCCCGTGATGCTGCTGGCGTCGAAGAAGGACCGCGCCTCGTCAGGTCGAGAGTGAGCCGGTTGCATCAACTGCCCCAGAAAATGAGCATCCTGGGGATCCCTGGTGCTGGAATCTTTTTCCGAGACCACCATGTCGTAGGTGGGGCCATGCGGCTCCTTGAGGACATGATCGGCGTACTCATAGCCGCCTGCGCCCTGCCCTGTGTTCGTGGGAGCAGGGCCTTGGAAGACCCCCCGGTTACCCGCCATACGCTCCCGCCTGACCCTGGCTGAACGATCCCTGACGGCTGGGTGTCGAGGGCACCACCCGGCCCTGGCCCTGGGTAGGGACCGGGGACTCCTGGGGTACCTTCATGGAGGGCGAGATGGTGAGCCGGCTGTTCGCCAGTTCGGGGCCACCACGGGTACGGGCTGGGTGTGGCTCGGCCTGGACCGCAGCGCTCACCCCGGAGGCGAATGCCTTGCTGTCGCCCAGGGGGGCGCCGGCCTTGCCGACAGCACCTGTCGGATAGGGGAGGACGTCGGGGACGCCCTTGAGATGACCTCCAGTGCCCAAGTACCTACCTCCTGCTATCGGGATCTGTGCGTTGCCCCCGGCGGTTGATTCGCCCGCAGCAAGGGCACCCTCACCCCCAGGAGACCCGGCGAAAGGAGGACTCCAAATGCCACCTGGACCGCCAGCCTGACCAAGATGGCTGGAGGAAGCACCCATGCGACGTCGTGCGCTGGCTCCTACTCTGCGTTGATCTGCCATACCCGAAAGCCTAGAGCGGGGCTACTTGCCCACCCTGACCAGGCGCCTGCGTCCCACGACTGCGGTAGTCGTTGCCGTGTCCCAGGGCTGAGGTGGCGCCTCGGTGCGGCCCTCCAGGGCGGTGATCACGTCCTGTTGGAACTTGGTCATCTCGGGGCCGGCGTCCACGGCGTAGGCGATGCGTGCCAGGACGTACGCCTCCGCGATGTTGGTGTCGTCAAAGTCCACCGACCATCGCTTCAGGACTTCCTTGGCGATCATCTCCTTCTTGGTGCTGCCGTTGCCGGAAACGAACTTCTTGAGTTGCCCAGGAGCCACTAGGACGGGGTAGGCCCGTGGGTCGGTGGCCTGGAACAGGGCCAAGACGGTCAGCTTGATGGTGGCCCCGATCTCCCCGGAGGCGTGCTGGCCGTACCTCTCACCCATGGAGTACGCCTCCATCGCCACCTTTTTTATGATGCCACCCGGTTCATGAGCGACGATTTTCGTGAACTGGTCGGTGATCTCGATCATGAGCTTCCGGAGCCGTAGTACCCCCTTGGGCATTGTGCCACTTGGTTTCCAGGTGGTGATCAGCCCCCTGGTAGGAGACCAGGCCACCAGGGCGCAGTTCCCGGAGCCGGGGTCAATCCCTATGTAGACGTCGGTCATGAGCTACTTCCAGGAGGTGGGCGGCTAGTTCCCACGTACCGTAGGGCGGATGTTCCTTGTCCACGAGCGGGCACCATGGGCAGCAGGGCTGGCGGAACTTCTCGGTGCAGATGGCTGGACAGTCATCGGACGTATCCACTGCAAGCATCGTGGCACTCCTTCCGCTGGTAGCCGTCATGGTCGATTATTGGGCGCTCGCAGACCGGGCAGAGGACACCACCCCGCACGGTCACCGACTCCTGGACGTGCTTCTCGATGTCCCGGAACAGGTAGCGACAGGTGTCGCACATGGTCAGGAGGGTGACAGTGCCGTCGTCCTCCATCAGCAGATAGTTGGTCACTCCTTGTTCCACCGTGTCCTCATCTCGGTGGTGGCCTTCGGTTCCCTCGGTAGAGCGGGCGCACTCCTGCGAGTCTTCGGCAGACGGCCCTGGTACAGCCGTGCCCCGCACTCACAGAACACGCACCGGCCTACCTGTTTCCAGGTGTGGTCTTCATGGGCAGACAGCAGTCGGTCGAACGCCTCCAGGGCCTTCTCCACGGCGAACTTGTCAATCTGATCGGTCATGGGTCTCTGACCCCAACCTCGTGATCTCCCGGTGGACATACCACTCAGCTTTCTTCAGATCCTCTACGGGGTCAGTACCCTCCTTGAGGCCCGCCCGCCACAGGTACTTGATGGCGTTGCCCACGTTGAAGTTGTAATGCTCGGTGATGACGATGCACTCCACCCCGGAGGGATGGGCGCTGTAATGGGGAGGATGATTTACCAGATCAGGCATGGGGGTAGATCCAGAGCCTGGTGTCGTCAGCATGGTCATTTGCCCAGGCTTTGCACTCCTCACAGGTTTCTTGGTGATGCTTGATCACGTTCTCAAGCGGCGGTTGACTCCCGAACGTGTTCACCAAGATCATGTGGGGTGGACGACCCTTAGGCCAGGGGGTCGTGTAGGCGGTCATGGCGCCCCTCGATCCGCCCTCCGGTAGCCAGGGTTCTTGGCGTCAGTACGCCTGGTCAACTCCCGGCTGACCGTGGCAGCGTCGCGCTCAGACGACTCAAACAGCATCTGCTTCAGCTTTCTGCGGGCGTAGTACAGGTTGAGCGCATCTCGGGCATCACGTATTTCACTGTCGGTCTCCATGGCCGCACGCACCCAGGTAACGGCCTCCGAAGCCTTTTCAGGACGATTGCGTGTGAGGTACAACCCCTCCAGCTTCCTGATCTGAACTTCGGCATGGTGTTCAAAAATCTCCTCGATTGCCAACTGGTTCTGAAAATAATCGGTCCAGCGGGTGAACTTGACGAACAGATCCATCAACTGCTTGTCGGTCAGGTCATCGATGTCGGTCTCAAGGGTGGGCGGCTTGGTGTCAGGGGCCTGCGGCTCATCGATCCCCAGATCGATATAGACGTCGCGGCGCTGGCCGCTGACCATTTTTTGCAGGGTCTCCCGTAGATCCAGCGGGGGCCGGCGCTTGATCCGGCGGGGCACGTCGGACGAGGATTCTTCCATTACTGACATGCTTCTCCTCATAGCGTTGGCAATCGGCGCAACCGTCGAAGGGGCAGGCCGGGATTCGACCGCCCTGGAGCGCCATGGTGATTTGACTACACAGGTCTAGCCGATCCTCGATGCGTTCTACCCGGTACCGGACGATCATCTCCTTGACCTTCTGGTTCCACTTGCACTCGTAGAGGAAGAGGACTTCCTGATATTTCCGGCTCATGTAGCAGTAAAAATCACCCTGCCGAACGTGGGAGGGGAAGGGTCTGCGGATGGAATCCCACAGCCCGTCGTAGTCCAGGAAGTTCCTGGATTTTCCATTGAGTTGAAAGTTGTAGGTGTGGGTTTTGATCAGGTCCGGGGCCTCATAGCGCAGAGTGCCCAGGCCGATGCTCTTGATCTCGATGATGGGACCGTCCCAGGTGTCCAGCCCATCCCCATGCCCTGCCATGTTGAGGTTCTGGTTGTAGAGTGGCACCTCGTGATAGTGCAGGACGTGCCGGGGCCGGTGGCACTTCTCGCATTCCTGGGGCGCCACCGCCGGGAAGGCGTAGTGGCACTCCTGGCAATAAAATGTGCCGGCGAGTCGACCTAGATCCCAGATCCTTTTTTGCCACTTGCCATGGATCTCCTTGCCCTCATCGAAGATCATCTGCATCCGCCAGTGGGTGACGGGTAGCTCTGAGTTAGCTGGTACGCCCGCCAGTCGGTAGTAACTCGCCCTGGGGCACCAGTCTGAGTGGCTCATCTCCGATGGATGCAAGGCGTCGGTTCTCGGCCCGTTCTCGCCTCCAGGCTGCAATAAGAGCCTTTGAACGTCGCCAAGGAGTCGGGTTTCCCTCTTCGTCGTTTCTAATAACGCTCGCAAACGCTTGTCGATCACTGGACGATGCGGTGATGATCTTCCCGGCTTCGATAGCCGCGTCACGGTGTCTCTGACGCTTGATCCGGCGCCGCTCCCTTTCGCTGGTTCCGCCCCACACTCCCCAGCGCTCGCCGTTCTCTATCGCGTAGTCCAGACAAGCCTCCAGGACGGGGCAGCGACCTGGGTGGTCCGGGTGGGTTCCCAGGCACACGCTGCGAGCCTCCTGCACCTGGGTGTTGTTGTGCTGGTGGTCGCTGTAGAACAGGTTTCCGGGTAATCCCCGGCATTTTGCGAAGTCGAGCCACTGGGGGTGGATCCGCTCGTAGATGGCCGGTAGTACCTGCTGCCTGTCGATGAAGAACCAGTTGGTGGTAGTCGGGTTCTGGGAGTACGACCCACTCCCTTCCGCCAAGCTCAAAGACGAGAACAGGAAGCCGAGACTCTGCCACAGCGTGTCGGTAGAGGCTGATGAGATCGTCAAAGAGGAGGGTGATGGAGCGGCGGTTGTCAGTGCGCTTGAACTCGACAAGTTCGGTGTCGGTGCGACCGTCGTTCTTACGGTCCCAACGCGCACCAGAACGCGGGTTCCTGACACCTCCAAACCGCTCCATTCCCTTCCGCTCCTGCTGTCTCCACAACAGGAGCGTCCGACGACCCCCCGCCCTCACGACTTCGCCTTCGTCCTTGCGAGGCGCCGCGGGGAGGGGCGGGACTCCTCGTGACGAACGCCCTTCACTACGTGGTTCTGGACAGCATCCCGCAGCTTCTGCTGCAACGTCAAGTCCCACCTGGCCTGTTCTTCCAGGGCGGCGCGCCCGTGCCAGGACTCGGCGCCCAGGTGGTAGTAGCTGCCCTTGATGGCGAACACCTCGTAGAGGACGGCCAGGGTGACCAACTCCTTGGCGGCGTCATACGATCCGGGTGAGATCCCGGCCTCGTTGTGGTCGAAGTAGAAGTCGAAGACGGCCACCTTCTCAGGGGGGTAGCTCTTGTTCTTCTTGGTCAGGGCCTTGATGGTGATTCCGACCTTGCGCTTCTCCTTCCGATCCCCCTCGTCCAGCCACGAGTCACGTACCAGTTGGAGCCTGGTGGTGAACCAGTAGTTCTTGGCGCGGCCCCCTGGGGTAGTGCGTGGGTCACCGAAGAGGACGCCGATCTTCTCCCGCCACTGGTTCACAACGAAGCAGGTCACGGGCCTGTCGTCCTCGATCAAGGACCGCTTCATGGCCGTGTAGCTCTTGCGGAAGAACTTGCCGATGAGCCTGGCGGCGAGGCCCACCTGGGTGTCATCCATGGTGCCCTCGCCCTCACTTATCGGTGATAGGGCAGGCATGGAGTCGATGACCAGAACGTCGGCGGTTCTACTCTCCAGAACCATGATGGCGGCGTTGCACGCCTCCTCCAGGATGTTGGTCTGCATGACCAGGATCCGGTCGGTGTTGCAGCCCAGGTCACGCGCCCAGCCCGGTACGAACTCCTCCGCGGCCACCCAGAAGGTGATGTGGTCGGGGTTCAGGGCCTGCTGGGTGGCGATGGTCTTGAGGATGATGGTGGTCTTGCCGCTGGACTCGTCCCCGTATAGCTCGTGGAAGGCGTTGGTCTGCCAGCCGCCCCCCAGGGCCAGGTCGAGGGCGTAGCTCCCGGTGGAGATCCGGGGCAGGTCGGAGTAGCGGATCTGGCTGCCCCAGATCACGGTCTCAGGCCCGTACTCCTTGTTGATCTCGGCCATCACCGTGGTGATGGTGTCGACCTTGGTCGCGGTCACTTCCCCCTGCTGGTCTTCTTGGCCGGCGCCTTCTTCTTGGTCTCTTCCTTCTTCTCCTCCCCTTTCTTGCCGAAGGGAGTGGCCTGCTTCCCGCCGAACGGTTCCTTCTTCTTGGTGACCATCACTTCCCTCTATTCTCTGGTTTGTTGTAGCGGCTCTTGGTCGGTTTGGCCTCGCCGGTCTTGGGCATGGGCTTGCGCCCGGACTCACGGGTCTCGGCTGCCTTCTCCCCCATGGCATGGCGCCGGCTCTTGCCCTGAGCCTGGGCGTTGGAGATGGCAGCCGCCTTGCTCTTGGAAAAACCCTTGTCCTTCAGGGCTTCGTAGCTGTCGGCTTTTTTGATGGATGGGCCGGGATCTTTTCCTCCTGGCATGTCTCCTCCTATCTGGCTAGGCTTGGCTCAGCGTGGTAGTTAGCCCGCATCGTCCTAGGAACGATGCACCGACTAAGTCCGATTTCCTGTAACAAGGCGGCATCGGGCGTGGCGAGTCTCGGAATCCACGACACGACCGCCATGACGTGGGGCGGTCATCTGACGTTGCTCCAACTGAAGTCCGAGTTACCGGCCAGGCTCTGGTCGATCCCGAAGTTCTGCTCTCCCGTGGGGTTGTCACTACGGGCGAAGCGGACTGGCCCGGATGACTTCATGCCGATGGCGTTGAGCGAGGTGCCCGACTGCTCAAACAGGTCACCGTTGTAGCCGCAGTCGACACAGAGCGGCGCCGCCTCAAACTGGCCGGTCTTGCGCCGGAAGAAGCTGGACCCGTTGCAGCGCGGGCACCGCCCCGACGTGCCCAGGCTGCCGGGAGCCTTCTCCACGAATCCCTGGCGGTTGACCCGGTGCCAGTTATCGTCAGTCTCGCCTTCCGGCTGGTCCCATCCTGTCACCTCCTGGCGGGGGCCAGTCGGGGGGTACTGAGGCTGCCAGCGGACAGCCTTCTGGGGGTAGCCGGCGGGTTGGCTGGGTTGGGTAGGAGGTGGCGCTGCCGGCCTCCTGGCGCCCCCCAGTGCGCGCTCCCACCACCCGACATCACTCATTTCGCTGCGTTCCAGTTGGCGCCAACACCGATGTTCACCTCCAGGGGCACGTCCAGGACCGGGCGACCGCCCAGGCGGATATTTTCCATGGCCTCCTTGATAAACGGTATGGCGTCGACTGCCTCCCCTTCGTCGCACTCGATCACGAACTCATCGTGGATCTGAAGCACCAGGGCGGCGTGGAACTCCCGCAGAGCCTCGTGGACCCTGACGATGGCGACCTTGGCGATGTCGGCGGCAGTGCCCTGGATGGGATGGTTGACGGCCTGACGCTCGGCGTAGCTGCGGTCCTTGGGGTTGCCCGATGAGATGTCCTTGAGCCGGCGCTTCCTGCCGTAGAGGGTCTCGACGTAGCCATGTTGGAGGCAGAATCGCTTGGTCTGTGATCCCCACTTCTTGACGCCAGGATACGCCCGGTGCCAGGCGTTGTAGACCTTCTCGGCCTCGCGCAGGGAGATGCCCGACATCTCGATGATGCGGCCAGGACCGCCCTCAAAGGCCAGGTTGAAGTTGCTGTTCTTGGCGATGGCCCTCTGCTCGACAGTCACCTGATCCTGGGGCACCCGGTAGATCAGGGAGGCAGTCTGGGCGTGTAGGTCTAGTCCATGGGTGTAGGCATAGAGCAGCAGCCGGTCCTTGGTCTGGTGGGCCAGGATGCGTAGCTCGATCTGGCTGTAGTCGGCCACGATCAGCACCCGGCCAGGTGGAGCCATGAAAAGTTGGCGGATCAGGGTGGCCTCGACGGTCTCCTTGTATCGAGCGGGGATGTTCTGGAGGTTGGGCTGGCTGCACGAGAGCCGGCCCGTGCGGGCCACGGCCTGGTTGAAGCTGGCCCGGATCCGGCTGTCCTCATCGATGGTGGGGATGAATCCGACCACGTAGGTGGACAGCAGCTTGTTGACGTCCTTGTACTCCAGGATCCGCCTGGGGGCCGCGTGCCGGCGCGCCAGACTCTTGATGGCCTTGGCTGCCGTAGAGCGCTGGCCGGTGTCACTCAGGAAGGTGCAAGGCAACTTGAGTTCGTCGTAGAGGAACCGGCCCAGTTGCTGGGTGGAGTTGAGGTTGATGTCGTGGCCCACCATGGCCTTGATCTCTCCCTCGATGGTGTCACGCTGGGTCTCTAGCTTCGGCTTCAGTTCCCGGAAGCCCTCGATGTCGACGTAGGCCCCCTGCTGGCGCATGTGGAGTAGTACCCGAAGCACCTCCATCTCCAGATCGAAGAGGGTGCCCAGCTTGGGCTTCTCCTCCAGGACTTGGTGGAGCTTCCACCACAACATCCAGGCCATCTTGGCGTCAACAATCGAGTACCGGACGGCCCGCCGCCACCCGACCTTGTACGCCTCCTCACCCAGCTTCTCGGCGTAGGTGAAGCCGATGTAGTGCTTGGCGAGTGCCGCCAGCTTGTAGCTCTGGAGGTTCTCGTTGATCAGAAAAATCATGGTCATGATGTCGGCGTACGGGGATGGGGGTATTTCCCCGTAGTACTTGGCGATGGACAGCAGGTCGAAGCCGACGTTCTGGTTGATCTTGGTGCGGTCGCTGAAGAACAGCGGCTTCAGGGCGTCGAAGACGTCGGTGTGGTGTAGTTGTTTGCGCGGGTCGGGGTGTCCCATGGGTATGACGTGCGATACCCCCGGACCAGCCAGGGAGAGACACCACACCTTGTTGGTCTGGGGATCCAGGGCCGGCTTGTCCTTGTCAGCCGCCTTTCGACACAGATCGGAGCAGTAGGCCCGTCGCCTGGAAGGGATCGGGAGACCGCAGGCCAGGCAGGGGCTGGTGCCCTCACCGTATCTTGATAGCCGGCGCCCAGCTTGGAGCATGCGGACCTGTCGGCCTGCGCGGGTTTCGACGTCGAAGGCGAACTCAGAAAAATCCGAGTAGATCTCGACTACTTCTTTTAGCTCGTCCATGGTGACGATGGCCTTGATAGGAGGGCCACCCTCGTCGGTCGGGCGCGATCGGGGCAGGAGTTTTTTCCCGCCCAGGGTTTTTTCCCACAGCCTCTCCACCCATGTCTCAAAGGCCCGATACCGTGCCTTCTTCTTTCCAGGCGGCGGTACCTGTATGGCATAGAGGTGGTCGATCTCTGCCTTGGTGGGCTGGGAACAGCCCATGTACTCCCACTCTGCCCTTATCGTGGCTGAGTACTCGGCTTCTTCAGTAGTGAAGTTTCGCCCCATCCTGGTCTTTATCTCAACAGAGTCCCCACGGTGAGGCCCCTCATGGTCGACGTCCTGCACGCAGGGCCGATGCTGCCCATAGCTGTAAGACCACTCATACGGGTCTAGCTTCTCCCCCGGTACCTCCCAGGTGACCCCGCACTTCACGACGACTACGGGGATGGAGGAAGGAGACCGGAGGCGGGGCCGGTCTCCTTCCCTTTCCGACACGGCAGCGGGTCTACCCGGCACCACCGTCCGGACCCCTAGTCCTGGAAGGCGTCGGCTACTTTTTGTAGCTCTGCCTTGGATGCGACGTCGAGGGAGGTGTCGTCCCAGAGGCGGTCGTCAAACTTGGCGATCTCCTCTTCGGACAAGGGTTCAAAGTCCCAGTCCTCTTTGAGGTCTCGGACCTTTATTGGGCGAATCTGAGTGCGGCGACTATTTTTCGGCCCCCTCATGGCGACAGCGAAGTACCGACCACTCAGCGGTTCATCCTGAGAATACTCCTCCAGGGCCTCAGTGACCGAGACACCGCATTCAAACGTCGTCAGGATCGGGGTGTCGCCACCGCAGTCCAGGATGTTGAAGCGGACACGGGCGCCAGGCTTGGGATCGACGTCGTCCAGGGGGCAGTCTTCCTGGAGGCACACGTAGCTGAGTCGGCTGCCCCTGGGCATCCACTCGCACCAGTGCATGAGGAAGCTGGCATAGGGGCCGTCTTCTATGAAGCAGATTAAGCCCTCTTCGTCTTGCACCTTGTAGAGCTTGGTGAACTGAGAGGGGGCGTTGGCCTTGGTGCGGCGGTAGCCGCTCCAGCCCTTGGCTACGGCCAGGCCGCGGTCATCGTCG